TATATCCCTTGTTTTACTGCATATACTCTATAAGACATAACACCTCCAGTATAGAATGAAGAATCTACTATAGTCATTGTAGAAGAGAAACCATCTGGTGCAATTTGTGCAACTATACCGTAATCCGCTCCATCATCAGAAGACCATACTTGATAGTAATCAATATCCGGTGTTGATGATTGGTTGAAAGATATTTCTATTGTTTCACCTACTATTGAATTACTTATAGTTAAAGGTGGTGTTGGAGGAACTCTTCCTACAAGATTATCTACATAAGATTTACTTGCAGCATCTGTACTTGCTGATACGGTATCTATTCCTTGAATACGTCCTGTACCAGATAAAATAATACTTCCATTCCCAACAGTTATACCATTGGTAACAGACATGGTATTACCAACACTAATACTTCCTGTTATTGAACCACCAGTAAGTGGTAAAAATCTACCATCTATATCAACTGTAATAGCTGATAAACCACTTCTATTTAATGTTAGTATTCCATTACCTGTATTAAATGAAACTGAAGATACATAGTTATTTGTTGAACTAGTACCTGCTCCAATATATGATCTAAGAGTTGATCCTGTAACATACTTTATGACCCCATTATCTGACATCAAAAACCTATCAGTATCAGAACCAATATTTGCTATATCAGATATTGTTACTGATCCCTGTATATTTTGAGAAGATAAAAACTGTATTGCCATAATATTGTATATATTTTGCTAAGATAATTAATAATAAAAGAGGGAGTCAAAGAATTATACTTTAAATCCCTCTTTTATTAGATATCATTTTTTATCTTACTTTCATAAGGTTGCAAATTAATGAACCTGCAAGTTGAGTTTTTGTACATGAAAATGTTACATCTCCATTAGAAGCACATTCTACAGCCATAAATTGCTGAGTACCTTTTTCATATGTATACACCTGAACAATTTTAGGTGATGTACCTAAACCATGTTGAGCTGCTGTTATAGTCCATGTAGCAGTATCTGTTGATGGAAGTCTATCTGAGAAAGACTGTTTATCCAAATGTTCCTTTAATGTTCTAGGGACAACTGCATCACTTGCATTTGTTCCTGCATCTACTTCTGCTTGAGTTGCTATTTTAATTCCACCTAAAATTGATGTTGTTGCTGTAGGTAAACTATATATTGAATTTGTCCAAGGAACATTCACAACTAGTTTTTTTGCAGCACTATACTGAACACTATATGTTCTATTAGTGGTTGTACTAGTTGATACGGGAGCACTTGGGTTTGAACCATTTACATTGGCGCTAAACACACTACCCGTTAATACAATACCATCACCAGCAGTATATGTGTTATTTACTCCTGTTATAACTATTTGATTACCGCTTACAGCAGTAGTAACACTACCATTACCTTTAATTTTAAATGATGTATTTGCACCAACTGCTGTTTGAGATCCTGTATCACCAGTGATTGTTTTAAATACATCTTGTATTACATTGGGTGCAAGATTTGTTATAGTTCCTGTACCTCCAGCATATGTAACTCCTATTTCACCACCAGTTCCTTTTACATTACCAATACCAACTGTTGTTCCTGTAGCTAAATCTGTATCAGATTGTACTATAATAAAAGAAGCTTCTGTAGCTGCTCCTGCTCCTGCATTAGCTTGTACAATAACCGAATCACCAGGTGTTAATGGTGTTGCTGGATTTCCAAAAAAGTTACCTGCCTTAGTAACTACATAGTAATCACCAATTGCCACCGGTACATTTGTGTATAGATCACCACCTGAACCATTTGCTAAGATACCCGTTGCAGCATTAAAACCACCTTTGAATTCTAGTAAACCTGTAACTGCAGCTTGTACAAATGCAGTTGTAGCTATTTTTGTAGAACTATCTCCTGAAGCAGGAGTTTGAACATAACCATAACCATTGCTATCTCTACCAATAAGTCTATCTGCTGTTGCAGTTGTTGTTCCTAGAACATTAACTGTTAATCTATCTGTACTACTTGCTACTGTTGATACATATGAACCACCTGCTATGTCAACTGTATTACCATTTGCTATAGTTTGATTTGATCCACTATCACCTGATAAAATCCAAGAAGACATTGTTCCTGTACCACCTGTATATGCAATTGTTACACCACCTGCAGAACTAGTTGTAGATATATTACTACCACCTAATATATTTATAGCACCATTATTTGGTATTGAGGTAGAAGCACCTGCTGAACCAGAAAGTGAAATACTATTAAAAGGTAATGTATTTGTAATAGTTAATTTACCCGTTGCTGATGCAACAGTGGATATACCATTACCTTGTAAAAAGGAAGCTGTAGAACCACTTGTAATAACTTGACCAGCACCACTTGAACCTGCTAATGTCCATCTACCTGAAGCAAGTGTTGGAAAACTAACCAAATCACCTTGACCATTTATATATTGACCCGCTGTTCCTTGAGGTGTAATACTTATAGATGCTGAACCAGTTGGATTACCAACGGATCCTTTTAATGCATCACCTGTAATTGCAATAGCAACATTAGTTACTGTACCAATTGCAGAATCTGTAGCGTTTATGGTGAGCTCTGTTGCACTTGTTCTAACCACGGATACATTTGTACCACCTGTAATAGTTACGTTATCTTGTGTACCGTCACTACCATCTAAACCTATAGCGGTAGTTCCTACTGGAACATTTAAATCATAAGTTGTGTTTCCATCTGATCCTGTTTGAAAATTAATCCATGAACCATCTGCAAAGAGTCTAAGTTTTTTAGTAGCTGTATCATAGTATATTTTACCTTCAAATCCCGTAGGAGCAGATGCTAAATTGTCTATGACAACTTCTTTCAACTCATTGTTGTTTAGTTTAATGTTACCTAGAACATTTAAACCGGAGAGAAATTGAATCATAATATTGTTTTTATTTTGTTATTAATTGTTATTCTTTTTTAATTTAAAAATGCACATCCTTTAAATGGTGTGCTAAACGTCACCTGTAATACATTGGTATTAATATAATCTACTTGACCAACCACTACTTCATTGTTATCATCCACAATAGTTACAGATGGGAATTTCCCTAAATTATGTGTAACGGTTAATACAGTCAATTTTGATTCAAAACATTGAGTGAATGTACCTTTGTCTTTTAGTATAGCAGCCAAATCAATTATTGTACATACATTACTTGGAGTTGCAGGACAAGCTAAACTTGCGTCTTCATTTATAGGAGCTAAAGGTTCTATAAATACCCCTTCTACCTCAGTAGTAAGAATAAGCTTATCACTTTTACTATATTTCCATTCAGACATAAAGTGTGCTGTAACAGCAGATTCATAATTAACGTAACAACACGGAGTTATTCCAAACTTGATTTCCCTAAATACAACATAAGCTTGTTGAGCAAATTCTTTCTCAATACTTATTCTCTTGTTGAGAGCCAACTCAGCAGTGTATACACTATTAGATCTTTTTGCTATAGCCATTTTATTTATTTCTTAAATCTTTTATTTGTTGAGCAGCTAATTGTAATTCTAAATTACTTTGTTTAGGTGGTGCTTTTACATTTGAAGAACTGTTATATTCAGTAAGACAAGTTTTGTGCACAATTACTCCATTATTTACTACATGCTTTTGGCATCCGCAAGTAAAGGGTTTACTACAATGGCTACAATTCATAATTTTGGTTATTAGTTTACATTAAAATATATAAGGATTAGTTCCTCCACAATTACCTGAAGGACAATGTATTTTTCCTAATCTTTGTTTAGCATAAGTATATAGTTGCATACCTTGTGCTGATGATTGACAATATTCAACATTTGCAACAGCAGCATCAATAAGAGTTTTAATGAAATGTAATTCACTTAATATTTCTTGTTTAGTGCTTTCTGGTTGGCATGCTTGAACATCAAGATCACATAGAGCTTGATAATAATCAGTAAGTAAACTAGTTACTCTCAAATGATTATACTCTACAAAAACTTTGGATGTTGGAGATACACTATACCTAATAATGTAGATACCATCTGCCAATGCTTGTTGTTTTGTTCCACAATCATCTTTCTGTAAAGCAAGAACGCATGCTGTTAAACACATGTCAAACTTACTATCTACTTTGATTAATACGGGAACAGAATATCCAGGTAGAGTGATCAATAGTTCTTCACAATCTACAGCTAGATCAGCAGCATACTGACTAGTATCTTTGATACATAATAATTCACAGTTTGATACTGTGGGTATTTCTAAACTTAATATATGCTTATTTGCCATGATTTAATACTTTAATACTCTATATACAATAATATACAAAAAAACTAGGTATAATGAAATAAAAAGAGCAGGATTTTTAAGTCCTGCTCTAATTAATTTAAAAGCTTACGCTTTTTTATGTAAGACTATTTCCTACTGACTACCAGTAAAGGTTAGTTTCTACTGCAATGTTATTACCAGCTCCATTAGCTAATACTACCAATTTAGCTAAGATTGCTTCAACTGCTGTTTTTGCAGCTGTATCAGTATCTTTAACAAAAATTTGGTAAACATATTGGTCATTGTCAAAAGTACTTGACGGGTTGTTAAATCTTGGAACAACGTGTTGTACATAGTATGCTTTGTAAACAGCACTTCTGTCTACTGCACCAAGTAACTCATCAGACATTTCAACTTCTCTGATTCTAGCACTGTCAGCATTTCCTTGGTTATAAGGAGATTGACGGTATCTTTCAGATAAAATTAAAGCTCTAACAACTTCTTCACCTTGTGTTTGTTCCATTGAACCAGGAGTTCTTGTAGCAGTACCACAATCATTACATGGATTTCCAGTTTCATCTAGAATACTTGCAATAATTTCAACAGGTTCTGCGTTATAATGATCTCTTGTATCAAATGAACAGTTACCAAATTTAGTATCAACATAAGCACCAACAAAACTTACAGTTGCACTAACAGTAGCAGCAGCAGCATTTGGTGTTAATGAAGGAGTGTAATTTCCAGAAGCAGCAGTTCCCATTGCTTGTGCAATAGTGTATGTTGTACTAACAACTGCACCAGCAGCATCAGTTACAGATACAACTATACCACCACCACTTGGCTCAGAAACAAAAGGTTTGATCAATGCATTCTCTAAGATCATTGCAGCTTCAGTAGCAAGTACTAATGCTGGATCTAAAAATTCTTGACCATCAGCACAACAAATGTTTGCTGAATCACCAATTGCATAAGCATTGTGATTTAAGAAACGTAATGCTGGAGAACCTTTAACATCCATTCTCATGAATTGTGTAGTTCCACATGGAGTACATTCTGCTCCTAATGATAAACTTGCAGTTGCTTGAGATGCAGCACGTGCGTCTACTTCCCAAACTCTTGAAATATATTTTGGATTAATCCCTTTAGACTTTACTGATTCTTTGTAACCACCATGTCCAGGATTGTTTCCAATTGAGTCCTTTGTATAGAAGCTACCTTGTACCAAGTAAGCCAATGAATTAGCAGGTACTACACCACCTGGAACAGCAATTGTCTCCCAGTTTGAGTCTACTACTAATCCTAATTGCCCTGCAGTTAATGCTGCAGTTGAAACACCACCAGCTACGTCAGCTGAAGATGCTACAAACGTTTTAAAAAACGCATTGTTAAAATATGCCATAATTTATAATTTTGTGTGGAGACCATTTCCTCCACTGGTTATATATAATGATTTTAACAGTTTACTCTGCTTGTAACAGTTGTGTTACTATAATAATATACTATATTTTAGTTTAAAAACCTATTAAGTTTAGAATTTAATTATTACGCTCTGCTGCTGCTTGTCCTCTTTGTTGTTGATATATGTTTTCTATATCACCTGCAATTAAAGCGGCAGTGTCATCTAACATCAATTCTGTCACATCATCTTTAAATTCACAAGGAATATTAACAGCGGATACTACTCCAGTATATGGATCAACACAATTAAGTATTTCAATATAAACAGGCATTCTATAATAAGTTAATACTGGATTAACTATTGTAAAATCAGTGTCTCTATATATCCTAATTGTATTACTTAACATTGTACAAAATGTTTCTCCCCATTCAAAGTCCGGATTTTTCAACGGATCTCTAAGTATTAAAGGAACATTTGCTTCTTCTGCTAAATAAACTGTCATACTTCTAGCAGGACAGCATTCAGTTTTTCCATCTGCGCTAATCCTTTTGTATTCCAAGTAATTACCCACTGGGAAATTATTTGACTCAAAGTATGTATCAGTTGTTGTTCCTGTTAAAGAGTGTTCTGTCAACAAAGGTTGTAAGTCATCAATTCTTCTTTTTGACAACTCATCACCTTCCTTGTACATGTTACCACCGTGCAGATTTCTTCTACACCACTCTACTTGTGATTTATTAAAAGCCTCAACAAACTGCCAACATTCTATGTTGTCATAGTCTTGACTATCAAGTTTGTTTAGCCTTTGCTTTAGCTTTATTAATAGAGTGTTATTATTCATTGTCTATGTATTTATGATGCCCAATATGGTTCAACTTTACTTAAAATAGACATAAGAGTTTCTTCATTTGTTGGATTCTTTAAGAATTCCAAGCATTCTGAAGGAGTTTTTCCTAGTCTGATACCACTATCAATTGGTTCAATCCAACCTCCAGCTTTTGTTGTTATAAATCTGTAGTATAAAGCATCTTTAATAAGAGCTCTAATTTTTAATTCTTCCATGTCAAGCTGAGATACTTCTAAAAACTGACTTGCAGCTTTCTTCTTAGAAGATTCAGTACCAAATCCATTAATATAGTTATCCATATTTTCATATAAGATATCATTAGGAGTAGATTTAATATATTGAACACTATCAGTATCACAAATTTTAGCAACATACATTAATTTAGTTGCATTTGAATCATATAGTTTCTGTAATTCAACTAATGATCTGTTTTTCAACTTACTTAATTCTGTTCTTGTACTTAAACTTTCTTCAACAGTATCTAAATAAAACTTTGGTGGATTATTTGATTCTCTTGCTGTTCTTAATGATTTAGCAACAATAGAAAAACCACCTGCATTGATTGCAAATAACTTAATTAAGTCATAAGGATCTTTATCTGGATCTAAAAATACAGGATCATTACCACATCTTAAACTAATTTTATCCCAAAATGCAGAATTATCAGGCTTCATAATAGTTAACTTATTCCAAAATTCTTTATCATTTGGATCAACTACATTTGCTGCTAATTCAGCTTCTAACTGAGCAACAGTTTTTCTAATTTCTGCAATCTTAGCTTTTTTCTTATCTTTAGATAACATCTTTACATCAGGAGCAAACTCATTAAGTCCTGTTACATAGCGCTTTACACCATTCATTTCTAGACATGCTAAAGTTTCCTCATGAAATACTCCATCATGAAGAGATAGACCATAAGACTCTAATCCCATGTTTTCTTTTCCTGCACTGAAATAAGGACGTACTGCAATAGTTGCACTTTTTCCCTGTTGATACTTTTCTACAATTGTGTAATCCTTCATTGTTTTTTGGTTTTTAAAATTAATAATTATGCGTAATCAAAGGTACGTATCATATTTAGACATTGTACATTTTATATAATAATAATTTCTAAAGCAAGATTTTACTCTTGCTAAAGTTTTTAATTATGCATTAATAACAATTTTCAGAACTCCATCTGTATGGTAAAGATCACCTGCAACTAATCCAGCTGTTTTAGCAGCGGCATTATCAGCATGGTTCTCTTTTGCAGCTTCTACTCTGATCCAGTTTATCACCTCATTTACATGAAGCAATCTAGCTGTACCAGTAGTATCCCTCTTACCTACATATGCAGGATCCTGAAATTTCTGAGTTACTTTTTTTAGTTGTGCCATGATTATTTTTTAAAAGATTAAAAAAAAGGGAGGAGTTTTACCACCTCCCCTTTAAATTTAAATGTCCCTAGAATGAACCACCTGTGATTGGGTTTCTCATTACAATTTTAAGAACTTTAGTAGGATCTTTCACCCAGATAGCTGGCATAGTTTGAGTCATCATAACTCTATAACCATTGAAGTTTCCAGTAGAAGCAAACCCTTGAGTTCTTCCCATATAATCCATTGTACCATTTTGGTAGAACCATTTTAATTGGTTATCCCAAGATAATTTCAATAAGTGGATGTTATCATTTCCTTCATCTGTTACATCAAAGATAATAAAACTAAATGAGCTTAAAGGTCTTCCATCAATTAATGGATTCTCAATATCATTTGTGTTTAAGTTATCAAATGCAGGATTCAATACAAACTTAACGTTAGCTAAGAAAGGAATAGTGAAGCTTGTGTAAGCAAAACCATAATCTAAATCCATACCTGAACCTTTTACAGCTCCAATATCAGATGCATTTTGAACTAATCCAGAACCATATACTTCATCAGCAATAGCTTTGTTGATTAACTGCATTCCTGCAATACCTGTTTGTACAACAAGTGATCTTTGAGGATCTGGCCCTTTGAATTCAACCTTACCTTGGTAGAAGTTGTATAATTCAGACTTGAACATATCTAAAGTGAATGAAGACTTATTATAAACTCTTTTGAATGAGTTGTCTAATTGTGCCCATAAACCTACAGATAATCTAATGTCATCCGGTCCATCTTGTTTAATTCTACCACCTTTACCCCACATAAGGTAAGTTTCAATATCAGTAGCAATCTTAGATAAGTGTGCCGCTTCCATGTTTGTGATAAATGTTCTTGTAAGAGATCCGCTTTCAAATGCTTCTCTAGCTCCTGCTTTACCCATGTTAGCAACTAATCCTTCAATACTTGGTACAGATGGGTTGTTTGCGTCAGCGTTAAAGTTTCTCCAAATCTCAGTAACAGGTACAGTACCATCAGCGTTTAAACCACCTTTGATCATTAAATCTGCTCTAGAAGAAATTGAATAATGAACGTGTGCTTCAGCTCCACCTACAAAGTTGTAGAATTCACGGAAACCAGATCCAGTTTCAATATCAGAGAAACGTTCTCCGTACTCACCTCTTGCAGAACCTTTTCTGAAGAACTTAGTACCTTTAGCTAAATACTTATTATCTAAGCTAGCTGCGTTGTTGTTGTTTACTAATTGAACAGTATAGATAAAACCGTCACCAGCTGGAATGATATCATCCGCTGTAATGTAAAGTTCTAAACCATTGTATTTATCATAAGTGATAATATCACCATGACCAAAAGTTCTTTTAGAAATTTTAATTTTGAATGTAGTACCGTCTACACCTTTTGCTTCACTTGCAGGTTCAATATCCGCTACTATGTAGGGAAGATCTTGTGCAATTGGAGTTTGCCATTTATACTCACCACGTGCATTGTCTACCATGATAGTGTTCTTTCCACCGAATGATGCCATTTGATACAAAGGCATTTCTACCTTTTGTGTCATAGCCCATAAGTCTACTGGACCCATATCCATAGGCTCAGCGTTACCCAACATCTGGGTAAGGTGATAAGAATCTACATGAGAACTAGCTTTGTAGCTTGTATCTCTTAGGAAAATTCCATTGTTTAATACTGGAGTTGCCATAATTTTACTTGTTTTTAATTAATTAATTGTTTATATATTTGATTGTTAAATCCTTTTGAAAATGTTGTTGGTTCTTTGTAATTTCTTACCTGCTGGTTTTCTTTTCTCTTCACTTTGTACACCTAATGAAGATGCACTGTTACTTGCTGATGCAGTCTTCAGTTTTCTTACTGTAGATTCTACACTTTTTTGAGCTCCTTTATCCATAACCTTTGCCTTATATCCTGCTGGATCAGACAATAACCATAAAGCTTCAGAAATTAAAGTATAATTTGGTTCAACAAATTGGTACTTCTCTAAAAGGTGACCTAATAGATTTGTATTCTTTCCACTTACTGAAGGATAGCTAGGTTGAACTAAACCATTATATAACATGGCTTGTGTTTTTCTATCTACCTTGATATCTCCTAAGTTACCTTCTTTAAGAGTTTCATATACATTTGTCATGTACTGTTTAGAAGCATGTTCTTGTTGCTTCTTCTTTAAGTCTTGCTCTTCAAGTTTCTTAAGTACAATTTTCTCTTGCATCTTATCTAACTTAGGCTTAAACTTAGCAGCTTGTTTTTCAAGCTTACCTAAATCTTTCCAGATTTCTATCTCTTCATCTATTTCATCTGAAGTTCCATAACCTGTAGCACCTAAATATTCTTTAATAATTGTTTCTTGATCTGACTCAGACTTAATACTTAATGATTTAGTTTCTTCAACACTACCTAAAGTATTAAATAATCCTTTTATATCAGTACCTCCATCTGCTACATATCTAGCAGCAACTTGTAATTCTTCTGGTAAACTTGCAAAAAACTGTTTAGGAGTTTCACGTCTTACTTGATTAGCTCTCTCTTCTAAGTTAGCTTCAATCAATTCTTCCCAGTCTTTCCCTGTGTACTCATCAAATGACTTACCGTCATCAAAAGGTACAATTTTTTCAGATTTAACAAGTTTGTCAAATACATCAGAAATACCAGATATAGATTTTCTACCTCTTTTTTCTTTCTTTTCAATATCCTCATCAGATTCTTCATCTAAAGCATCTAAGATATCATTTGCATCTTCCTTTACTTCTCCTTTTTTTTCACCCACTAACTCATCAAGAGTTTCAGTTGATGAAGCATCAGGCGCATCTGCTTTAGCTTCCACTTTTGCATCCAAGTTGTCTACACCATCATCATCAGCATCTGCAAAAGAGAAGTCTGCCTTCTTACTTAATCCAGATAAAATGTTTGGTTTAGACTCATCTTCAGTAGGCAATGTGATATCACCACCGCTTGGAGCGCCATTGAAGATCTCATCTAAGTTTACATCTAATGTTTCTACGTTGCTGTTCACTGTAGTTTCTTTTGTGTTCATAATATTGTTGGTTTTAATATTTAGTTCTAAGCCCTATACATACAATATAATAAAAGTTTATACATGATCCAACATATTAAACTTATAATATTTGGTATTTATGCAAACTTTTTTGCAGTATATAGCTAACGGTGTTTATTTTTTATATTATTTATCAGGTTTTTTCACATCATACTTGTTTTTATTCTCTCTGGCAATCTCTAGATCCTTAGAAGCAACGTCTCTTGTTGCTGCTATTTTCTCTCTTTCAACCTGGAGTCTTTCTTTCTCCATACTTCCTTTCATTGCCATTTCATCACGCTTCAAATTAGTTTGCTCTCTATATTGAGTAGTCTCTCTAATATCTTTCATAGCGTCTTGATAATCAGATACTTTATTCTCATTTACATCTGACATAGAACCATAACCAGCAGCTTTAATCTCTGCTAGCAAGACATCATTCTTTCTATCTTTATCATTCTCTTGCATTTCAACTTGTAATTTTTGTTGATCCTCTTGTGCCTTAGCAGCAAGTGCATCTTCTTGCATTTTACGTTGTTGTTGCATATCCTCTGATCTTTGCTTCTCAACTCTTGCTTCTGCATCTTTTAAGATATCAGTCACTTCAGATATAGAATCAGCTTTAACAATGTTACCAAGCTCATAAATTGATGCTCCAGTAGTGTTGTTAGTTACTGCCATCTGCTTTAGTTGTTCTAATATAGCTCTGTGGTTAGTTTTAGTGGTTGCAAAGACATTAAAATCTCTAAGTAATAGATCAGTTCCATTAATGGTAAAATTAACCTTCTGAGCCTCTGTAGAGATGTAAGACAATCTTACACTTGGATTAGTACTATTATAAAATTGTGCAAGATCAGTTCTCATTTGGTGAACTCTTGGCATCAAGTGATCTGAATGTTGTACAAAATAAACCTCTGTTTGAGCATATGATTGCTGCATAGCATTAACAACACCCGTTGCTGTTTCTGCAGATACTGCTCCACCTAAACGTTGTGGATTAATACCAATAGAATCAAAACATTGTTGTTTGAAATGATTTGCTAAAGAAATTCTACCCATTAATCTACTAGTCTGCTCCATGTTAAGAGTTTGATAGTGATTAAAGTTTGTAGCGTTTTCTGTATTTGTAATAGATGTATCTAAAGGAAGCATTGAAAAATCTTTCATTGCTGTATACGCTTTAGCATAATTGTTCTTACCCCAATCTTCACCCATTGAATGACGTGGTAAAGCATTTTGATCAAACATAATCACAGTACCTAATTCATCAATAAGGATGTCAGCTATCTGATTATTAACCATGTTGTAACCTACTTGGTATGCTTTCATTAAATCTACTAAAGAAGTAGACCTTGTATTTCTGTCAGAGAATACTCTTCCTTCTACAGGTAATTTACAACCATATAAAGAATTCTCCCCTTTAAATTGGAAAGGAAGTCTTCCCGGTTTCTCTCTATTAATACCTAAGTAAATAGGATTAACATTATCACCCATTGATGTTCTCCACATTGCAGGAACATTAGGTCCTACTTTAACACCACCCCAAGTTTCATTGATCCATATCCATTCAATATGTTCTCCTTGTAATAATGTATCTTTTGATCTATTCTTAAATATAGATGTATCATAAACTGGTTTTTCAGTTATTTTAAATGATTCATCAATTATTTCTTGAGTTACTTCACCATCAAATTCTATCTTAGTTAAATGACCAACTCTTCTTTGAGTCTTCCAATAGATTGTTGATACTCTCATCAAGTTACCATCACCATGCTGTTCTAAGTCTTCACTTTGAGAAAGTATCTCTGTTAATATATCTCCACCACGCGCTGGGTCTGCTGTTGTATTGCTTACATATTGTCTGTATGCTAAACCAGGAGCATTTGTATTCCAATCATGTGATCTTGAAGGATCATAATGGGAACCATCATTCTGATAACCATTAACTTGATATTGTGCAGATCTTGCAGGATATATTCTTTGTAATGATTCAAGTTGTTTCTCATTCATTAAATATCCGTATTTATCCACCACATCAGATACAGTCATAAGATCCACTTTACCTACGTAATTTGAATCTGATATATATCTTTGATCTGGAGATTTTTGATAGAATGTTAATACTGGATTCCACAACTCTACATCATAATCATCTTCTAACATTCTGAAATGCCAAAACTCTCTATCAGCAATAAGCATATCTCTAAACCCACGCTCTTCAAGTTCTTGCATTCTAAACCTTTCCTCATCCACATTTAATTGGTGAGTTGCCCATTCTTCCACACTACTTCTATAAGACTTACTAAAATAATCTTCTATTTCTGGTAAACTCTTTAAGTTATCTGGTGCAAGTTGTTGTTGAGCTTCTTCTGAAGCTGGATCCATACCAGCCTCAATCATTTTTTCAATCAGGCTTCTTTCAGCATCTGCCAACAATACATCTTCAATTTCTGCTTTCTTCTGTTCAAGCATTTCATTGTATGACTTATCATCCACAGCTCTGAACTGTACTTTATTATATCTCTTGGTGAATTCACCACTCAATACATTAATAACATTTGGTATAATAGGATAGAACTTTAATTCTAACGCGGAATCATTTTCCTTTGTTAAAACATCCATCATTTCCTTATAATCATTATCTTCCTCAACTATATAATCAGTCTTGTCAATAATACCTTTTGCTAACTTGTAATTTTTTAAAAGTCTTCTGGCATTGATTCTTAAGAATTCAACACCTTGTAATTCTAACCAATCTAAATTCCATGCTGCCCAATCATCAGTTTTTTCTGAAGAAGGTAAAAACTGTACTGGTTGAGTTAAACTAGAGTAAGTAGGGCCTCCCTCTGCCTTAGCTCCATTTTTTAACTGCATTGCATTTAATACTTTCATTCCGTATTTATTTAGTTAAGTCTATTTATAATTTTTGAATCCAGACCTTCTAGGTCTATTACTATCAGGCTTGCCAGCACGTCCAATATTTTTGAACGGACTATACTTTAATTTACTGATTTTTTCTGAATTTACCAAAGAATCACCCTCTGATTCTCTTCTTTTTGTGTATCCTCTGTTTGACTGTTGTATTTTTACAAAGGCAATTAGTGCACCAAAGGCAACCAATCTATCAACATTCAGTCCAGGGTAGTATGCCAACATTTCCGTTATCAACATAGGATCAGGAACTCTTTCCACACCTAATGTCTGATTTGTAACAACACCATTGATGTCAGTTTCTTCATCAATAACCTCTCTTAGAAATTCTATTGCATAAGAAATTAAGTGACTCTTAAATAGTGTTCCTGTATTCTTCCATCCATATTCCTGATAAACAGTTCTATTAGAACCAAGATCTTTAAGGAATAAGATTTGTTGTTTTGGAACCAGGTATCTTTGTTTCTTTCTAGCAATCATATGTTGAATGAATAGAGAAATATTATTCTCAACAAGTGTCCATGCGTTATACCACTCAATTATCAACTCTAATCTTTCATGTGTTCTGTTGATATCATCAAATCTACCACACCAAGCAGCAACAATCTTATCTTTCTCTAAGAATTGTTCTACATCACCTGCAGCAGTTGTTCTAGTAACTTCAGTTGCATTCTTGTATACAAAAATACTACATAATGAATCTGAAGTAGTTGTCTTTCCTTCTGATACTGGATCAATAGAGGCATAATAAGCACCAAATTCAGGTCTCTTAGCAGCTGGTCTTTCCCATACCACTATTGTTCCTGTTTTATCAACTTGCTTCTTATCTACAGGGAATTTAGTGATTGGAAGTTTATTTGTTCTCTTAGCAAATATTCCTTTCTCATCTCTGTCTAATTCAATCAGCTCATAAGGGTATTCCTTTTCCTCAATTCTTTTCTTCTGTCTTGTAAGTATACCTTGAGGGAATATAGATTCTTTTCTATAAGCAAATGCCTCAGCAATATTCATTGGTTTCTGAGAAATTCTTAATTGGTATGCTTCTCCATTTAATTCATTTTTCCAACGGGATCTTTCTTCAATGATTGCTATAACTGCCTCTTCAACTTTAGAGTTTCCAAACTTATCTATAAATGGAGGCATAGACCATTGCTCCGGAATAAACAAACCTGCCATTCCAATAGTACCATCCTTATCCATAAGATTGGTTTCTACAGAATATATGTCATTTGCTTTAGGGTTTAAGATCATCTCTTTCAGTGGATTACATTGTTGTAAATCCCCCACTGATCCTGCTGCAATAAACATACCTGTAGTCATCATCCCTGAAGACATTGCTGGACGTAAGTATTCATATGTCTCACCCATCTTAGGAGCAATACCTGCTTCTTCATGGAAGAATATTGTACACGGTCCACCTACTCCTGTAGTTGCATTTTTCTCAAATGAACCACCTTGTATTTTAGACTTTAATCCTCTGGCTGTTTTTCTATTACCTATCTTAACTTCAATTTGCTGTTGCCATAATAACACCTTTTCTGGATTACTAGGTCTATACCAAGCAGTATGTTCATTAAGAAACGTTTTATATTCATCTAAGAATTTCCAAGAACCTTTATCATTGATAAAATCTTTCAAAGAGGCCCCTATCTTACAGATACTACCTTCTTCAAACCAATATGTATTAATGATCTTTCCCATATGGAAATATGAGGAAGCTATCTGACGTTTTTTTAATATTGCTGCATGTTGATTATTCAATTCAGCTAATAGTTCATACAAAGCCATGTGATACTGAGCATCTCTTACTTTTGCAAAACCATATTTCTTTTCTTCCTTGTCAAATATAGGTAGAAAGTTTAACCACATATAATAATCTCTGGTTAGGAAAAAACTCCTCCCCTTATCATTATATATTACACCTTCTCTACACTTAGTCTTCTGATCTTCCCAGTAATTAGTAAAATCTTTTGACCTGAAAGGGCTATTACAATAAAAACCTTGGTCATTAAACGCTTTAGCCTCTGCATTGAACTCATAGGCCATGTCTGTAAATCCATAAAGACCAGGTTCACTGAATATACTTAATATATATTCAATGAAATCTGATTCTTCTTTAAACTCAGTTGTTTCCCACTTGCCATTATTATATGTAGGTACAATCTTATACATCTTCTATTTCAAGTATAATTGCATATACGTCACCTTCTTGAATTAGCAAATGATCCTCTCCATCATGCTGCATTGTAGTTGGTAAACAATGTTCAGTGTATTGAACAATATCACCTACATTGATCTCCTCCACTAATTGTCCTTTTGCCATCACAACTCCTTTATACTCAGTCTTTTGTGCCATCTCTGGTACATATAATCCTGAAGTAGTTTTTGTTTTAGCTTTCTTCTGTTTGATTAGAATCTTCTTTCCTGTTGGTTTTACTTGTTGTATCATCTTCTTTTGATTTAGTTTTTGTTTTGTCTTCATTAAATATTGGCTCTTCCCAGTAGCAAAAATACCAATCACTACTTTCATTATCATTCACTAGAGTTGATCATAGGCTAATCCGGCTCCTCCACGTACAGAACTTTCTTGTTCTTGTTTCATATCAGTGAACGCACCTTTGTATGATTGTCTAATTTGATCAAACTTTGCAGCAGCATTAACCATTGAGTTAATGTTACCGTCTCTCCCGTGTTCTATGGCCGTAACTTGCATATATGCAGCTAGTCTATCAAGCATGGATTTAATCCCCACATAAGCCCTGTATGTAGGTGTCTCATATAACTTCTTACACATCTCCAATGCGTATCTGATCTTACCATCTTCAGGAGACTCTTCTAAACCTACTTCTTCAATAATTATATCCTCCTTTTCATGTTCAGGTAGATTAAAGAATGGATTAAGATCTGGATTAGGGCAACTCATGTAAAATATATACTGATATACTTGCATATTTGTATCAGGATATGAATCCATTATTGCTTTTAAAAAGGGTAATGCATAACAGTGTTCTGTAGGTATAACCTTACTGTTTTGTATATCAAATAATCTAACTATCATATAATTTTTTTTAAAGGTTGGCTTCCATGTATCCAATAATTGTTTCAGCACTATCAGTCACTGTAATTGGTACAGGTTGAGGTTGCGTTCCTATATATAAAACAGATATACCAGGAATAATTTTTTTAGTTGTTACATCCCAGTAGGGACCAACACCTATTATATATTTTCTATCAACATTTAAAGGTTGTTCTGAACCTCTAACCCAATCAACCCCTGTTGGACCTCCTCCATTACCACCATATGTTGGTGCTAATTGTACTTGTGTTAATTCTACTACTGTTGCCATTATTTATTTTCTTTTAACCATATCATAAGAGAAGCCACTTCATCTTTTAAATATGGGAGTTCATATATTTTAACTTCCTTTAAAACAGGTTCACCATTTAGTATTTTACTAATAGGATAACCATTTGAGTCTTCACCTACAGTTTCAAACTTAACATGTTGTATTGTTAATTTACCAATCTTTAATTTGGGGTTATGCTTCTTAATAATATACGCATAAATACTCAGTTGTAGGTTATAATGCTTGATATTACAATCATCTAAGTGATTAACAGGCTTATACAATTTGTTTGTAATACCCTCCCAATTAGTGTATCCTTTCTCTTTGATTTCCTTATTTGTTTTGTAATCATGAATGTTAATATACCCATCAACTACTTCAACTAAATCAGCTTGACCACATAGTGCCATTGATTTTAAATACACCATGTGTTCCGGGTATACTCCTTCTTCAAGCTTTTGCTTAGGTGCATATTTCACACCATCTACATCAATATCAGGCTTAATAATAGGTACTTCAATTCCATTACGTTCAATGGTTGTAAAGTCTAGCATATCAGCCTCTCTTTGGTTATGATACCAATTACCTAATTTAATAGCTCTATTAGTTTCATTATCCCAAGCAGTAAGTATTTCTTTTGGTGTCATACCATGCCACTTTGAACGCTTATTCTTTGATGATCTTTTTGCTTGACCATCTCTATCAAATTTAGGTTTGAATTTCCCTATGAAAGATGTTACACTAGTCCAATCAATTTTATCTTGATCATTACTTTCATAAATGTGCCCTTCTTCTTTAAAAATTATTGCCATGATTTAAGATATTGTGCTATACCAATAACCACCCTCTTGGTTGGTTGTGATACTGCTTGTTACACCATTACATATGTAATTAATTTGTATGCTCATTGTTTTTAATTTGTAGGTTAATTAGTGATTCTGTTTCTTCTGAAGTTACTGTTGGCCAATTACCTTTAGGGCATTCAGAAGATAAAGATCTTAATTTAAAATCTAAACTGCAACCACAGTCAGAACAACAAGGTTGAGTTCCGGGAGCTAAACAACTAGTTCCCTCAAGATCTAAAAGAGGACATTTTGCACAAATCTGATACCTGTCTGTAAATATAGCTTCTATATGTTCCTTCTTGAACATATTGTTTTTTATTCCTTCAGCAATTTTATCTACATTCTTGAAAGCATCAAGATATTTTGTCCATGGTTTAATCATCTTTTTTCTTTTTGAACTCTGTTTTGTTTAATATATTCTGCTCCATTTGTATAAGAGCAGTTGACATCTGATTTATGTTTTCAGTTATAGTTTCACTTTTAGCATAACCATTATAAGTTGTTTTAGCAATGTTTCCTAACATGCTTTTATTTCTTTTTATTGCTGCTTCAAGTCTACCCTTTCTTAATTCAAATGTACCTAATCCTTCCACATTGATCTTAGTATGAGCCAATTGAGATAATTTCTTTCTTAGCTTAGCATAGTAAAAAGATATAAAGTCATCCACCACTTGAGGGTGAACACCAACTTCTTCTGCTATACCAGCTTTAAATTCTTTATGCTTCTTTGGATTCACTTCCTAAAATTTTATAGTCTAATAACACCAATCCGTTTGTTTGTACATTTATAACCTTATTCAAAACAATAGTTTTTTTATTACTACCCATCTTTAGAACTAGGTTTTTCTTTTCAGCCTTTGATACTGCATTCCTTGCTGATTGTGCACTTTTAAAAATATTCAAGTCTGTTAATAAAATACAAAACTTAGCAATTTCCATTTTGGGATTTCTAGACAATACAGTCAAGAACTCTAAATCAGAATTGCTTATGATTATGTTTTCAAAGAAACAATATGTTATTATCTGGTATTTAATTGAGTTATTTAAACTAACTTTTAGTTTTAAATCTACTTTGTTTACTATTGCCATGATTACAAACTTAATATCATATCAACCAAGTTTGGATCAGGATGACAATCTGATTTATCCATTCTTACATTGGTATGGGTTAATAGTCCTTTTACTTTACCTTGGGCAGCTTCCATATGAAAACCAAAACCTTTAATTGGACCATATTTCTGAATGAATTGTTTTAATCCAATTCTAACATCAATACCATCTCTCTCACCAATATATCTAATCCACTTTTCAGTTTCTATAAGTTGTTTTTCAGAGTATTTGTGATAGTTTAGGTATCCTTTAAACGGTTCCTTCAATCTTGTTACTTCAGATGCAATAGCTTTACTTCCAATATAGGTTTTATCAGCATCATCTAAATAACCAAAAGAACATATCTCTAATCCTACTGAATGTCTATTCATCCATCCAGAATGAGTTTTTCCTAAGTGCCATGCTTGACACCCTTCTGGGAATGCCTGAACCATAACACCATCATATTCATCACTACCGTCTTTATGGTTTCTTCCACCTAGAACAAATTCAGTTCCCACTCTACCTCTAGAATCTCTACTCCAGTGATCAATAGTGTTGTATGGATTGTGCCAACCTGCCGTATGATGTATGAACATATATTCATTCTTGATGGGTCCTTTAATGTACTCATCTTTAGGCATATAATGCTTATGAATTAACTGCTCATAACTTGTAGTAAAGTATTGTCCAGATATATCATTGTCTTCATCAATTGCCTCATCCTCATTATTAGGCTTATTAAATAGCAGCACCCACATTTCACTCTCAACAATTCCAGTAACTTCTAAATCATTAGTAAGTTGATATCTGATGACAGCCTTTTCAGTCATAGGACCAAAGTGACCATCTTCTTTTAAACCAAGTTTTTGTTGAAGGTGTTTTACATTAAGACTTTTATCTCCTCTTTTAATTAACATAATAATGAGTTTAGGGATTAGTCTATTTTACTTGCTGCAGCTTCCATAGCTTGTTTGAAAGCAACTGCTTCTTCTGAGTCAGCGGGTACACCACCGTCTTTCTGGTCAGCATATTGCTGTGCCATAAACATTTGAGCTTGCATTCTTTCTGCTCTAGCCTTTTCAATAGCAGCTAATAGCATTTCATACTCAGCTTGTACTTCTAAGTGAGGTAAGTTCTCCTTGTAAAAAGCAGTGATCTCTTCTCTTCTTGCGTTAAGCTGTTCCTTTGTAAGTTCAGGTTGCTTGTCTTCTAAATTAGAATTGTTTGTTGGTTCTTGCATTGTATTTTTTTTAGTTAAACATTAGACAAATATATGTATAAAGTTTAAATAAAAAAAGTTTATGCACTCTTTTTAAAGTTTTTTATTTATTTCCATCAACTCTATTACGATTTTAAGTTCTTTTATTCTGTGGAATTCTATTCCACCCTCTAGTATTTCAATTGACCAATCAGTAGGTTTCTCCACCTCTGTATCTGCACTACTAATTAATTCTATGTTGCCAATCTTATACACATAGTAATAAAACTTCTCTGCACCAGATTCCTCTGCGCTTACTTTTACTTTCTCAAATCCTAACTTGGTTATTTCTTGTTCAGTCATCACTCTTGTTCTGTTATGTTAATTTCAATTTTATCTGCCAGTTCTTGATCTGGTTGAACTACATCATTAGAAGAATTATTCTCTCCAATAAATAAAAGGAGTATGAGAAACAATACCCAAATTCCAAATATCTTTTCTGCTGTGTAATCTCTTTTCAATATGTCTTTTAGTTTTATCATACGTGGTGGGCTAATAAGTGCACGGCACTCTAGGCTATTAAATATTGTGAAATGAAGTAAGCTATCTTATATCCGGTGAATCCACCCAACGCTGTTGGTATTGGAAACAAAATAAACTTTGCCAGACTAGTTACATACTTAGGTCTGTTAATCACCTTACTGATATAGAAGTAATGAACCATATATCCTATGAGAACTGCTACATCCATTCTCAATGCAATAAAAGGAACTATCAGTGCTCCACTCATTCCAAAAAAGTAATTCTCCATTATTGCGTTACGGATCTCTCTTGAATCCGCTTCTTTAAACTCTTTTACTATCTTACTCATCTAATCTATTCAGTTATTACGCTTTCAGGAAACGCTTCATTCATTATCACCTTTATCTTACCACACTTCTCATACTCTTCAAATTCTATATAATAATCTATCATGGCTTCTAGTTCTCCCAACTCAGGTCCTTCATCAGGATCATAAGTTAATACTGCCGCGTACTGATCATCAGTCTCCTTCTCTAGTAATTCATCAAAGGTCAACTCTTTTGTTAAGAGTCTGTAGGAGTTACTGAATGCCTCAGCAAGTACCATTTCATCTATTTCCCTTTGTTTTATTTCCTCCATGAAACTATCTCCATCATCTTGCTCTTCATTATTCATATACAGTGTGTGTTAGTGATACCCTCTATGGCAATATACAAAATATAAAGAATATGAAGAAGGAAAATCCCTCTAACATTACATAATTGGGTTATTAAAAAAAATTTTTACTACCAAAAAAATGTATGTTTTAAGTGCTTGAGAGGTCCTATAGTTCTGATCCCCAGCAAATTTTTGAGGCAGGGGGTCCCCCCAGTAAGTAATCCTCATCAATTTATTTAAATATTTATATTATGAGTGTATTCTTTAGAAAAGTAAACATCAACACAGGAAGAAACAGTGCAACAGTGATAGTATCATCTGCACCATTGTCTAACAAAGTGTCATCACTAGCTGGAATGGCTGTGGCAACCAGAACTCAAAGTAATATTGTATTTGGAGTCTTGAGTCTATTAGACCCTGAAACCAATGAGACAATGAGAGCTGACCATCCAACAATTGCTGCAATTAAAAAGCAGTATAATGTAGGAGATGAATTGGAAGGATTCCAAATGACTGACAACTATGTGAAAGACATGGAGACAGGAGAAGCAACTACTCTAGTATGGGTGGAAGCTGTATAAATATAATGGAGGAGGGTGTAAAAGCTCTCCTCTTTATTTAACATTGGAGTTACTTGATTGTTACTTGATGTCTTTCTTTACAATCAAACTAGCAAGACATAACAAAAAGGAGGGCAAGAGTTATAACATATCTTATCTCTCTGCTCTCCAGCTGCTCCTTTCAGTCGCTTTCTGTCTGCTCCCCAGCTAATTCATGCACTGTTACTCATAAACAGTAATAAAATATTAAATACGCACACAAAAGTTATTTATATTCAAGTGTGTGATACAATGTGAAGGTGAGGTCTCATACACCACATATACCCATAAATCATCACACTTATAATTACTCTTATCCTATTGGTTATATATAGCTAACACTAGAGCAACTACAAGAGATACTCACTAAAAAACACATTAAGTATTAGTAGTCTCTCTCTCTATAGGAATAGTATCATATTATCCGTAATCTTTAAATTATTAAACATAAACAAAATACTAAAACCACATAACACTTACTAAAACAAAAAACAAACAATGGAAAACACACATGTAGTATCAGCAGAATCATTTGCTCAGTATAAATCCTTAATAGGTATAATACTATATAGCACAGATGATCAACAAGTAGTTAACTTTCACACAGGTGACAGACAACTCAAAGTAAATCGTGATGACTTAAGTACTCCTACACTGGAAGCAATTGAAAAAGCAATCAGTCGTAATGAAGAACTAAAAGAAATTGCATTTGAAAACAATCTAATTGAATTACATACTCAAGACGTGAAATCGTATATGAACTATGTATCAACTTATAATTAAACATATGAAAAAGTATATACTAATGCTATCAGTAATTGGATTAACAATCACAAGTTGTGGTTCAAGATCTAGTGACTTAGCAAAAAGAAGTAAAACCGTAAGAGTAAAACAACTTACGTATAATAGAGTATCTGAATCTTTTCAACCGTCAATAGGTACTAAACTAATGGCTGTTGATACACTATACAGACAAGGAGACACTATTTCAAACATAAAAGGACTATTCATAATAACACCATAAACTTACTAATCATGAAAAAAGCATCAAAGTACATTATCAAATTAATCTTTGTGGTAATCTTACCACTAATTAACTTAGGCCTATGGATAGGTCTATTTACACAAATGACAAGTTCAGTATCACTAACACTCGTGATGGCTCTTCTTTCATTAACAACATTATTAAATGCAGTCTTTTTCAATTCACATATGAAAAATACTAATCTATTACCTGAAATCAATTTTCAAGTAATGCCTATAATTGGCTTTGCAATAGGTGTAGATTCAAATGCATTTACAGTTATCATAGTAGTACCATTTTGTGCTATAGAAATAACACCAAGAAAAAAATAAATAGTGCCATACCTGACACCCTAACAACACCAGTAATTATATACTATAATAACACTAGGTAGTATGGCTAAGAAAGATTAGGTTAAGTAAGTGGTAACCAGAGATATAGTAGTTCTGATCGTAAATGGTCAGACTACTCTATTTCACAATACTCAAACAAATGAAAAAACTAATTGTAATTATACTACTTGGAATATTCTTTACAGGATGTACCTCAACACGTAGTACATGTAAAAAACTGCCAACATATGGTTGGTATAAGTAATGGGAAAGACATATAACTTATCAGCAGAAGCTGTCAGAGATCACCTAAGCAATCTTTATAACGCAAAGAAGTTAGGTAATGAAAAGAATATAGAACACCTCTTAAACTTGATGTTAACACTTCCAGAACATTCTATCAATGCTATGTTAATGATCTCTATAATAAAGGAGGAACATAAACCATTAAGTGTTGGTTGTCATGTAAAATATAAACCATCAGAATACTCATCATCATTTGGTGATAGAGATATTTTAATGGATAAAGGATTGATGACTCAAGATGGATTTGTCTTTGGTACAGTAGAAATGGATGGTTCATGGAATAATCATGATAGCTTTGATCCTTACTATGTCAATATGAAGGTTAAGTTTCTTATATGGAATGGTAAAGAAATACATCATTATGAAGAGAAAGTAGATACATTCTCATTAAAGCGTATAGATGAATTACCTGAATTCAATTTAACAGATGTCACTGACTTTATTGTCATTGATGAAGAAGAAATAACTCCAGAGAAAATAGTTCTCAAGGAATAACCTAAAAAATCAATTATTATGGCAAAATTAAGCATGGAGCTGCTAAAACAAGAGTTTAGCAAGTGGTCAAATTTAAAAAAAGCAATAGATAAAGTACATAATGGTAAATTAACACCATTTGGATTGCAGATGGTTAATGCATATCATTTAAATGATAAAGAACTTGAAGAAGAACTTGATCATAACACAGCTCTATTGCGTCTAATGAGTAAGCATGTCCAAAGATCTGAAGACAAACTATAGGTTTGGAATTGTATCACGTGATATAATACTTGCTCCAGATGTATCATTACAATCAAAGGCATTATATGCTGCGTTAGCATGTTATGCCAATAAACAAAGATCCTGTTTTCCTTCTATATCAACACTGTCCAATGACTTGAATGTTAGTGAAAGAACTATCAAAAGGTTGATTAAAGAACTGAAAAGTAAGAATCTTATACAAAGAATAGGCAGAAAGTTAGTTATAAAATAATGACGTTAGCTATATATATGCCTATTATTTGTTGAATTTAGAGAAATGAATTAAGATATTTGACTATTAGTGCAATATTATTTATATTTTTGTTAGACTTACTAGCATAAATAAAATGATAATACAATTGCCAAGCGGTAGAATAATTGAATGTTCAGTTGAACAGTATCTGTCTTTTTCTGACCAAGAAATCCAGGACCTCAACGGTCTAAGTTCAGCATATACCAAAGAAGTGGGTGACCCTTTTTACAACAAGTACTCACATAGATCCAATAAAGTTGATCCAGATCTCTCAGATTATATAATAGAGAATGAACCAGCATTGGATGAAATTGAGTCTTTTGAAAAAATGGATGACCCGTATTTTCACTCGGATGATACCTAAGAGATAGGTACTCCAATCATTTTATTAATTACACAAAAAACAAAATTATGCAAAGTAAAGTAAACATCTTAGCGGATGACATGGGAAATGTTGTGCGTCAATCTAACTCAAACCCTGAATTTGGTCATGTAAGACTACAACAAACAAGAGTAACTTTTGGTAACTCAGGTTGGGTAAAAAAATCAAACATTAGTACATTATTACATGGTAAGTTAGAAGATTTAAAAGACATGGGTCTTGAATCAATGGACTCACTACCAGGAAAAATCATTATCAAAGAACAGTTAGAAGCATTTAGTGCTAATGACGGTGATAGAGATTACAAAATGGCAGGTCAAACAGGTATAGTATGCTGTGTTGATGGACAACCTATTTATAGGAAAACATTCTTTGTAGCAGATGCTACCGCTCAGGATGTATTAGTTGCTCATAATAATGGTTCTGCCATTAAAGAAGCAAACGGTCTAGACAACAACACAATACAAAACATAGCTCCTGCACCTAAAGCAGAAGCATTTGGATTTGATGATAGTGAAGAAGGAGATACTGACAATGTAACTGATGAAGTTACAGATGAAGTTGAAATAGAAGAAGAAGTTGAAGAAACTTTTGAACTATAACACTAATTTCTAAAGAATGCTTGAGGTTTCCCTATAGGGAATTAATTACTGATGGGACCATACAGTAGCCTCTCTCATTTTTATTATTACACAATCACCAAAATCCAATTAAAACACATGTATTATGTTAACTCAAAACCAAATAACAACACTCAAAACAGCAGAAACTAAAACTTTATTATCTCAAACACTCCAACGTTACCACTATTACGGATTATTGGAAGAATACCAGTTACACCCAACCTCTATAACAAACAATTTTGAATATACAAGGTTAAACTCCTATCAGCATTTCTTATTTAAAAGAGTGTTGCATGGACTTAACGTTTATAGCAAAGAAGAAGTGGAGAAATTACACTGGGATAAAAAAAGAAGAATTTCAAAGGTCTGGAAAAGATCTCAAAGAGAAATCAATGCTTGGAAGCAGATGATATGCAATAAAAAGGTTAATGATTATTTTAAAAGAACATTCAAAGGCCCTACAATGGAGTATATTACATCAGTGCCAGCAACTGAAGTACTTGATGATTACAAAAACACCTTAACATTTAAAGAATTAAACATACAATATGAAGATGTAATACTACTCTTCATGTCTAAAGGTTTACTTCCTAAAAATTATTTGACTTTAGAGCCAAATGATCAACAACAAGGTCTGACTGTATGATTCAGCAGAAAAGAAAACTATGTAATAATTGCAATACTGAACAATTTATCTGGAAAAATGATAAAGGAAGCCGGTATTGCAAGAATTGCTGGTATAAATCTAAAGAACCTTCTACTAAACCATTACAGAGGAAACCAATCAACAAGAAGTCAAAGAAAATGCAGTTCATTGATCAAGCTTACACTAAACTAAGAAAACCGTTTATGGAAGCAAACCCAATGTGTCAAGCATCTTTGCATTGTTGTTCAGGTTCTTCAACAGATGTTCACCACAAAAAAGGACGTGGGGAATATCATCTGGTGGTTAGTACTTGGTTATCAGTATGCAGATCTTGTCATACTTGGATAGAAGAACACCCAAAAGAAGCAATAGAATTAGGATATTCATTAAAAAGAAATTAACATGGAACATAAAACACCCCCAACATCAATCTTCAATGAAATGAAGGAAGCATCAAAAGTAGTATGGAATACTATGGATGATACATATGGATATGTAACTGGAAAACTTGAAAGAGTTGACTCAATAGAAAACCATGCAGATAATGTAATGGTGTGCTATAGAATGTTTGATATGCAAAATCAACGTTTAATGAGAGCAGTACTATCAGTTGAATCATTAGAATATATTGATAACAACTTATAAGAACTTAATGTGGCCAGCTGAAAACACAATTTAGAGTAAGCTTTACTAATTATGAAAAATCATTGTTGTAGTAAATGTAAAAAGAAAACAATTGCAAGTTCATTCCCTACTTGGGTGTGTTTAAATGATAAATGTAGTAAATACTTACTACCTCAAGTTAAATAAAAGATTATGAATTACGATAAGTTTAAAACTGATGAGTTAGTAGAAATAGTAGTTACCAAGACTGGACTACCTTTACCTACATACTACTATAATAATTACGGAAAGTATATTACTGTTGTACCTGAGAATATACCTTTTGGTAATGGTGTAACTGGTATAGAAAATGCTGATATGCACGATACTTTTAGAGAGGGATGCATAAGGCTAATCAATTGGTATAGTAAAGAAATAAGTAAAATATAATGTATTATGAAAAAGTTTAAAAAGACAGTAATGGATGTGACTGTGGACAAGTTAATTGTGGGACTTGTGGTTAATAACGCATAACACACTACTAAGGTGAGTTTCAATGCACTTTAATAATAGTTATACGGAAACTAACCCGGAAATTACCGGATATACAATAATAACCATGACTAAAAAAGAAAAAGTATTAGCATGCTATGGATTTGTTAATATGAGATCTGCAGCTAAACTATGTGATGTGACTCCAGCTTATGTATCTGTATTATGGAGTAGAGAAGGTTTTCCTTATAAAGAAGAGCTTAGAAATAATTTAAAATACCCTTATTAAAGAAAATATGCAAAAAACAACATACCACATTAGAAAAACAGTCCTTGAGAAAGGTTACTCAGTAATATTAAATGATAGTCTTGGTTCTGTATTAGAACTATCTAACTTTGATGAGGCTTCACAGTTATGTCAAATAATGAATTCAAATACAGATAGTAATTGTAAATATGAACTGATAGTAGTTCAAGAAAGAATTAAAGATTAATCAAATGGGAAAAATAATAATTGACATAAGAAATGATATTACAGATGAAGATGCAATGAGTGCAGTACTTGCAGTTGTTAAAGAAGGTCAAGTATCAATTGGAGCAAAAAACAAAAAACATTACTGCTGGCTATCTATTCTTAATAATGGAATTCATGTGTCAGTATCACCAAAGTATAACTCAGATACAAATAAATTTATTGTATACTTAAACAAACCTAGATAATGAAAAGAGATGAAATTCAAAAAGAAGCATTAGATATTGCCTTAAATAATAGAAGATGTGGATTAGCAATTTCTATGGGTGTAGGTAAAACCAGAATAGCAATACAGCATTTACAGTATTGTTACAACCCATTAGTAGAAGTCTTAGTAGTAATACCAAAGCATTCTGTATCTCAAGCATGGATAGATGAGTTAGGAAAGATGAACTTAGAAAGTTTAGTTAAACATATAACGTTTACTACCTACTTATCAATCAATAAACACAACCCTAATGACTATGATGTAGTTTATTTAGATGAATGTCACAGTCTTTTAGACTCACATGACAAGTTTCTAAGTAGGTTTACTGGTAAAATCCTTGGATTAACTGGTACACCACCTAAACATCAAGATTCAGAAAAAGGTAGAATGGTCAATAGATATTGTCCAATTAAATACACATTTACAGTAGATCAGGCAACTGACTCTAACATTTTAAATGATTATAGGATTATAGTTCACCAGTTACAATTATCAAAAATACCTGCTCTTAAGAAAAAAAAGAAAGATGGTGGTCATTGGTACACTACTGAACAAAAAGATTATGATTATGTAAGTGGAAGAGTAGCAGACGCTCAAACACCAAAGCAGAAACAATTTGCTGCAATTATGAGAATGAGAGCATTAATGGATTATAATACTAAAGAACTATATGGTAAATCATTATCAAAAAGTTTAGGTACTAAATGCATTATATTTGCCAATACTCAAAAGCAAGCAGATGTACTATGTAAACATAGTTACCATTCTGGGAACAAGAAATCTGATGAAAACTTAGAATTATTTTCTGATGGTAGAATAGATAGACTATCATGTGTGCTACAATTAAGTGAAGGTATTACTATACCAAAACTTAAACAAGGAATAATACTCCACGCATATGGTAATGAAAGAAAATCTGCACAGAGAATTGGAAGATTACTTAGATTAAACCCAACAGAGACAGCAGTATGTCATATACTATGTTACACAAACACCCAAGATGAAGTCTGGGTAAAGCAAGCTTTAAAAGACTTTGATCAAACAAAAATTACATTTTATAACCCTTTAAACAAACAAAAATAACCATGGAAATAGCATTAGTAATATTAGGTATAGCATCAGCAGTAATAATTTCAATATTCACTTACCACATTGGTAAAGAAGTTGGAAGAAACAAAGGTAAAAATACCTTAAAAGCAGACATCAATAGAATGACTGTGCGTACCATGTTGGTACACAAAAGAGATAACCTTAAAAATTTATAGTCATGGGTAAAATGAAAGAATTATTTATAGAACAACAAGATGAACTAATGTACAGAGGATCTCAAGATCCACGTATAATAGCATTATTTAGACCAGATGTAGAAAGTACTTTTATTAAAGTAGATAATCATCCATGTCCTAATTGCAATCAACCTGCAATAATGCGTAATGAATCTGAGGCATGTTGTGAAGCATGTGGTCAATCATATGTATACGTAGGCTCATCATTAAGATTTAAATGATGAGAGCATATACATACAGCATTGATGATGATACAGATGTAGAATTCATATACAGTTATGATCCAGGAGAAGAAGAAGTTCATACTGAATCAAATGGAGATCCAGGAACACCAGGTTCTCCTTCAACTATAAACATAACAAGAGGTTGGGTGACATTAGAATCATCAACACCGGGTGAAATGGTAGAGGTTGATATACTACCATTATCAGATCAATTAGACATAGATCTTGAACATATTGAAGAACTAATACGTGAAGAACATGAAGGATAATATATTTGTTACAGCATCAATAAAGAATGGAAGAATTCACTTCCCTATAAAAGCTACAGGAACTAAATTTACAAGTTTCCTGAGTCAGTTACCTGATGACTCTAAATTAGAGATCTTTATAGGAGTGGGTGGTGAAAAAGGGAGTAATCCTCAATTAGCTAAGATACATGCAATGATTAAAGAAATAGCACAAGAAATTGGCTATACTTTTGAAGAAGCAAAATCAGTTGTGAAAGAAAAATCAGGACTTTGTTTTCTAAAAGAAGGTAAAGAGTCTTGCAAGTCATTTGCAGACTGTGATAAAGATGAATTAAATCTTGTAATTCAAGCATGTATAGAAATTGGTGACTTTAGTGGAATGAACCTAAGATAACTATTTAACTATAGTCATCTTAGCATTCAATTCTTTAAGTTGTTCAGTTACATTTTCACCCTTGTTAATTGCTTGAGTTAAAGCTTCAATTTCAGCTTTAGTAGCTGTAGTTTCAGTTTCAATCTCCAATCCTTGCTCATGAGCTTTGAATTTAAATAACTGTATTAGTGAAAATAAAGTATAGATGTCTGATTCAAATTCATCTAATTGAATATTTTGTTTTTCACCTTCAGGAAGTTCATGTTCTGTTACTATTGTATCAAACTTAGAAAAAATAACAGGCATTTCACCAGCTCTATCAGAGTTAATGATCATTTTGTTAGTAATTCTTTGTAAACCATGAATATATGCAGGGCTAATTATAAGACCTTCCATGTTTTTATTGAAATCATAAGTAATAGTAGTGTGTAATTTATCGTCAGCCATAATGTTAATTTATTTATAATAACAAAGATAGTAAAAATATGCAAGAAAGTATAAACATCATAAAGAAAATGTTGCTATCAGATTTTAAAACATCTGGTTGGAATGATATATTAAATCCTTTTATAGAAAGTGAAGCCTTTGAAAGCATCACAGAAACACTAAGTAATTTAGTAGAACAGGATAGAAGATTTACACCAAAGTTTAAAGAGGCATTTACACCTTTTCTAAAAACAAATTTATCTGAACTTAAAGTAGTAATAGTTAATCAAGATCCGTATCCACAATTTGGAGTTGCTGATGGATTAGCTTTTAGTTGCTCAAAAACAGGTAAAGCAGAAAAATCTTTACAATACATACTGGAAGAAACAATAGGTAATTTCACTACTACAGGAAGAGTATTATATACTCCTGAAGAGTGTGATCTTAAACGTTGGGCAAACCAAGGTGTATTATTAATTAATACCTCACTTACATGTGAAATTAATAAAATGGGTTCACATACAACAATATGGAAACCATTCATTGAATATGTATTTGAAATGATAAATAAAAATAACAAGGATATTATATTTATACTGATGGGAAGAAAAGCTGAACATTGGCAATTACGTTTACCAGGACAAAAGATTTTTAAATGCTCACATCCAGCATCTGCTGCATATAACGGTGGTGTTTGGAAGTCTGATAACATCTTTATTAAAGTAAATGAAGAATTAGATAGACAAGCTAAAACTTGTATATCATGGTAATAATACCTATATTTGTAAATCCCAACAACCAATATTAAATGACTAATAATCAAGAGATTAAACAAGAATTAGAGATAGAAGTATTCAAAGAAAGAATGCTTAAAGTCTATGGAGCAAATGTATTTGTATATACAAAAAACAATACAAAATTCAATATTGATCTTGAAACTATAGGTGCATGTGCACTACAAGCAGTAAAGAACAACAATCCAGAATTCAATCATATTAAATCTTTAAGTATAAGAAAGAGACCTAGACCCTTTTTAGTTTATGTTCAGGCTTTATCATATATAGCATATAAAGATGGACATAGCAAAACAAACATAGGTTTATATTTAAAAAGAACTCATGCTACAGTAATAAACTCAATCAAAATGGTTGAGAATGCTTTGTTTACCAAAGATAAATTGATACTTAAAGCAATAGATAACATATTAAAAGAAATAGAACATGTGGGAACTATTCCAAAAAATCTTAAAAGCAAACCTGAGCCCAAACCAAGCGTTGATATTATTTGGGATGAAGCAAGGCATTTCATTGCCTCAAATTTTAGAGAGTGATAAGGAAGTATTATTAAAATTAGGTTATATAAACCTGGAAGATAAAAGATACAAACTTACACCTCAAGCAAAAAAACTTATAGCACTCCTAGATAACTATTTTATAAAAGCAAAGAAGAAAACTAACATCCAACTTATGGGTAAAGATTTTGCTGAACAAATAAACATCTATAGAGAGACATTTCCTAACAAAAGATTACCAAGTGGTAAACCAGCAAGAGTTAATGTTAAAATGTTATCTGAATCATTTAGATGGTTCTTTGAAACATATGAATATGAATGGGCTGATGTAATAAAAGCCACTAAGATGTATGTAAATGAGTACAGGGATGCAGAATATTTATATATGCAGACCAGTCAGTACTTTATATGCAAGCAAGACAAGCATAGAGTTAAATCTTCAACATTAGCAGATTACTGTGATATGATTAGAGATGGTATAGATACAGAAGAACAAACCTTTAAAGAAAAAGTAGTATGATAGAAATTTTATTAAATAAATTATCATGATGAACAAATGGATTAACCCAACAATACTTTGGGACTGGGATGACTTTGGATTTGCTTTAATACTAAGAAGGCAGAATAGAATAGCAAACTATAAATTTGCAATAGATATTCAAATAGGATGGTTCAACTTATGGACACAATTCTGGAGAAAACCTATGACAAGTAAAGAATGGGTTGAAAGAGAAATGGCATCTGAATATGGATGTGACTGGCTTGAGCAAAGTCTTGAAGCTTTAAAAAACCCTGATGTAAGAGAGGACTTAAAAAAAACATTAAATAAAGAATCATGAAAATATCAGTAGATGAAATAGTCAAGATGAAAAATTTGACAAATGATGCCTTAGATAGAGCATATAAAAGAGGAGTTCAAGATGAAAGAGAAAGAGCATTGCCTAATACATTGTTTGATACATTGTTAAAATATGGTATAGAATCTGAAACACTTCTTGAATCACATATAAGTAACGGACCTTCAGATGGTTGTCATTGGATACAATTAAAACCAACTAGAGATGGTAGTGAAGGAACAAAATATGTAGAAATTTCTTTTCAAGAGAATTTGATGGAAATAGATTTTGTTGGAATAGTAGATGTTGAGCCATGCAAGTAGATTTAATATCAAAAACAACAGGTTTAGGTTCTTATAAGGATTTAGATCAGGCTGAAATAGTTGCAGCAATTGCAAGACATGGAACTATAAAAGAAGATAATGGTAAACTAATCAAGTATCTTATGAGCAATGCTCATTGGAGTCCATTACAGCATATATCATTTGGTTTTAAAATTGAAACCAGAAGAAGTATTTCTGCACAGATATTTAGACATAGAAGTTTGAATGGGCAGGAATGGTCTTTAAGGTATGCTGAACCTTTAGGTTTTGAAGAGATAGACATTAGAAGAGAACACCCTACTAATAGACAAAGCAGTACTGACACTTTTAATCCTGAATGGAAAGACATTCAATGGGGTGGAAGACATGATGGTGAAGAATATACAACAAACGCTAAAGCTGCAATTGAAGCACTCTTTATAACAATAGAGAACCTATATGGTACTTTAATAGAAGAAGGAGTTGCTAAAGAATGTGCTAGAGATATTTTACCTTTATGTACAAAAACTACAATTCATATTACAGCCACTTTAAGAGACTTATTAGGATTTCTTAACGTAAGATGTGATGATCATGCTCAGAAAGAAGTGAGAGACATTGCTGTAAGAATAGGTGAAGAATTAGAGAAAGAACTACCCAATGTTTTCAATAAATTAGATTGGAGAAATGGAATGTTCATGTAAACTTAAAAATTATGAAAAACTTAAAAATCTGGCACATAGGAGATACTCACACGTATCATGGACTATTAGAAATACCTGAAGGAATAGATATAGTCATCTTTAGTGGTGACTGTTCTAACCCTAGAGCTCCTTATACTAATGAACCTGAAGTTAGAAACTTTTTAGATTGGTTCAAAAATTTACCTATTAAACATAAAGTGTTTGTAGCAGGTAACCATGATTCAAGTATTGAGTCTAAACTTGTAACTAAAGAAGAATTCCATTTAATAGGAGTACACTATTTAGAAAATGATGATGTTACAATTGAAGGATTGAAAATATGGGGAAGTCCTCATACACCTACTTTTGGAACTTGGTCATTTATGAAACAAAGATCTAAGTTAGATAAGGTATGGAAAAGTATTCCAGATGATACAGATATTATAGTAGTTCATGGACCACCTAAAGGAGTCTTAGATTTATCCTATGATAGATATGGTACGTTAGAATTTTGTGGATGTTCAGCTTTAAAGAAAAGAGTGTTGAGTTTACCAGGTTTAAAATTAGTTTGTTTTGGTCATATTCATAATAACAAAGATGTAATCAATGCGGGTACTATGAAACTAAGTGTACAAGATACTATTTTCAGTAATGGTTCAGTATTAACAGACGGTAAGTTTGGTAGATTAAGTAGTAATGGTAATATCATAGAATTATGAGTAAAATAAAACAGCCAAAAATACATTTAACTTTAGATGAGTTATTAAAGGAAACACTTGGACCAAATGAAGATAGTAAATGGAAGTTGGTAAGAGAACGTGATAATTTAACTAAATATTCAGATGATGTACTATGGGTGGAGTGGAATGAAGATAGAACATTCAAAGCAAAGCATAAACACATTGATATTGGATATGCTCTACTGATGTCACCATTCAACGGTTCATTTACATGGCAAACTACACAAGTAACTGAGATTATAGAAGAGAAGGACTCTTATATAAAGTTTAAAACAAATAATAGCAATTATAAATTATACAGAATATGAAAATAGATGTAAAGAAAATAAAGTAGATTATTAACTTTGTATAAAGAATTAGAACACTTTGAAAAGTTGGAATTCTCAGTACAGGATGATGGTAAAACCTTAAAGATATTCTTAGATTGATTTTACCCCAATAATTATATAAAAAATTAATTTTACCCTTAAAAGATATGAAAGCAATATTAAAATTTGATTTAGATAACATTGAAGATGAAAAAGATCACATGAGATGTATGAAATCATCTGATATGGCATGTTTTATTTGGGAATTAAAACACAATTTCTGGAGGAAGTGGAAACATGATGATACAGATTTTACTTTAGATAATTATATGGAAGCACTTCATGACTTAATGGAGGAACACAATGTTCACATAGATGAATTAATTGATTAAATAAACTATGACACAAAATGAAATAGACATATCACTTAGTAAGTTAAACTTAGTTCTTGAAGATTTTCAAATGCTTAGAGATGGAACATGGATTCCTGACACAGAAACTTGTGAAGCAAGCATGGAAAATATCACGGACATTATACAAATTATAGAAAATGAGTAAACCAAAAGAAGGATGGGTAGGTCAATATGCTGCCTTTAATGAAGCATTAAAATACATGCATGCCAGGCAAAATGGATTAGAGAAATCTATCTATACACCTTGGCCTAAATTTAATGATGCTGCAACTGATGGTTTAGAGTGGAATACATTAACTGTTATTGGAGGAAGACCTGGATCAGGAAAGACTTTAATTAAAGATCAAATTATTAGGGAGTCATTTGCACTCAATCCTAATGATAACTTTAGAGTATTAGAATTTCAATTTGAAATGGTAGGAAGAACTTCAGCCATTAGAGAGTTTAGTTCTTTTACAGGAAAAACATATAAAGAATTGTGTAGTGCAGGTAGTACTTTACAACCTGATATACTAAACACATGTCATCAATATGCTAAAGAAAGAGTTAAAAATCCAGTAGACATCATCAGTACACCATTAACAGTAAATCAAATGCGTGAGCAAATTGATATGTATATGAATTTACACAAAGGAACAAAGACCATGATCACATTAGATCATACTATGTTGGTGAAAAGGGCCCCTTATCAGAACAATACATTAGATATGATGTTTGAATTAGGAGAGTTTTTTACACAGTGTAAAAGAGATTACCCTTGTCTGTTTATTGCATTATCACAGCTTAATAGAAATATTGATAGCCCAGACAGAGCAGTAGATGGTAAATATGGTAACTATATACTTGAATCAGATATATTTGGTTCAGATGCAATGTTGCAACATGCAGATATGCTGATAGGTATCAACAGGCCAGCCAAACAAAAGATTAGGTTTTATGGTCCGGATAGATACATGATTGAAAATGATAGAACTCTTGTACTACACTTCCTTAAAGCAAGGAATGGTGATGCAAGAATGAGTTTTTTCAAAGCTAAATTTGAACAAATGAAAATTGAGGAGATGGCAACTCCCGGACAACAAGAAAGAAGATAATTAACAATATGAATCTATGTCAATAACAACTGCAGTACGCAAGCAAAGAGTATCTACTCTAAAAGAAGAGCATGAAGCTTACTTTCAAACTGAAGGTAAAATAAATGCACTATATATTCCCAAGATGGCCTATAGACCGTCTGGTAAGGATGAACTACATGTTAGTTTCTTTCCTAGTGAATTAGAAAATGAAGAAGACATTTATACTGAATTTGTCAGTATAGATTATATAAGTGAAGACCCTAAACGGACTTTATATCTTGTAAACTATAACCCACACTGGAAATCAGAGTATGAATTAATAACTTCAAACTCAGGATTTCAAAGACATTTGATTCCAGTAAGTGAGTTGGTAGTTATAAGTGACGTTACTGATAGAAATAAAAAACTTTCTACTTCAGGAATGATTACAGAAAACTTAGAGCAAACATTGTTTGAGCTACCAGATCCAGATGCAGGAACTGCAAATGAAAAATCATTACTGATAGATAAGTTAGAAGACATCAATCAAACATTAATAACATTAACAAAAGTAATCACTAAATTAACTAAGTAAACTATGGCAACTTCAATTCTCATAATAGCAGACTCTGGTACAGGTAAATCTACCTCTATCAGACATCTGAATCCTGATGAAACGTTCATCATTAACATTGCTAATAAACCTTTACCATTCAAAGGATGGAAAAAGAATTACACAGCAATCAGTAAAGAAAATCCACAAGGTAATCTTGCATCAGCATCCTCTGCTGCAGGTATAATTAAAGCAATAAACCATGTAGATCAAAAAAGGCCAGCAATTAAAACATTAATAGTTGATGACTGGCAGTATATGAGTTCTTTTGAATATTTTGATAGAGCAAATGAAAAAGGTTATGATAAATTCACTCAAATTGCGGCTAATTTAGCAATGGTAGCTAAAATCCCTAAAGATTTGAGAGATGACTTAACTGTAATTTTCTTAACTCACTCAGAAGATTCAACTGATATTAATGGAAATAGAAAAATCAAAGCAAAAACTATTGGTAAAATGATAGATAATACATTAACTTTGGAGGGTCTATTCTCAATAGTTCTATTTGGTAAAGTAAATAAAAATGATGATGGTGAACTTGAATATGGTTTTGAAACTCAGAACTCAGGAGAGAACACATGTAAATCACCACAAGGTATGTTTGAAGATTTCTTCATCCCAAACAACCTGCAGTTTGTTAAAGACTGCATTAAGAAATATGAAGAGTAAACAATTAATAAATCAATAAAAAAAGCAAAAGTATGTTAAACACTAGCGGAATGTCAGCGGGAAGCGGCAAAGAAAAACCAGTAATTGGACCAGGAAATCAACTTGTAAAAATCAATTCAATCTCATTTGATCAAACACCATATGATGCATCAGCATTCAATATTATGGTACATGTAGAGTCTGAACCAATGGAAGGTGAATTTCAAGGATTCTTGAAAGATGTAAATCAACCAGAAGGTGCACGTTATGCAGGACAGGTTGGAAGAGTTAGATATGCTCCATATCCTTATAAAGATGCAACCTTACCAAATGGTAGTGAAATCAGTAGAGATACTGAAGTGATGAAAGCAATGATTGCTTTATCAGAACAACTAGGTAAAAGAACAGAGTTAGATGCTATCCAGGCAAATACTATTGAAGAATTCATGGACAAATGTAATGGTATATTTTCATCACCATTGTTTGTTAACATGTGTCTTGGTACTCGTGAGTGGGAGAATAAAGATGGTTATGTAAATAATGATCTATTCTTACCAAAGATGAGTAAAGATGGTATTCCTGTAGAAGCAGTTGATGCACCAAACTCAAGATTATTGAAGTATGATACTAATAATAAGAATCATTACAGACCAGTAGTTAAGAAGGATGCACCATCAACAAATAGTTTTGAACCGGCTACAACAGCAGGTGATGATTTTGATTTGTAAATCATAATAATTAAATTAAAGGGGTTGGCTCATGGTCATCCCCTTTTTTTTATTTAATTTTAGCTTATGTTTAATACAAAAAATTTAGTACTAGAAGAATCAGATATACCAAGCTACTGGGTATTTCAATATTACCTTAATTTACCTGATACATTAAGTGGTCAGGATGTTAAGCTTACATCAATATTTAATCCTAATGAGAAAACACCAAGCTTTTGTATTTATGTTGATAAAAACATAAACCAATACAAGTTTAAAGATTTCTCAACTGGTAAAAATGGTAACAAAGTAGATTTAGTCAAGATGTTATTCAATGAAGCATACCCGGCAGCGGCTATGAGAATTGTAAAAGATTATAATAAGCACATCAAAACTGATGGTTTTAAAACTGTAGACTTTAAACCTGAAGCAAAGTGGGAAGTAGATTTTGTCAAGACAAGGAATTGGAATGAAAATGATAGCAAATATTGGTTATCATTCAGAATTGGAATGACTATACTAACAGAATTCAATGTTAAACCACTTGAATATTATAACCTCTTAAAATCTGATGAAGACCGTGTTAGCACATTAAGAATTGAAGGTATACCACTTTATGGTTACTTTGACAAACAAGGTGAGATATATAAAATATATCAGCCTACAAGCAGTAATCATAAATTTCATAAAGTAAAATCTTATCTGCAAGGATATGATCAATTGAAATTCAATCAACCTTACTTAGTAATATGTTCATCACTTAAAGATGCATTATGTCTTAAAGGAATGGGTTATAACATAGAAGTTGTAGCTCCAGATAGTGAAAATGTAATGATTAAACCTCATATCATGGAACACTTAAAGAAGAAGTATAAAAAAGTTATTACTCTCTTTGATAATGATGAAGCAGGGACCAAAGCAGTAGATTCATATGCCAACGCATATAAAATCAATGGATTTGTACTAACTATATGCAAAGACATATCAGACGCTATGAAAAAGTATGGTTTTGATAAAGTACATCAACACCTAAAACCTTTATTAAAAACAACATTAAATAAATAAATATGAAGAATAAAAAATGGTTCATCCCCGGATCAGTTCCCTCTTCTAAGAATGGAAGAAGATGGACTGGTAAATACTTTATAGCCAGCAAGGCTGTAATGAATTATAGAAAAATAGCCAAAGACTATTATGCAAAATATGCAGATGAATTCAAAGCTGAATTAGCAAAGCATGAATTACCAGCAAGAATTGCATTTACATTTATTAGAGGTTCACGTCATAAATTTGATTATTTAAACCCTGCACAAACTGTACAGGATGATATGGTTAAAGCAGGATGGATAGAAGATGATAACGCTGAATTTATAAATCCAGTATTTGTACAATATATTTATGATAAAGAAAGCCCAGGTGTTTATATAGAAATATTAAAAGACTAACTGATGAGTGATATCACATTTGATGAATTTTTTACATTAAGGAGTCTATTGAATGGCTCTGAAGAAGATTATCAAATTGCTATAAGTAATTTAGATAACTTAGTATATAATGATAAAAAGATAGTTGACATATTATTTATTAAATCACTGTACGCTGAGAAGAGACAATCTTTTCTAAAATGTGGTGCTTTAGAAAATGAAATTATGTACAGACCAATCTTATTAATGGGAAAGGCTATCTACTCCCGTATCTTAAAAGAAGCAGATAAAAAAGTATATAAACAAATACTCAAGGAAATAATGAAATAAATTAAAGAAATATGCAGAACATACAAGACTTAGTTGCTAAGACAACTAAAGAATTAATTTTAGATGAGCCTTTTTATGGGCTCTTTTTAATTGGTATCAATAAGCAATACAGTGATAAGATTCCTACAGCAGGGGTTAGTAAACATGGTATTGGTATGCAGTTAACTATAAATCCAGAGTTCTATATAAACTTAAGCTTGCCTCACAGGGTAGGATTAATTAAACATGAACTGTTGCACATTGCATTTGGACATTTATTAATGAGAGATTTATACTCAGATTTTAAACTATTTAATATAGCAGCGGATCTAGAAATAAATCAATATATAGACAGTGACAAGCTACCAGAAGGTGGTTTATTACTATCAAGTTTTCCAGAATTAAATCTTCCTACTAAGGCAGGGACAAAAGTTTATTATAATCTTTTGGAACAAGCACAAGAAGATGGTACATCACCTTCATTAGATAACCTAATGGATAGTATGAACGGAGAAACTGAATATGATCACTCTACATGGGCTGATTTTGATGACTTATCTGAACCAGATAAAAAGCTAATGCAAAAACAAGTTGAACACCAGTTAAAAGACGCTGCTGAAACAACTATTAAAAAGCAAGGGCATATACCTGGAGAATGTAAGGAGTTAATTGATAGATTATTCCATGTTGAACCTGCCAAATTTGATTGGAAACAATATTTAAGAAGATTTGTGGGTAATTCTAGTATAGTATATACAAGAAAGCTGAGACGTAAGTATAACAAACGTTATGCTGAGAATCCTGGCCTTAAGATCAAATTTAAAAATCACATACTTGTTGGTATAGATACATCAGGATCAGTTAATACAGATGAGCTCAAAGAGTTTTATAATGAGCTACATCACATGTCTAAGACAGGACATAAAATAACTGTTGCACAATGTGATACAAGTTTGAATTCTGTTAAAGAATTTAATCCAAAACAAGCATGGGAAATTAACGGAAGAGGTGGAACATCATTTCAACCAGTAATTGATCATTTCAATGAAAAGAAAGGGACATACACGGCCCTTATCTATCTAACTGATGGTGAAGCATATCCACCACATAATTGCCCATCAAATACTTTATGGGTGTTAAGTAGCATCTCTGACATGAATGATGATTTACCAGGTAAAGTTATAAAATTAAACTAAACATGGGACGTTATTATAGTGGAGACATTGAAGGGAAGTTTGCCTTTGGTGCTCAAAGTAGTGGTGCAGCAGATAGATTTGGTGTATCAGGTGAAAGTCCTGGTTATATTGAGTATTTATATACTGAAGATAACTTAACAGCTCTTGAAGCTGAACTTAAAGCAATTGAAGCTTCATTCAAAGAGTATAAAACACCTCTTTTAGCTTATTATGATTTATTTGGTGTAGAAGATGATGTTGAAATAACATTTGAATCTTACATTGAAAAAGGTGATTTTAAACCTATGGGTCCTATTATGCAAGATGATTTCAATGATTATAGAATAGGTAAAAAAATACAAAACTGCGTTATAAAGCATGGAGAATGCTCATTCACTGCAGAATTATAAACAAAAACAAAAATTAATTAAGAATATGGCACAAGTAAATTTAAACGTAACAGAATTAAAAGGTTTTGTAAACCACATCATTAAGAACAACAGATACTTACAGGAAAGCGGAAAGAGCCCTGTATCAGTAGAAGTAGTTGGTGAATCAGGGATTGGTAAAACTTCAACTATTGTTGAGTTGGCTGAAGAAAACAAATTAAATTTTGTAAAGTTAAACTTAGCACAGATTGAAGAACTTGGAGATTTAGTAGGATTTCCTGTTAGACAATTCCAAATGTATAAAGAGACAAAAGTTTCAACAAAAACAAATGATATATCCTATACAGCAGCACAAAGATCAGCTGCCTCATCAAGTCTAGCGGCTATGCCTCAAACAAAAACTAAAAAAGTTGGTTTGTGGGTTGATGAACTTGCAGTACAAGAATACCTAAAGAATGGGTATAAAATGTCAGGTAAGAACAGGATGTCATATTGTCCACCAGAGTGGATTGCAGATGCAAAAGATGGTGGTATTTTATTATTGGATGACTGGAATAGAGCTGATACAAGATTTATCCAAGCAGTAATGGAATTAATTGACCGTCAGACTTACATCTCATGGAAATTACCAAAAGATTGGCATATCATCTTAACAGCAAATCCAGATAACGGAGACTATATGGTTAACAGTGTAGATAGTGCACAGAAAACTAGATATGTAACTGCTAATCTTAAGTTTGATGTAAACATCTGGGCAGAATGGGCTGAGTCAGCAGGGATTGATACTAGATGTATTAACTTCTTATTACTTCACCCGGAGCTTGTAACACAGGAAACTAATGCAAGATCAATAACAACGTTCTTTAATTCAATCTCAAGTTTTGATAGTTTTGAAGAGAACTTATCATTAATTCAAATGATTGGTGAAGGATCTGTTGGAGATGCATTTGCTTCTATGTTTACTACATTTATTAATAACAAACTTGATAAATTAGTTACACCAAAAGATTTATTGACTCATGACAGTGAATCATATATCTTAGGAGAACTAAGAAGTTGTATTGGTAAAGATGATACATACCGTGCTGATATTGCAGCTACATTAGCAACACGTTTGGCTAATTACTCTGTAGTATATTCTAAGGAAAACACAGTTAGTCAGAAGATTACTGATAGATTAAAAGCACTTTGTACTAAAGATTACTTCACAAATGATCTTAAGTATTTAGTTGTTAGAACAATATTTAGTGGAAATAAACAAAAGTTTAATAAACTAATGATGGTTCCTGAAATTATCAAAATGACAATGAAATAGAATTTAAAATTATGGCAAATAAATCAGTTTATCAAGATTTTGATACTGATGCATTAAACCACTATGGTCTAGCAGCAGCTCCTAAATTAGGAGTTGTTGTTGGTTCTATAGTAGAAGATGTATTGGTTACTCAAGATCAAACAACATTTGAAAAAATACAAAGGTCTCTATCAGTTCCAACTGAATCAGGGACTACGTTTATAAATAAAAAGAAAGCATTCATTCTACCAAGATGTGACGTATCACAAGACAGGTTGAAAGCAGCTTTGAAAGAACATGGAATTGCTGTTACAAATGATTATACTTTAGCAGATCTTATTGTAGGTCATGAAGATATATACAGAAGATTTGAGAACAGTGAGAATATCATGAGTTCAATAATGATGTCTAAACTTTGGAACTATGAAACAACTAGTGGTGCAGGGGGAAGCAGTCTTCCTTTAAACACCATAATTGAAAATCATGGAAAAGTAATTGTAACTCATAAAATAACTGAAAAGATCAGATACTATGATTTGAATATTGAAACTTCACTTTATGATGAATGGTTGATTACAGGATTGGCATTAAACTTAGCTTATCTAATTGATACAACTGGAGGAGATATTTCAGTTATAGATCCTGAAACCGTATTGCATAGTTCTGCTAATAAGGTAGTTATGGATGAAGAACTTTTAAGTGATTTATCTAGACAGCTTCAGGCATATGGAGATGATAATAAAGCAATGGCTGCTAAAATGATTCCATGTATTGATTACACTAAAAATTTTCATTTACTATGGAGGTTTGCACAAGATAATGATGGCAATATGTACTCCTTTAATAGGGATAAAGATATTCAATATTGGTTATCAGTATCAAACTTTAATAAATTCACTAGACTATCTGCACAGGATATGATATTGTGGTTAGAAAAGAAAGAGTATTTGAATGCAGTATCATTTAGATATTTAGAGCCTATAGTTAGAAGAGAAATAAGCATACACAACAGAGATCTTTATACATTTAAAGTGGCTGTAAAAAAAGAATACCAACAATATTTAGGTACTAAAACTTAAAACAATGAAAAAAAGATATCAAGTAAACTGGAACCAATCAGAAGAAAATGTCACAATAGTGAATGGTAAATGTAAATTAAAAGCATCAGCGTTTGATGTTCTATCTGCAGGTACATGGGTTGGGCATAGTAATGATTATGCTATAACAAAAGCAGATAAAGTAAGAATTGGTGTTGATTTTAAAACACCAGATACATTTACAATACAGGATAAAACCATATATAGATTTCCTAAGTTGGATTTACCTAGACAAAAGGTGGATTTACTTAAAGAAAAATACAATGTCAAAGTAATTAGAGACCCAAATAAAGCAGATATTCATGTAATTTCAGATAAGTTATTTGATAGCATATTTGATTACAATTGGCAAACATCATCAACGTTTCTACACTTCTTTAAGGTATTAAAAAAACTAAAAGAAGATGATCACCTAACTGTAGGTGCATTAGAAAAAGTTAAAGATATAATGGAAACTGTTGGTGTAGACTCAATGGTTAAATTAGAAAATAAGTATAGTTATAGACACAACAGTTATTCCAATCCAGATGCAACTTCTATATTTTTAGATATTATAAATGGATTATGGTTAAATGAAGAAGTTAATATGAATAAGGACATCATCATTGATGATAAAAATATTCAAGATTTCTTAGACATTAAAAACAGTAGTGCTACAGTTCTTTATGATACTGATGTTATAGGTATTATAGATGGCCAACTTGCTGTAATTGATAATGTAGAGTATGAAGGTATCCGCAAAATGATAGTTAGTAATGATAAAGACAATAGGTCATTAGCATTAGAAATGCTAGCAAATTGTAATGTGGATAAATCATATGATGTAGTCTCAAGTATTTTTTACTGGGAATACAACTGGCTAAAAGATACCAATAACTGGAATAGTGTAAATGTTAAAGCATTAAGAAAAAGACTAAAGGAATACCAAGGTGGACCTTGTACTTCTAATATATATGCTTATAATAAATACATTAATAATTTGGTTAAAGATGATAAATTAACTGAATATGCAGTAAATGAAACAAGAAAGAAACTGTATCATGAAGTTTTAGGAAACCTTGTTGGTACTACTGCAGATGTTTTTGAAGTAAAATTTGAGAACTTGGAATTAAAAGAAAAATTAATACAAAAAATAAAAACAGATGAATAGAGACTTAGAGAAAGAAAGGATATTTTATGCAAAAAAAGGTTTTTGCTTTAGTTACTCCTCACTAAACAAATTATTATTTTCACCATCCTTATTTTATAAGGAATATATTATGTTTGACCGTGAGGTTAGAACAGACACCCACCTTGTTGAAGGTAAACTTGTGCATTGCTTATTGTTTGAACCAGAAAAGGTATTGGAGAAATTCAATCTTGTTCCTGGTAGAGCACCAAGTGATAATATCAAAAAAGTAATGAAAGATATGTCTCTCTTTACTGATGCAGAATCATTAGCTGATTGTTCAGAACAAGCTCTTGAATCATTAAAAACTTTAAATCTTTTCCAGTCTCTTAAAACAGATGAGCAAAGAATTAAAAAAGTTATTACTGAAGATAATGAACCATATTGGAGTTTCTTAAGTAACACTAACGTTGATGTTGTAGATCATGATACTATGAATAAATGTTTAGATAAAGTGGAAACACTTAAATCAAACAAAGATGTTATGGATCTGTTTAAACAACAGGAGACAGACTTTGAGTTAGATCCAATTGAAACACATGCTGAAAAATATTTGAAGTCTGAAGTATCAGAAAACAATTTTGGTCTTCATGGTTACATTGATTACTATAAAATAGACCATGATAAAATGGAGGTCACAATATGTGATCTTAAAACTACTGGTAAAACTATTTCTGATTTCCGTGAGACCATTGACTTTTATAATTATTGGTTGCAAGCAGCCATATATGCTAAATTAGTTTATGATACTCTTGGAGAAAAGGCTGAAGAATACACAATAGTATTTAAGTTTGTTGTTATTGATAAATACCAACAGGTGTATGTTTTTGATGTTACTGAAGATACTTTAGCAGGATGGGCTGATGGCCTTGAAGGTGTTATTAAAGTAGCTGCACATCATTATGATGAGAAAAACTATCAATTACCATATGACTTTCTGGTAGGAAACATTAAGTTATAGTATGGACAATGTATATACAGACTATTTCCAAAAGAGTAAGGTTTTTCTTTACCCTCTGTTAAAACTTAAAAAAGGTATCACTTATGTTCCTGTGCAAACTTATGTTTGTTGGGAGCATGAGTATGCTATTGAGGATCACAAATTATTATGTGAGTATCATGTTAAGTCTTCAGATAAGTTTGTAGCATTCTGTAATAAATATTTAAAAAGTAACAAACTCTTTTATAAATACATAGACCTTGGAGAAAACAAGCATCTATTTATATTTGACTTTAAACCTTATAAAAATGACTTTAACAGATTTGCACTTGGTAAATTTTCTCAATTCAGTTTAGAATCCAAAATAGTAATATTGGATTTTTTCAATGCTTCAGGAAATATGTTAGGTTATATAACATCATTCCTATCTCCAGATAATGCACATGCTGATTATGCTGCTGCTTTTAATGTAGATATAGAAAGTATACAGGAAGTTTATGAAGTATGCAGTGTACCAAACTTAAAAAAAGAAACCTTTCAAGATAATAATCATCTATTAGATTGTTTATTAAATAAGAACTCCATATCTTTGGAGAAATAAAAAACTAAATATGTCACAACAAATTGGACAAAACATGATGTTAGTTAACTCTAGCTTCAGAAACGCAAAATCATTTACATTAATACCAGTGAGTGCGGACTCACCATATGTAGAAGCTATGTTTGACCCTGCGTCAAGCATCTTAGCTGTAATCAGTAAAGTAATGAAGCAATCATACCATATGGTTGCAAAACTTGATGATGAAGGACAGCCAATGAAATTAAAGAACCCAAATCCTCAAACTGGTAAAACAGTTAAAGAAGAAAGAAGGTTAGTTGATACATTCTCTGAATTCTATTTAAGTGATGTTAAGGACATTGAAACGTTTATTCATATGTTTGCAGTAAATGCTGAACATTTTGACTATAAATCTTTCTTTGCTGAGGTAAAAGAGACAAAAGTTTCTAACCTTATAATGCCAAGTTAAAAAATCTAACAGTACCTTAAACGCTACCCCTCTGAACAGCGTCCCAGTTAAGGTCTTTTATAAAAGGGCACAGTAAAATGTGCCTTTTTTTGGCTCTAAAAACTTCAAGATGATAAATAACATGATAACAATATGCCCATGAAACATTGGGTAATGGATTATGAAACTTTAAAAAATTGTTTTACAGGTGTATTTGAACATTACAAAACTCAGGAAACTGAAATATTTGTAATTCATGATCTGCAGAATGATTTGGAGAAGTTCATTAATTTCCTAGAAAATAATATAAAAAACAAAGAGTGGCATATATCCTACAATGGATTAGCATTTGATGCGCAGGTCACTCACTATATAATAGACAATTGTGTCTTATGGAAGAACTTAGATGGATGTGAAATAGCCAATATTATTTATAACTATGCACAAAAGTGTATCATAAAGTCTAATAACAAAGAGTTTAGTGATTATCCACAGTGGAAAATGAAAATGGGCCAAATTGATGTATTTAAAATGCACCATTGGGATAACCCTGCTAAACGTTCAAGTCTAAAATGGATTCAGTATAGTATGGATTGGCAAAACATTATTGATATGCCTATTCATCATGAAACTGAAATACATACGCAAGCAGAGATAGATCTTATATTAGAATACTGTGTTAATGACGTAAGGTCAACAAAGGAAATCTATAACAGATCTAAATCACAGATAAAATTAAGAAAAGAACTTACTAAAGAATATGGCATTGATTTATTTAGTGCATCTGAACCTAGAATAAGTAAAGAAATATTTGGTTACTTTTTAACTAAAAAACTTAACATACCAAAGAGAGATCTCAAGCAAATGAGAACTCACAGAGATATAATTAAAGTTAAGGATATATTATTACCTTATATTAAATTTACTTCACCTGAGTTTAATGTGTTACTTGATAGGTTTAAAGCTATAGAAGTTGATGCAATGAATCTTAAAGGTAGCTTTAAGTACAACATCCTGTACAAGAATGTGAATACACATTTTGGTTTAGGTGGTGTGCACGGTGCTGCTAGCAAAGGTGTTTATGAACCGGATGATGATATGATGATTATGTCATCTGATGTTACCAGTTTTTATCCTAATCTTGCTATAAAGAACAAGTGGTCTCCAGGACATTTCCCAAAGGAAGAATTCTGTGACCAGTATGAATGGTTTTTTGAAGAGCGTAAGAAGATCCCTAAGAGCAATCCAATGAATTATGTATATAAGATTATACTTAACTCTACTTTTGGCCTTAGTAATGATGTGAATAGCTTCTTTTATGACCCAGAGCTTTGTATGAGGATTACAATTAATGGTCAACTTACCTTAATGATGCTTTATGAGCAAATTATGGAAAGAATACCGGGTGCAATTCCTTTATTACAGAACACGGATGGTGTTGAGACCATTATACCAAAGGCTTATTATGATGAGTACATGAAGATATGTGAGGAATGGCAAGAAATTACCAATCTAAACTTAGAACATGATGAATATCAGAAATTAATTTTAGGTGATGTCAACAACTACATAGGAATAAACAAATATGTGGAAGTAGATATTACAAAATGGAGAGATATAAAAGATGCTAATCCTCACTACCTGTTTAAGGTTGAGAATGATAAGTTTAGTTTTGCTCCAGTAAAGTTAAAAGGCAGGTTTAATTTTCATGATTTGCAATTACACAAGAATAAATCTAAATTGATTATACCCAAAGCAATTTACCAGTACTTTGTACATAATATACTTCCAGAAGAATATATTAATACAAACAAGAATATATTGGACTATTGTATTGGTGGTAAATCTAAAGGAAGATGGAAGCAAGTGGCCAGGTATATTAATCAAGGGGCTTATACTGAAGATGATCTACAAAAGATTAATAGATATTATATATCTAAATCCGGAGTTAAAATTGTTAAAGTAAACAAAGATGATCAAAGGGAAATTCAATTGGAAGCAGGTCGTTGGTTACAGGTTGTATTTAATGATATGCAAATTAAACCAAAGTGGGAAGACTATAACATTGATAAAAAGTACTATCTTGACTCTATAGAAGAAGAAATAAATAGTATTATTAATGTATCATCTAATCAATTAAAACTTTTTTAATGGAAAACACAAGTAAAAAGACCCCCAAAGGGGCCATAAAGTTTACAATAACTTTGTCAGAAGAGCAGAAAGATGCCAAAACTCAAATACTGAAGCATCCTTTTAATTTTATAGTTGGTAAAGCCGGTAGTGGTAAAACACTACTTGCCGTCCAAGTAGGTCTGGATCAGTTTTTTAAAAGAAACTTTGATAAGATAATTATTACTAGACCAACTATATCTACAGAAGACAATGGATTCTTACCGGGGTCAGAGAAGGAGAAAATGGAACCATGGTTAGTACCCATTAGATCTAATATGAGAAAGGTTTATAACAAACCACCTGTATTAGAAAGAATGGAGACTAATGAAGAAATTGAATTGGTTTCTTTAGCACACTTCCGTGGTAGAACATTTAACAATTCTATAGTTATTATAGATGAGTTTCAAAATCTTACCAGAGCCCAACTGGCAATGGTATTAGGAAGACTAGGTAAAAATTCAATAATGATGTTATGTGGTGATAATCAACAGATTGACTTAAAGGATAGAAACTATTCAGCAATACATGAAGTTGCCAAGATAATTGGTTCAAAGTATGTGAATAAAGTAATCCTGCAAGATAATCACCGTCATGAATCTCTTATTGAGGTATTAGAACTATTAGCAACAAACTAAAAATGGAAAATAAATGTACAACAGTAGAGATCTCTAAACAAGATCAAATAAATGAAGACTTTTTTAAAGTAATCCATAATACATTGGGTGAACTAAAAGATTTACTTCTTGTAAAAGGCAAGGAGTATGTGAGAAATAATGATGTATATCATAACTTCAATCAAGGTGCCATAATGAAAGGTACTACACCTGAGAAAGCCTTGGATGGTTTTCTTTTAAAACATGAAGTGTCTATAAATGATATGACCAATGATCTGGATGATGGCATACTGCCTTCTAAAGATAAAGTCATAGAGAAGTTTAATGATAACATGATCTACTTACTTATTAAGAAAGCAATGATATTAAATAGGATTAAAAATGAGTAAAAAAATGGATTATTTTGAATTAGAATGTGCCGTTGAAGAATGGGCACATGAAAAAGGGATTATGGCTAAGGCCAGTCCTATGGCACAAGCCTTAAAAACAATGGAAGAGTGCACGGAGCTCTGTACAGCAATTAACAATAAAGACCGGGAAGAAATTGTAGATGCAATGGGTGATATAATGGTAACATTAATCATACAAGCAAAAATGCAAAACGTTTCTTTGGAGTCTTGTTTAGAATCAGCTTATCATATTATAAGCAAAAGGACTGGTAGAATGATTAGAGGACAATTTGTAAAAGATCCAACAATACTTTGATAAACTAATTATATTTACTACCTTTACACATTAAAAGTTTAAACATATGCGCTATAAAAAAGCAACAGAAACAACAAAAACTTACTTAGAGAATGCCACCTTACCTAGCCATGGTAAGAGTTATACAGTTATATCACACAAACAAGTGATAGATAACACAAAAATTTTATTGGAGGATAGTGGATTTACTATCCGTAAAGAAATATATAGAGCAAACATGAATGCCCAAGTAGCACAGGGTATATATCATATTTATCCTTCTCAGTCTCAAGATGACGTAATAGCAGGAGAGAAAGAACTAGGAATGATGTTTGCCTGGACAAACTCTTATGACAAGAGTACAAGATTCCAATGCGCTATTGGAGCATACGTTATGGTATGTGATAATGGTATGGTAGCCGGAGACATGATGAATTTCAAAAGAAAACATACTGGATCAGCAGGCCATGATATGGTTGTACAATTAAGTAACCAAATTAAAAATGGTGAAAAACATTATACACGCATATTAGCAGACAGGGATTCATTAAAAGGTACAATATTGAACAAACGTAAACAATCTGAATTACTAGGAAGACTGTTTGCAGATGATGAAATTATTACCGCAACTCAAGTTACGTGTATCAAGAAAGAAATGAATAAACCATCTTATGATTATGATTGTAATGATGACAATGCATGGGCTTTCTATAATCACGTAACACATTCACTAAAAATGTCCCCACCAAGAGATTGGATGCAGGACAGCCAAAACTTTCATGACTTTATGATGACAGAAGTATTATCAAACGCAGCAGGATCACAATCAAGTGACGTAGACTTTAGTAATTTGCAAACTACAATAGATGAAAATTTTGATACCAGTGAGGTACAAGATATAATCTTGGAATCAAGTGGAGCAATAGAAATAGATGAGGATATTACACCTCTTCAATTAGCATATGAAACATATACAGCACATAATTGGTAACAATACTACAAATATTGGCTCTGATTGGTTGTATCTACATTTGTACTAAAAACAAATTAGGAAACTAAAAAGTAAAAGACTGGGGGAATTAATAGTTCCTCTGGTTACTTTTACATAAGTTTTCCTATGCGTTTTATAAAATTAACAGTAAAATAGAAACTAAAATGAAAAACATAAAATTTAATACAGAAGCTAGAAATGGCTTGAAAGATGGAGTTGATGCCCTGGCAAATGCTGTAAAGGTAACATTAGGCCCAAAAGGAAGAAATGTAATTATTAGTAAATTCTTTGGAGGACCTCAAGTTACTAAAGATGGTGTTACAGTTGCAAAAGAAATTGAACTTGAAGACCCCTTAGAAAATATGGGTGCTCAAATGGTTAAAGAAGTTGCTTCTAAGACTAATGATCTTGCAGGTGATGGAACTACAACCGCTACTGTATTAGCTCAGGCTATAATACATGAAGGTTTAAAGAATGTTGCAGCAGGCGCTAATCCAATGGATTTAAAAAGAGGGATTGATAAAGCTGTTTCAGTAATAGTTGCAAATTTACATGAACAATCTATAACAATAGGTGATTCATTAGATAGACTAAAACAAGTGGCTTCTATTTCTGCAAACAATGATGCTGAAATTGGTGATTTAATTGCCAATGCATTTACCAAAGTTGGTAAAGAAGGTGTTATTACTGTAGAAGAGGCTAAAGGTATGGAAACATATGTTGATGTTGTGGAAGGAATGCAATTTGATAGAGGTTTCTTATCTCCTTACTTTGTAACTAACCCGGATAAGATGAGTGCTGAACTAGAAAATCCATACATTTTAATAGTTGATAGAAAAATATCTAATATGAAAGACCTACTTCCTATATTGGAACCGGTTGCTCAAACAGGTAAAGGTTTATTGATTGTTGCAGAAGATGTTGACGGAGAAGCCTTAGCTACCTTAGTAGTGAACAAATTAAGAGGTGGTCTTAAGATTGCTGCAGTTAAAGCTCCTGGCTTTGGTGCAAGAAGAAAAGACATGCTTGAAGATTTGGCAATATTAACGGGTGCAACAGTTATCTCTGAAGAGAAAGGTGTTACTCTTGATGATGTTAGTATTGATATGTTAGGACATGCTTCATCTGTATCTGTAGATAAAGACAACACTACCATTATAAATGGTTCAGGTGATCAGGATAAACTTAATGCAAGAATTATTCAGATAAAGGGTCAAATAGAGACAATGGAAAGTGCTTATGAGACAGAAAGATTGCAAGAACGTTTAGCTAAGTTAGCAGGTGGTGTTGCAGTTTTATATGTTGGTGCAGCTTCTGAAGTTGAAATGAGAGAAAAGAAAGATAGAGTTGATGATGCACTTGCTGCAACAAAAGCTGCTGTTGAAGAAGGTGTAGTTGCTGGAGGCGGTGTTGCTTTGCTTAGAGCTGGTTTAATACTTGAAGGATTGGTAAGCCCAACTCCTGATGAAAGTGTTGGTATTGGTATTATTGCAAAAGCAATCTTAGCTCCATTCAAAACTATCTGTGAAAATGCAGGTGTTAGTGCTGATGTAAAATTAGACGGTGTATTATCTAGACCAAGTGGAACTGGATATGATGCAAAGGATGATGCGTATGTTGAAATGTTTGATGCAGGGATTATTGATCCGTGTAAAGTAACTAGAGTTGCATTAGAAAATGCAGCTTCTGTTTCTGGAATGATTTTAACTACGGAATGTGCTTTGGTGAATACTACAGGTAAACCATCTGCAGGAGACATGCCTGAAATGCCAGGTGGAATGCCCGGAATGATGTAGTAACTTACATAATAATAATTAATGAGGGGAACAATATCAACTGTTCCCCTCTTATTATTTTATAAATATATTATTAAATTCTAATTATTCCCACATTACTACATTTACTGCTGCATTGATTGCTTTTGCATCTATACTAACCATATTAATTGAATATCCAGTAGTTGTTTTTTTATTTACCCAACCACGTGTTCCACCACCCATTACATTTGTATCTTCAAAAGTTAAATTAACCATATAATCTGCATTGGAAACTCCAGTTGCAAATGTAACATCATATATTCCTACCGGACCTTGTTTAACCATAAAGGCTCCAAGATTAGATATACTGTTAGTATTACTTAAAGCAACTGTATCACCTTGAACGGCAACACTTTTAATAGTACCAAAAACAGCCAAAGGTCCTATACCTATTAACTTCTTTACATCGTCCATTGTTACTTTATGGACATTTTGAGATTTAGCATCATGAAACATGATATAATCATCAAGATCTATTTGAGAAACTACAGGTGCTGAATAAACAACATTATCAAGACCTAAATAATCAACCTCAACTGTGCTACCAGATATTGTAACACCTGGGCCTCCAGTATATGAACCACCTGTACCATTTGATGCAGAAGTAATACGTCCTTGTTGATCAACTGTAATATTAGCTGCTGTATAAGTACCTGCTGACACAGCTGTATTATCAAGACTTATTTGTATTGAATCTGTAGCTTGAGAAACAGTAGTTAAACCTATACCACCTTTTAATAATAAAGTATCACCATCACTAATTGTCTGTGCTGCACCAGTATCACCTGTTGCTATCCAATGTGTACTTAAACCTGAAGTCCATGGTATATTAACCACGGCTTGATTTTGATCATTGAATTGAACACCATAAGTTCTATCATCCACATTAGTTATTGAATTTACTGCAGTAGTTTGAACAAGATCGCTATATAATTTAACACCTCCAATTGTGGTTGATGTTGCATATGGGAGTGAACTTTGTATCCAAGGTACATTAACAACCAATTGCCCATTATCATTAAATTGAACACCGTAAGTTCTTTTAGCAACTTCAGATACTCCTTCAGCAATAATTGTCTGAACTGTATCAAACCTAAGTTTACCAATACCTTGAATAACTGATGTCATTACCGGTACTGCTGAAGGAATAATTGGAAAAGTAACAAGATTACCTAACCCATTAATATAATCATTAGATGTACCATTTGCTGTTATATCAACATCTGCATTTGTAGTTGGATTACTTACAGTAACACTAAATGCTGTTCCAGCATGAGTTGCTCCTACACTAACTACAGAACCGCTACCTCCACCACCTGTTGCATAATTGGGAACATTTAATATTCCACTTATTAAGGTAGATGGCCCTGATGTTCCAGTTGTTGTTAAACCTGTAACAATACCTTGAGGTCCTAAAGCAAGTATATCTTGTAAATTAACAGCATGAACTGTATCATCATCTTTATCACTAAACATGAAATAATCATCAAGCGCAACTGCTGATGATCCACTTGCAAGAATAATGTTTTGGTCAGTTGAATATAATGCTCCAATAATAGGATCTACACTAGTCCCTGTTAACTCTAAACCTGCAGCTACATTAACACTTGTTACTGTACCATAAGTTGTATCAACCCAAGTAACGTTTGTTCCTGTTGAACTTAATACTTGACCTGCTGCACCCGGAGAACTAGCTCCATCATATAAATGACCTTGAATGCCAACGCTTGCTTCAAAAGTTACTAATTCAGTATCTGAATCAGATCCAATACTTAAATTTCCTGGAGATTGAACCATTGCTATTGGTCCAGCATCCCCTATTGTTGTGGCACTTGTCCACATTGCTATATTATTAATAGTACCTGATCCTCCTATTTCACTAGCAGCATCAATTTTTATAACACCAGCTGTATCAGTCAATGTTATATTAGTTCCTGCTTCAAGTGTAACTAAATCAATTGTAGAATCAGATCCTACAAGTGTTAAGTCAACATTTAAACCAGATTGAGCACTAACTAAATCATATGTAGTATCATTACTTGGAAGAGCAGCTATAAAATCATCCATACGTATAATGAATGGTTCCATTTTAGGCGCGTAACTAGCACCCGTATTCAAACTGCTATTCTTTACTCTACCAAATTCAATATAATCTGATGAAAGTTTAAGAATGTCTTTTCTTTTTCCAATTTTTAAGAGACCTAAAACCTCTTGTATAAATATACTCATAATATTGTTTGTTTATTTTACTTATTATCTACCGCAACCTGGTTTCCATTTTGCTCCACCAGATTTTCTTCTAGCTCTTCTTCTGGCTCTTTTAGCTTTACCACCCGGACCTGGAGTAGAATCAGTAGATTCAACACCTGAGTAAAACCCAGATACATCTCCACCATCCATGAATTTCTTTGTTAATAATTTATTATTCATAATATTGTTTATTTATTTTCTATTTTCTGCACTTGTACCATAGTAGTATGCAAATATGTTACTTATTACCACACCTTCAATCATACCCATTAAATGTACAAAGAGATCATTCTCAAGTACTGCAGGTATATAAACCACAGCATAAATCATAAAAATGAAAGAGAATAAACCTGTTAAACCGGTTGCCAGCATCATCCAATCTTGTTTGTTGGTCTTAGCTATTTCAACTTCTCTTTTTCTTGCTGAATCTCTATCTGCTACTTCTAAAGCATACATTTCTTGAACATAAGTATCTGCTATTATTTTATCTTCAGCAGATATATTAGGATCACTCTTTATAAGATTGCTAACCATACCCAATACACCAGCATCTGGTAACAGATCCCCAGCAATATTCAATATACCTGGAGCTACCTTCATTAGGAACTTACCAAATTTGGTATCTCTAAATTTCTTTTTTGGTGTATCACTCATAATTACTAAATTATTGGTGTTATAGCTGTTATAATTCCGTTGACAACTGTCACATCTTTATCATCCGCACTGATAAATTTACCTGTTGCACCAACAACTGGAGCAGGTAATATCAAAGTTTTCAATGACTTAATTGTTATTAAATCAGTTTCAACCTTTGGGTGAGGTTTCATTCTTTCTTGAGCGGTAGCATACCTTGCTATAGCAATATAATCTTCTGTTCTAGGTGTTACAGCTTTCTTTCTTGAAAGCATTCCCATCATGTCTTGTAGTAGAGTACTCATATGTTTAATTTTTTATTGTATGTATTGACCATGTTATGCTTATTTCATCTTCTGTTTGTATATTATCAAATGAAAATCCAAAAGCAGCATAACCGGCTTCATCTATAGGTGTTGTTAGAGTTACTATTGTTTCTCCACAACTAATAGTTGCTCCATTATTTGAAAATGTAGTAAGTGTTGTATCATTTTGAACATCTTGTACTGCCCATTTACCACCAGCATTTGCCATATCACTACATTTAAAATGACCTAAAAAAGTTTTAGGCTTAATTGGTAAATTAGGATCATATCTATTAATAGAGAACAAGTAAGATAGTTTAATTTTATCTCCAACAGCTAGTATTTTATTTAAAGGAATAGAAGAATATCCAGGAAGGTCGTTAATATACCATGATATTGCTGAAGAAGTGTTATACTCACCATCAGTCCAATTATTTAAATAAGGAGATGTTGTTGATACACCTCTAACAACTTCTGTTCCGTATGTTATATAATTATCATTAGTCATATTAGGCCAACTAAGACGGTCTGCATTTACTGCCATAAAAGCATGTCCTGATGCTATTGTATCTTGAGTTGAACCACCACCACCTGATCCTGAAGCAGCATTGGTAATTTGACCTTGTGCATTAACAGTTACAGTACTATTTGTATATGTTCCTGGCACAACTGCTGTATCAGTAAGATTAACTAATACTTTTGTACCACTTGCACCTTCAGTATTTATTCCTGTCCCACCTTCAATGTCAACTATTGAACCATCAACAACTACTTGGTTAGTACCAGCATCACCTCCAATTATAAAGCTACTCATTGTACCACCACCACCACTTGCTGCTGCTAAATTAATTGTATCAGCTAATTGAGTGATAGTTACTGAACCATCATTTGAGGTTAAAGATTTAAAGTTTAATGTTTCACCAACCTTATCTTTCCATACACCTACACCTACACCTACATTAGCTGCAGTATTAGGCTCACCTGTTGTAGTAAACTCAACATAATCATTATCTAATGATGTAGAAATTGTAAGATTAGTACTTAATGACTTTAAAGTTCTGAATGATACAGTACACTTTTGTGTTTCTTTATCAACTTCAGTTTTTTGATATACACCAGCGCTATTTGAAGCTGGTATAGCAGGAACATTAACATGATCACAATGTTCTGCAGCAATTTTAAAATCTTTTATTTTGATAAGTTTAACAGACTTGTATGGAATAGGTGATGCAATACCTGTCATTTCAGGTTCTTCATTGATACCCAATACCAGTACATCATTAGGGCCTGCTTCAGTAGCAAACTTCTTACGTTTAAATAAACTTAGTACGTCAGTTAAAATGTTCATATCTATTTTTTCCTTTTACTATTTATATGAGGAGATGGGTCACCACCATTCATATAGTTTGGGTTTTTTCTTTTGTTCTTAGAAGGCCCAGAACTTGTCCAACCTCCCATTTTATATTCTTGCATGCTTTCAGAACCATCTGCTTTAGATGCTAATCTTTTAGCGTTGCCACCTTTTTTCATCTTATCAACCATAGATCCATACATGATGTCATCTAATTCACCACCACCTTGTTTACACAAAAGTTTTGATTTTTGTTTGGTCATCTTTTGACTTTGTAATCCTTGTCTCTTCATTGTTTGTTGTTATTAAAAATCCAATGTGAAAGTTATAAAAAATAAATATAACTTTAATGTATTATAGTTATGATCTTTATCAGGATTAAGGTGCTCCCATCCTAAAGCAAATCTATCATGCGGCCAGTGAAAGGCTATTTCTAAAGTCCAACCCATAATTATTTGCAGTTACAATTCTTACAATCACAGTTATCTGAGATTGAACAATTTTCTTTTTTACAGTAACCCAAACATAATTTACCAAAGGTTACCCATCTGATAAACAAACATACATTTTTCATAATTTTCAATTTATATTTATAATTGCACTATGCACTTTATACTATTAATATACAAATTTATTACTACTTTAACAAATATAAAGGGTACCTACTTATTCTTAAGTCTTTCATTATCCTTACTAAGGAAGTCTACTTTGACATGTAATGTACTTACTTCCTTTGTCAAGGTAAGTATTTGTTTAATCATTACATCTTTTTCATCTGAGCTATCTGATAGTAATTGTTCTAATCTTTTAACTCTCTCTCTCAAATCATCTCTATACATATTCTGGTCTGTCCTGTCAAGGGACTCTATTTCTGTTCTTAACTTAATCTTCTTCTCATAAAATCTCCATGCTCCTGCAGAAAATAAAACGGTTACCATTGTTACTATGACATTGGTTATGTTATCATACTGATTTATATCTATCATTTTTGTTTTCTATAAAATTGTGATGTAACTTGTGTTAAGTTTATAAATGACATGATCAAGGGAAGAAACCACATCCAATTACTTGGATCCATAATGCCTCCATTTAATACTAATAAAACTAAAACAACCATTGAAAAAAGAAAAGAACCATAAGCTAGCGTTTTTCTAGCGCGTAAAGATTCAACACATGTGCCTTTTATTAAAGAGCCTCCAAGTAACACACTTATAACAATAAGCACTGCTTGAATACCAAATTGGCAAGACCAGATTATTGGAAAAAAAACAAGCCAAACAAGGCCTATCAGTATCTCTAATGGTTCTGAGTCATAGTATTTTAAAATATTACTTAATTTTTTTAACATTACATGTATATATAAAATAGTATATTTGCTACCTTTGCAATGTATACATTAATAATATACAAAAAATTCACTTATGAATAAAGCAAATCCCTTAATTTTTAAAAATAAAATAGCTTTAGAGTTACTCCCAACAGAGACTCTAGTAGGCATAAAAACAATCAATTGTGAAGTCCTATGTGAGGATGACAAATACCGTAAAGTATATGGTGTAGAATTAGGATTCCTGTTTTTCACATTTAGTTATCTAAATATGGTTACATAGATTTTCTATTCTCAAATAAATTCCTTAAATTAATATGAGCTGTATTTCCATCTGGGAATATGGCTTTTATATCCTTAAATAAACAAAGTCAAGTATGAACAAAAACATTTTTTTACCAAGAACTAACATATTACCGTATGAATATCCGCAACTCCTAGCATACAAAGATGCTATCAGACACTCCTATTGGATTGACACAGAGTTTAACTTTACAGAAGATATTCAAGATTTCAAAGTTACAATTAATGCAAAAGAAAGAGATGTCATTAAAAAGACAATGCTTGCTATTGCTCAAATAGAAGTTAATGTAAAGACCTTCTGGGCAGATATGTACAAACGTATGCCTATCACGGAGATAGGAGATGTAGGTATGACCTTTGCTGAATCTGAAGTAAGACACAAAGATGCCTACGCTAGATTATTAAGAATACTAGGTTTAGAAAATGAATTTAAAAATGTCATTGAAGTACCTGCTATAAAAAATAGAATTAAGTACTTAAAGAAGTACCTGGATGGAACAAGAAGTAGAGATGATAAAATGTACACTAAATCAGTGTTATTATTTTCTTTATTTATTGAGCATGTAAGTTTGTTCAGTCAGTTCTTAATTATGATGTCTTTCAACAAAGAGAAAAATCTTTTTAAAGGTATTTCTAATGTAGTTGAAGCAACAAGTAAAGAAGAAGAAATTCATGGTAACTTTGGTATAGAAATAATCAACATTATCAAATCAGAAAACCCTGAGTGGTTTAATGAAGAATTTGAAAATCTTATTGATTCTGCATGTAAAAAAGCATATGCTGCTGAATGTGATATCTTAGATTGGATATTTGCTAAAGGTGAGCTTGACTTCCTACCTGTGGAAACAATTAAGCACTTTATTAAGAATAGATTTAACAATTCTTTAAAGAGTATAGGTATGAAAGAGATCTTTGATGTTGATTTTGATGTCTTAGAATCTACACGCTGGTTTGATGTAGAAATTACAGCAACCAAAGAAGGAGACTTCTTCTATAAGAAGCAAGTTGACTACAACAAAAAAAGTAAGAGTATAACAGAAGATGATTTATTTTAAAAAACAAAACATGGAATATAAAAAGTACTATTGGCTAAATGAAGAAAGCCGTACATTCTTATCAAGAGGGTACATCTCTGAAACACCAGAGCAGAGAATTAAGGATATTGCTAATGTAGCAGAAAAATATCTAAAGATTGATGGATTTGCATTAAAGTTTGAAGACTACATATCACGTGGTTTTTATTCTTTAGCTACTCCAACCTGGATTAACTTTGGTAAATCAAAAGGATTACCAATCAGTTGTTATGGATCAAACGTTGATGATTCATTAGATAGCATCTTAAATGGTGGCCGTGAAGTTGGTTTGATGTCTAAGTATGGAGGAGGAACTTCTGTATATTTAGGAAACATTAGAGCAAGGGGTGCAAGTATATCAACAGGAGGTCATGCTGATGGGCCAGTTCATTATGCTAAAATATATGACACCGTTGTTGATGTATGTAAACAATCTGAAGCTAGAAGAGGAGCATGTGCTGCTTGGTTACCTTTAGAGCATGCTGATATAATGGAGTTCTTGGATATTGGGACTGAAGGAAATCCTATTCAAAATCTACAGTACGGTGTAACTGTTACTGATAAATGGATGGAAGAAATGAAAGCTGGTGATAGTGCTAAGCGTAAAACCTGGGCAAAAGTTATTCAGAGAAGAAATGAATTTGGTTTTCCATATATCATGTTCAAAGATAACTCAAATAACAATTCTCCATACAAAGAACTAGGGCTTGATATAACGGCTTCAAATCTATGTAGTGAGATACAATTACCTACAGACAGTTTTAACTCATTTGTATGCTGTCTAGGGTCCATTAATCTATTACATTGGGATGAAATCAAACACACTGATGCAATAGAAACATATGTATTGTTTTTAAATGCAGTAATGGATGAGTTTATTAAAAAATCAGCCGTGTTACCTGGTATGAAGAGAGCACATAGATTTGCTTCTCAACATAGAGCAATAGGTTTAGGAGTAATGGGTTATCATTCTTTATTTCAATCAAAGCTTATTGAGTTTGAATCATTACAGGCCAAAGGTTTAAACAGTGAAATCTTTAGAACTTTAAAGGAAAGATCAGAGGTTGCATCAAAATGGCTTCATGACTCAAGGGATGTCACTTGTATTAGAGATGGTTTTGCAAATAGCACATTAATGGCTGTTGCTCCTACTAAATCTAGTTCATTTATTCACGGTGCTGTATCTATGGGTATTGAACCAATCAAATCTAATTATTTTATTAAAGATTTGGCTAAGTCAAAAACCATATATCAAAATCCTTTTTTAAAGGAGGAATTAGAAAAGTATGATCTGAATACCCCTGCAGTTTGGGATAGCATCTTGAAAAAGGATGGCTCAGTTCAACATTTAGATTTTCCTACTAAAGGAGTATTCAAGTCATTCATTGAGATAACCCCTAAAGAATTGATACTTCAGGCAGCTCAAAGACAAAAGTTCATTGATCAATCACAATCTTTGAATTTAATGATACACCCTAGCGTTTCTGCTAAAGATATAAATCAATTGTATTTATATGCATGGGAGGAAGGAGTTAAAACTCTTTACTACCAATTTAGCCAGAGTTCTGCACAAGAGTTTTCTAGAAATATTCTAGACTGTGCAAGTTGTGAAGGTTAGTAATTAAATAATGTAGTATAAACCAGTCACTAAGGCCTAATTATAGGTTTAATGACTGGTTTATCATACATTTTTAGTATTCAAATTCTCTTTCTATTAGAGCATTGTTCCATTTCTTAAATGATGTCAATATAGGTAATGCATCTTCCCAAGCTTTAGCTACTTTAAGTTTTCCTTTATTAGGTTTATTTTGATAAACATAATCAGAATCAGCATAAAAGCCTTCTTCACCTTTAATTAAATATGCAGGTGCAAACCATATACTTTGGTTTACTGCCTCACCCAATTCACCTAACATTCTTGATGCAGCAACCGGAGATTTAATCATCTGGTGTATTTGTACCCATGAATCTGGAGTAATTGGAGCAAACAATATCAATTCTTTATACAATCTATCTGCTTGATACTTAGTTAAATTCTTAAGTCTTCTTTCAGTATCACTATCATCATCATCACCGGCAAGAACACTATCTAGTATAGTACCTATTCCGGATACTGCAATTATAATAGCAATTTCACCCATGGTTCTGTAGACACCAAACAATCTATTTTGACCTCTTGAATCACCAAGACCACCTGTACCATCATAACCTTCTTGTTCTTTTAGAAATCCTTCACCATATTTTTTAAAGTCTCTATTTCCAAGAACTATTTGTTGTTTTGCAAAAGCAGCAAACGCTATGGCAGATTTATATCTACCTTCCATCCAACCTAAATTTTCATCAAAGTATTCATTTTGGAATCTAGCTCTAACAGCTGGAGCAACCCATTTTTTAAATTGTGCAGCTAAGTTACCAATGGTATGAGATTGAATTATCATTCTATCTTCAGCCGCGTAATTACCATGAATTTGTTTGTTGACTTCTCTAATATTATTTCTTAGTTTATATCTAAAGTCATCATTATACTGAGCAATCTCTTTACCATTTTTATCTATAACAGTTTCAAAACCATCCATCAATTCAACTTCATGAGTTTTTCCATTAAATTTGAATGCATCATATAAAGACATTGTTTCTCCCGTTTCTTTATTAAGAACCAGGGTATCCATTATTAAAGCTATACCAACTTTAGTTTGAACATTGTATTCAGCAGCATCTTGTAGTACATAACCCCAAGCTTTAAACCTTTCCCAAACACCTTTATCATCTTTACCTCTTTGTGATTCACGTATATCTGTAGAATCATCCATCATTCTGAATAGCTCAGTTAATGCTTCATACTTATTGTTGGCTTGATTAGGATCATAATCAGTCTTGCCAATATTTGCTAAACCTAGAGTTGCTATATCAGCAATATCTTGTATTCCAGCACCGGTTCTTTTTATTATACCAGGTAAAGCAACAGCATTGTATTCCTTAGCTGCTCTAAAATAACTCTTCTTTGAGTAAAATCTAGAACCAAGCATCTCAATATTATTGTTTATTTTACCCATCAAGTAATTGTTAAAGTTACCAAACGGATTAAATGCAACATAAGCTAAAGAAGAAAATCCAATTAACTGATCTGCAATTTTATCTACAGCTCCTTTTGTTATAAGTTCATTATCATAATAAACCATTGACAAATATTTTCTCAATCTTCTTACAGTATTTGAATCACCACTTGTTTCTTTTTTGAAACCTACGGTGCCTCCAATAGCCTGATCAACTTTATTGGCAGCACGGCCAACTAAACGTGTACTTGCTTTAGATGGTTCATATGCTCTATTTTCTACAACTCTTGTTATTGCAGTTAATGTATCTTCAATTTCACCCATCACTTCATAATGTTCAGCCATTGCGCTAAACTTTATTAAACTTGATGCTAAATCAGAACTTAACTCTTCAACTAAAGGTGCACTTCTTAACTTTGCAGTTTCACCTGATAGTAAGGCAGCTTCTTTCTTATAAGTGACACCATTTATCTCACCTTTTTTATATTTATCCTTTAATGCTTTTTCTTTTGCTTCAGCTTCTTCAAGTGCTCCTTCTTTTCTAGGAGAACCCGTATAGAACACAGGCATTGAATTAACAAAATTACCTTGCTCATCAAGCAAAACATTCTTTTGTATAGCAGTTTCTTTAGTAAGATTTGAAACTGATCTCACTGTATTAGAATACATTCTTACAAAGACATTGGATTTATTCTTTAAATCAGATAATAATTCACCTTTAACAGTTGGTATTCTACCAGACATCTGCGCTTTAACACTTGCTGGTAATTTACCTAATAATTCAACTTCATAATACTTAACGTACAACTCATAGAATTCTCTTTGTGCAATAGATAACGCATCAGTTTTAGTAGGATCAAAAATGGCTTTGTATTGCTCACTTCTCATATCACCATTAACATCTGCTAATCCATTTTCATCAAGTGAAAATTCATTGGCAACTATATATTCACCTTTAACAAATATACCACCAGTCTTATCTTTTAAAACTTGACCTGTTGGTTCTCCATTAAGCCATATTGCTTTATTATAGTCAACGCTATTGTAGTACTTGGCTTGGAATTTTTGATACTCAACTTCCTTTGCACCTTTTACATTACTTCTTTTATGCCATGTACCCCATGTACCATTATTTTGCCAGAACTCAAACTTCTTTCTAGCATCTTGAAACTCTTGGTTATATCTGTGATATTTACCATCTATTCTATTACCATTTTCATCTGATCTCTCTGCTTGAGAAAAGTTAGTCAATGCTCTCTTTTTTCTAGCCACCTCAATATTATAGTCAATATCTTCTTTGGTTGCATTTTCAAAATTACCAACTTCTCTGTATTGTAAAGGAACACCTTTATCATCAGTTGTTGCATCCATTAACTCTTGTCTTAGAGTATAATATTTTTGACCAATTGGTTTTGTATAAAATCCAGTGCGTTTACCTTCTCTGAAAACATGCATGAAATCATAAAGTTGATCCTTGCTAGTTCCCGGTGATAACTTTAATAGTTTATTACCAGCTTTTTGAATTACAGATTCTCTATAATTAATCTTATCTAATAAGATTTGTTTTTGTCTTTTGTATATTTTATCTACTATAGCAAGTAATGTATCAGTAGAAGTAGCTAAATCTCTAGTTTGTAAATCAACACCACTAATATCATCAACCTGAGTCAATTCTTTAATTAAATCTGCTTCAGTGTTACCACTTCCCTCAACTCCAAATTGTCTATTAGATTTGTTTCTAACAACTTCTTTTACATAATTGAAAATAGCATCATTAATAAGACCTTCTTTACCAGTATTTAATGCTTTAGTACCAACTAATTTATTGGTTTCTAATTGTAGGTTTAACACCAATTGTTTTTGTGTAGCATTTAATTCTGAAGAATCTTCAATTGCAAATAAAGGAGCAAATGTAGTAAGGAATCTGTTGAAATTTAACACATAACTAATGTAAGCTGGGTCATCAATATTTTTTGGATCAGATACATATGTTGTAAATTCTCTAATTCTTTCTAATGACTTACGTAATAAAGCAGTATAAACTCTAGACTGTTCAAGTGGGCCCTTATTCATACCACTTAAAATATAAGCTTGTTCATTAGCTCTCTCATCTAACCTTTGTTCATAGGTTTTGCTTGAGAATACCTTTTTCTTATTATTAGTATCCGCTTCCTGTGCTCTTCTTACAGCTTCACTGTAATTTTCTACAGCATCATATATAGTATTCTTTTCTGTAAGTACTTTGGCCTCTACAGTTTCAGGTATAACTTCATCTTTTAATAAAGGATCATTTTTACCTGAATAAAAAGACTCATCTTGTTCAGCTATTTTAGCATCTAACTTTTCCTTATTGGTATTTTTCTTTGTTGCTGGAATAAGCATGTCAACATAAACTCCGTTTTCAGATGGTTTGGTTTCTGATAACTCATTGTTATGGTGCATATTCTTTTCATTGGTATAACTACCTAAATACTTTTGGTCTTTACCTTTACCTTCTATATCTAAATGCATATGGAATGTGGTAGCAGAGAAATCACCTTCATTAACAGTGTATCCCATATTCTCCAACATCCTTCTGTATAAGTTTACTTGAAGATTGTGTTGTCCTTTTGTACTCAGTGTGTCTACACCTTTTTGTTTTAACAAACTATCAGCAGGTAATGCCCAACCTTTATCTTCATAAAGTGTCAGACCTTGTAATCCTTTTTTTGTAGTTGTTGGAAATTTCTTAAGTATAGAATTCTTACTTGTTTTTAAATCAAGAATGCTAATTCTACCTTGCTTATCTACAATAAGTAAATCAGCTGTACCAGCAAGCTTTGTTGCTTCATCAAATAAAACAACTTGAGACATTGCTATACTACCATCAGGCATCAAAGTTCTTATAACTTCTCTCATAGCTCCAAACATTTCCAATGTCTGATCTCTTGTTAAAACTTTCATGTTGGGGATTGTATCCTCAAACAAATTCATCTTTTCTCTACCGTTGAGTTCAATTACTATGGCCTCAACAATAGTATCAACATCATTTCCAATGTCTAAATTATATTGTACACTTTCTAGTTTTGTTTTATCTACAAGTTTACCTTCTTTAATTTTTTCAACCCATAATTTCTTCTCTGCAGCAAGTGCTTTTCCTTTCAGACCTTTTATTGCTTCATCTCTAGCCTGTATAGCTTCTCCTTCTTTATTGGTAAGTTTACCTTTAATTGCAGTAGTAACAGAATTGTAAACAGTATTGCTGTTTAGATCCATATACGTGTGCTCTTCAGCATTAAATGTCATTGCCACTTGTGAACCTTTATCTCCAGGCTTAAGCTTTTTTGAATTAATACTAACTGATAAACTATCTACAACTTTAGGGCTTCCTTCAACAATTCTGTACATTTCATTTAGCACTTCAGTTTGAATACCATTTGCAACTGACAACGTTCTCTTTTTTATTGCAGCTTTTTCAGGAGACAATGAATATCTTACCTTACCGCTTGCTTTTTTAATGAGAACAAATTGTAAATCTGCTGTATTTAAAAGTCTTGCAATATCACTAAATGTTGCATTGCTATTTATAGCTGTTACCTCTAAAGGATTACCAGCAATATACTCATGTAAATTGTTAACTACATTTTGCAACCACTCTAAAGCATCTTGAATTAAATTTAAAAAAGTCTTTGTTGGTTTAACACCATTGTATTCTTTATTAAAATGTCTTGTTAATGCTTGTGTTACAATTTCTAAATCTCTATCTAGTTGACTAAAGTTTCTGTCTGCATTATATGCATCAGTAATCTGCTGAGCCATCTCCGGGAAGTTGACTTTAGCTTCTGCTAATAAATTATTAAATAAAGCTTGGTTATCAACCTTGATAGCATCAATGAATGGGTGCAACATTTCTTCAATTGCAGTTTCATTAGTTACTTTACCTTGAATTAAATAAACAACACCATCAACATAAAATGAATTAACTTCTGAAAAGGGCCCTGAAGTCTTCTTCCATTTAGGCAATCCATCATGGATAGCTTTAGCTTCTTTAACAGATAACATTTTAACTTTAAGTTGGGGAAACATTTTCATTAAATGCATCACAACCTCTCTTGATCTTGGTGTATTCCAGGCTCTTGAAGATTCCATTATATCTTTAGGAGTAAATACATTATCTAAAACCTCTATCTTATATGACTTAGGTGTTCTTGTAATGTTCACACTCTCCAACGGTATATTGTTTGCCTTTAGATACAACAATACAGCCTTATGATTTGCCGCAAGAGCAGTTGCATCATAGACCATGCTATTATTATATGAATTATTGATAACATAATTACCTTCATACAAATGGATTAACTTCTTTCTACGCAAGTTATGAATCACACTTTCACCAAACTGACGTTGCTTTAATGCAAAGGCAACCTTGTTAAGTGAAACAAATCTTGCTGCTTCAACTGTTGTAGGGAACACGTCAGTGCTGTTGGCACTCTGCCAAGCATTGATAATGTTGTTAGTTTCTAATTCACTTGTGTAAACCTCCTGTAGAGCTTTATACTCTGCTGTATTTTTATTGGGACATTTTGCCATAACTATATTATAATATACATTTAATTTCTTCCATGAATACTTCCTCTGAAGTCTTATCAGCAGTTGCTGGATACATTCCTTTCTTTGATTCCTTATTAAAGAATTCTAACATAAGACTATATGTTCTCATACCGTTCTTAGCAAATTTAGCCTTTTTTTCTGAATCTTGATCTATTACTTCATCCCAAAATATAATTAGTTGAGGATTTAACTCAGCCGCATTAGCATCAAACTCTAAATCCATCTGCATTAATGAAGCAGCTAATTCAGAAGCATCACGTAAAGCATCCTCTGCAACATCACCTTCTTGAAATTCTTTTGGTGTTGCAACTACAGTTTCAGTTTCAGCTAATGTAACATCAACTTTGGTTCCTCCCTCTGATGGAGTACCATCTACAATATCAATATACTCCGCTCTAGCTAGATCTTGTTCTAATTGTGCTTCTTGTACATCAAAAGATTGAGTTTGAAAGTTATCAGAAATTGGATCATTGTGTAATTCTTTTACTGATTTTCTTACCTCAACATATGTAGGTCTTTCACCAAACATAAATCCAATACCATTTTGTTGATTGGATCCGTATGTTTCAATTTCATTATATACTCCTACTTCCTCAGTTGTTTTATTAAGTGAGTCAGAAAGCATTTGACCAGAAATTTGTTCTAATGCTTTTATTGTTGCTCTAACTTCAATTGCAACTTTATCCGGAGTTAATAAATCTCTACCCTTATTCCAATATACATCTTTATCTTTATTATTTATATGATCTTGTTCATGAAGAACCAAGAAAGTATTAGCAAGTTTATTAGTAGAAAGTATAGATTTAACTTTAGCTAAGCTATAACCTTGCTTATTAAGTTCCTTCAAGACTAAAGCTTTTTGTAAACTAGATACACCACCTTCTTTACCCTCCATGTAATCAAATAACTCTTGTGTGTTTGTTACTGGGTTTATTGTTATAGTAACTCCATCAGTAGAAGCAAATCTTTTAGAACCATCAGAGTTCTTTAATTTTTTATTTACTTTGTATGCTGGCATTCTATAAGCACCTTTTACACTTTGAGATTCTGAAGTTCCAACATCATCACGCGCATATGTTTTATAAGAATCATAACCTTCAGTTGAAGTATTTTTAACTCTTATATAACGTTTGCCTTTAGATGTAGGATTCTTTTCATATACTGCAGTTAATACACCACTTTTAACAGTAACACCTTTTGTTTTTTTACTAAAAGCACCGTCAGTTTGATACAGGGTTGTTATTAAAGAGTTGTTTATATTAGATGCTAAATAACCATTAATAAATTCATCCTTCATTTCAGACATTGTTAAACCAAATGTAGACATCATCTTTTCATCTGATGCATTACGTAAAGCTTCATTGGCTGTTGCAATATGATCTAAGTAAGCAGTCATTGTAAATGGACTAATTGCATCAAGCAATGTTCCATAAGCCATTTGTAAACCGTCTTTCACCATCATGTAATTGATGATTGATAATGCATCATCTTTAGTTTCTAATGTACCATATATTTTAGCAAAAGATGTTTGTAAATCTATTTTTTGTTGTCCATTTAAACTTCTAAATGTATTTGATTGCACAAGGTTTAAACCAGTGTTATTACTTTTTTCTGAAGCAGAATTAGCAACAGCAAATACATCAAGGAAGAAATTATCTTTACCAACTTCAGTTTCTCTCAACCTTTCTATAAGATCAATAACTGAATTTTGATCAGATGGGTAAATGAAATTGTTATTTAAGTTAGCTATAGAACCCGTTGTTCCATTACCAACATTATGTTGATATGCTTTTATTGTTATATATGATAATAAATCTCTAGCTATTTTTGATTCAGTTTCTGATGTGAACTCTTGCTTGTTAACATCCATATTATCCATTACGTCAGCCATGATGCTTGTGAATTGTGGACTTGCACTCAAGAAAGTAGCAGGTAATAAATCATCATAAATTTGGTCAAATATCTCTAAGTATTTAGACTGCCAAGTATCACTCTTATAAATAGGTGCTAAATCCATTATTGCTTCCTTAGCAAATAATTGATCCATTTGCTCTCTCTTATAATTTACAGTTGTTATATCTTTCCCTAAACCATTTGTAAGATCAGAAATTGATCTCATGTTGGAAGTGAATTTCTTAACACGTGTTGCTTCAGAGAATGTTACCAATATAGATAATTGTTCTACATCACTGATTTCATTGTCTAATGATTTTCTCAATAGTGCATCAGTTACATCAACTAGTTCTATACTCTTAGCTTCTTTATCCTTGTTATCATTGTTTATCTTATCATTCAATTCAGCTACCTTATCTTTAAGTAAAGACTCAACACCTGGATCCATTTTTTCTTTCTTATTTATAGCTTGCTCATAAATACTTTGAATTTCAGGATTGTTTATTAATAGTAAAGATGTTCTAATTGGAACACCCAATGCTGTTAAGTTTCCAACTAATGCTAATGCTTCTTTGTTTAATCCAAGTTTAGCAACCAATCTTTCTTTAGCATTATCTGTAGCCATTGTGATTAAAGAAGAAATAATATCTTGTTTTCTATCACCTAACTTACCATCTCCCAATTGTTCTCTAAGATGTTTGAAAGTATCAAACTTAATACCATTCAACATTATAGCTGGTCCGTCAGCTTTAAGTGTTATACCGTATTCAGTTAAAAGGCTCAATGCTTGATTTGGAGAAACTATTGCTCCAATTGCAGCACCTTTATTTGCTTTAAATGATTTTATCTTACCTAAGATATTATCAACATCAATGTTATCTTCTCTAGAACGTTCAACTAAATAATTTGATCTAGTTGCACTTTCTTCTGAACTATCACTAAACTCTGCCCATAAACTATATAGTATATCTAAACTTGCTGGAGTGTATGATATAGCTGGTTTTCCATCTATTTCATTAGTTACACTATCATTCCCCATTAATGCATACTTTAAATCTAAAAGTTCATTGTTAAGAGGTGCTTCATATGGTTCACCATTCTTAGCTTTATATTCTGAATACTGTTTTACAGAAATAGGTAGACCTAACATCTCTAATGCAATGATTGTATTGGCCCATTTTGAATATTCTTTGTCAGTCATTGAATCTGCAAAAATAAGTGCAGCAGGATTATCTTCTCTGATTTCTTGCTTATCTTCTTTATAAAGCATTAGTGCTTCATTATAAGTAGACCCTTTTTTATTAACCTTAGATTGTACATAGTTTAAATAATCAGCATGTGCATCTTTAGCATTAGTTGCTTTTCCATATTCAACAAACTTCTCATCTTTCATATACCACTCTTTAATTTGAGTGTACACTTTATCAATATCAAAATCTGCTCCTGATACCTCAACAAGCTCTTGTGCAAACATTCCTACTGATCCATACACTGCAGGTAAAAAGTCTACCATTTTTGCATTGATAGTAGAATGATTATCCTGAGATGGAATACGTATAGCAAACATCTTAGCAATTACTGCTGGGATTGGTTCATTAGTATTTTCAATATACTTCATTACTTCAGCATAATGAGCAGGCATTAACATTTCTGTATGTTTTTCACCTGTTTCTTTACCTTTAGAATCAAACTCTTTAACGTTTGTTCTTAAACGGTCTAATATAACAACACCCTCTTTTGGAACAGTAATACCTTTCCAGCTTTTATCTCCATTACCATCTTGATCCGTATGTTCTACTATACTATTACTAGTATGAGAATTCTTACCTGCTTTATTTTCCCAGTTCTTTTCTCTTATTACTTCTGATCTTTCAGGAATACCATTTTGATCAAAACTAAATACTCTTCTGTATACAGAGTTTCCAAAATCAGAAACTAAAGCAAGAGCATGTCCTGGTAATTTTTCTGATAAAGTACCTTTACTTAAATAACCTAAGAATAAACTTTCAAAATTGTTTATTGTAATTGGATTATTCAAATCAAATTGTTGCTCACCATTCTTAGTACTAAAGAATTCTAGTAGTTGACTACTTGATTGTGATGCCTTCAAACCATTAACAGCATATTTTAAGAATGCCATTAAGTCCGGTGTAAGCTTCCCAGTTTTCTTAGATATTTCTAATTCACTCATTGATGAATCAAAATTGAAAATAAGATTTCTTTTATTTTTGTATTTTAATTCTACTCTTCTTGATGTAGCTAAGTTATATGCTTTTCTAATTTGACCAACAGTCATACCTAACGCTGCTACAAATTCTGAATCATTTTGTTCAGATGTAACAATATTTTTAATCTGTGTAGGATCAACAATCTCCATCTTGTTAGATGGATTAGCTACCTGAAGTCCAAGGTTTCTTGCACTTAATTCTGTAGCTTCTTGAATGAATCCACTTTCATTGTCAAATTCTGATAAAGAAGTAACATCTTGTTTAAGCATTTTGTATGCAGTCAATGGAGCAGCTATTGCTATCACATCAGATTCTGCTTCTTGCTTTTCAAGCTTCATTCTTAAATTGTGTAATTCAACTCTATTCTCTTTAGCAACCCAAGTAACTTTACCATCTTCTGATACAACTCTATTAGAAGTAAGCTGAGGTATTAATGGGAAAGCAGACATTTTTATGAATGTTCTACCATCTGCGTATACTAACTTTCTTGAGTTAACCATTGCACCATTAGCAACAAACCCATTAGATCCAAATATCTCTTCATCAGTGATTTCTTCTCCTGCTTCCAATCTAGTTATTAGCTCAGCTTGCATTGGTGTTAATGTACCAAAACCAAATTCACTATATCTTAATCCTTTTAATGTGTAGTATAATATTGCATCAGCCTTATCAATATCTTGCCCTGTTAAAGAAGATGTACCTATTGGTTCTTCAAAAACATTTGCTAGTATTTTATCCGTTGTATGCATTACTCCTAACTTAGGAGCAGTTACTGCACTATAAGCACTTATTGTAGCAGCATTTTGAGCCTTTGCTCTTTTAATTGCGTCTACACCATTCTTTAATGTAATTGCTTGATCACCTAAAAGAATCTCATTTATGGATTTAGTATTGACCCAATCATTAAAAAAGATTTGTTTAAGATTGTGAGTTTTATCTGTAGACAAATTAAGCAGTCTTGAAGACTCAGCAAACAATCCTTTGTTATCTAATCCAAGTTTGATACTATTACTAATATCTGTATCAATATTTAAAGCTGTTAATTCATTAGAGAATGCTTCAAATTGTGCATCCAGTATTTCATTAAGTTGCTTTTTAAATTGGTCAACTGTTAAATTGATTTCAGTTAATGCATCTTTGAATGATGTATCATCTCTATTAGCAATTTCTTCCAATTGTTTTTTAACATCTTCATTTAATAATAATGATGAGTTATGTAATTTATATGCTCTACCTAATATAACATCACCGGTTTCTTTATCAAATGTCTCTTCATTAAAACCAAGTACATTTCTTTTAGTTTTAGTTTCTTCATTAACCTCTCTTCTGATACGGTTGAATTCAGTCTCTATAGATGTTGTGAATATATTAAGAGTTTCATCAGTTAATACAGACTCACCAGAATTTCCTTTTAAGAATTTAACTGCTTGAATAACAGGCATGTATGCCATATCACCTGTATTAGATGATTCTAATACTCTCAATAAACTTGGTGTCAATGCAACTTTAACTTTTTTACCAGTTGATTCATCTGTAACTTCTACAAAGTCAACTCTCCCGGTCTTAGTATTAACAAGTGAAGCATATGAGTTGATTAAACTTAATGCAAATTCTTGAGGACTAAAGTTTCCATATGTTGATCTAGAAGAGATACCTGATATATTATCATTAATATCAGCTTCTGTCTCATTGATCTGACCAACAGCAGCACCAGCAACTCTTAATATCTTCTGTCTATTTTCAACAGACATTTGTATAAAAGCAGCATTATTTAAAAGATGATTGTTTTTCAAGTATGGATATTTCTCTTTAAGAATTTCCAATTGAGCCACATCATTTAATTTTTGAATTTGTTTCAAGTGGTATGTTGGTTTCTGGTGTGCATAAACCAAGTTACCTTCAGCATTTTTAAATACTGATAAACCAATAGACTCATCAAAAGGTGCATTCTGAACTGCAAGCTTTTTAAGTCTAGAGTTCATACCTGTTTCACCTTCACTGAATATATCACTTTGAGTTTGAATCAACTCTTTCATGTATCCAATATCATCAGATGTAATTGCAGCTTCTTGAGCATTTGCATTTAACAATGCTTGATGGTGCATGTTCAACTTCTTCTTGTTCTTAACTATACTGTATTGTATAAATTGAGGACTAAGTTTAACACCTGCGTATTCAAAAATCTTTTCAGCATAATTCTTAGAATCTGCTGCAAGTTTTGCATTGGAATAATATTCTGTCTCAGATTTTAAAGCTGCTTGGAATTTTTCTAATAGTTTTTCCAACTTAACTCTAGTTGTTGCATCTGATTTAAGTTTCTTAGATGCTTGTGTCCACGCTTGTGACCACATATCCATTTGAGAATTAACATCATCTCTTTGCGCGGCAGAATACCAAAGTACATTACCAGCATTATCTCTTTGTGTAAATAAATAATCAACTCTAAAGTTTTCAAATGCTTTTGTAAAAGCCTGAAGTAATTGAGGATTCTTTAAGTCTAAAGGAAGCGCTGTATTTAATAGTAAAGATTTTGTAGTAATACCTATATCAGCTAAAAGCCTAGATACTACTGCACCTGTCTCTGCATTTTGCAAACCAAAGAAGTACATGTTCTGCAACATTGTTCTTGGATTCTCAATATTCTTAACAGATTTTAATAATCCATTGTACACTTCAGAAAAGTTTACTGGAACAATTAAACGTTCACCTTCAGTCAATTCAGTATTACCAAAGAAATCAGTCTCTGCAATTGTTGTAGTTGCAATATAAGCTCTAATTTCTTTTGGAGTTGAATTAACCCCTCCAATCATAGATGCATCTGTACTCCATGAATCAATACCTCTTAAACCTACAGTATCTTCAAAAAATTCTGCGTTGTATTCTTCTTCTGCAACTTGACTATCAATCACATTCAAGTATGCATATACCTGAGTCTTTATTATATCAGAGTATTCATCAATAGCTAAAGACGCTTGTTCTAATAATTCAATTTGTTTAGGAGACTTATTTAGATTATTATCTTCAGTAGGATCATATAGTACATAGAAATCATCCATTATACCTTCCAACATTTCTGATCTTAAAATTGTAGTATCCGTATTTTTTGATACTCTTTGTAAGTACATAGCGGCCATACTTGCAATCATTGGATTAGCAATGTCACTATCTAGATATAAAGAACCTTCTCTTAATTTTTTTACCGTCTTGTCTTGTGCATCTTTTACTTCAGTAACTTCTTGTATTACTTCATAAGGTATTAATGCATTAGCTTCAAGTGTAATTCCAAATTGACTTGTAAATTGATTTGATACTACCTCAGCATTTTTGTATTTACCATTGTTTATATTTTCAAATAAATCTTGTAATACTACATCAGTAGAACTGAATACTGATTTAATCCAATCTAGAATTTTTGTAAATAAAGATTTTACTTCAGAAGATGTATTACTATTCTTTGGATTAGTTTTGAATTTCTCAAACTCATCAGCCAAATATTCTTCATAGTATTCTTGTTCCAATCTAGCTTTACTCATATTAGTATAAGTATCAGCAGAACGTCTAAACAATTCTAATTCAGTATTGAAGTTTTTACCTTCAGCTCTTAACTTAGCTCTTGCTTCTTTTCTAGCAATTGACAAGTACTTTTTAATTTCCACATCATTTAATAGCATTCTAAACACACTGTGAAATGCTTCATGATATCTGAAAGGAGATTTGGCACCAGTATATAATGTACCCTTAACTGTTTCACCACCTGCAATAGCTTTTAAATCAATTACAAATGCACCAACTCTTACCCCACCAGCCTTTAAGTTATTACCTAACAAGGCAATATCCTGAATACTAATAGATTGAGGTAAATTATCATTAGCCCAATTCATAAATACATTAATATCTTCAACAGCCTCTGATGACATTGAAGCTAAAATTTTATTAGCTGCACCATGAAGATCATTTCTCTTCTTTAATAATGCTTGATATTCATCACTTGCAGTTAAAACAGCACGTTTCTCTTTACCTTTCTTTCCTTCTTGTAACTTTGCTTTTAAAACTTTAATTTCTTCTTTAACAACTGCTAAAGGAGAATCAGTAACAGATAATTCAGGTGCTGATTCCACAATTAATTCCGGACCTTTTGGAATAGGGTTTCCTTCAGCATCTTTGAAAGTTTCACTTGGAGTGATTACACCGGTTGTAGTTGTAGATGCATCCCCTGCTGCTTGTATACTTGATGAATCAGCTGACAATGTTATTGTACCTGGATGAGCAACTTCATATATTACATTTGTTTCAGTGTCTTCCAACATTGTTTCTATTGGAGCATCCTTACTAAATGATCTTCTAAAGTTACCTGCTTTTAATTCTACACCTGCTTCTTGTGCTTCAACTGATCCATTAAATAAATCAATTAAAACTTTCATTTTAGCATCAACAGATAAATCTTTGTTAAGGATTGTTGCTTTATCTAATCTTATAGTAGCAAGTCTTTCCTTACCCTTACTTAATTGTAATTCAATTTTACCCCAAGCACTTACTTGCATTGAGATATCATGTCCTGCTATTGTGCTAATATAAAATTTATTATCAGCCATCTCTGCACTAAACTCACGTAGAGCTATAGTTGCTTTAGCATTTTCATCAATATTTGCTTTATTATCTTTTTGATCTCCAAATATTTCTTTCTTGTTTGCAATTACCTCTTGTGCTTGAGTAATGAAAGATACAAATATAGAATCAAGTTCAGACTTAACTAAAACTTTTGCTTTTAGATTCACCAAACTATACGTCCCATTAGGTAATAAAACAATTGCTTTATAAGCATCATTTCTTTTTACACCAGTCTTAGGGTCAATTGTACCATTTCTAAGTTCACCACCTGTTTGCTCATCATATAAACCTTGCTTGGTTAAATCAGCTAAAACTTTTTCAATTAAAGCTTCCCTCTTATCACCTTCAAGATTTGTAACAGCAGTTTGAGTACGTACACCATTCAAGGTATACATTTTAAATATTAAATAGTTTCCGTTGTTATCAACGTTCTTGTGTTCTAAATCATTCAACGCTCTAGTAGACTCATTATCCCAACCGGTTAAACCAAGTTGCATATCAAATGAAATACCATTTGTTAATTCAGATATAGGTATTGTAACTTTTTCACCATCTGCTACATCAGCCATTAAAGCATCAAGAGTATTTACTAAAACTTTATTTGCAGCAAAGTTATGCTGTGCTTCAGCTAATAATTCAGCTGGAGTTTGCAATCCTTTAAGGTGCTCTGGAGTTCTAAATAAATTATCCATTTGCTCTTCAGTAAAGTTTGCAGGATTAATTTCTTTACCATTAACATCTTGAAATGCAAATCCATCTACATTAATGAATGCAAATATACCATTGCTATTTTTAGCAGCAGGTATTTTTCTTGCAGCCAATATGTCATCTATCTTTTTCTGTACTGATGGATTACCAGCTTTAATTCCAATCTGATATTTAGAACGTATTGTCTTTATATATGGATTAGATTCTTCCTGCTTATACTTATAATTACCAGTATCCTTATTAGGATTTTGATCAAGCATTATAATGAGTTCTAAGCTACTTGCTTCTTCAGGAGTTAATACTGAAAGGATTGCATTATATCTATCCTGACCTTCTTGATATGAGTTATCAGAGTCAAAGTTTTGAAGAGGGTAAGGAGTAATTGGTTCAGATACATTTAATCTAGAAACATTAGGTCCTAAAGTCTTCAAACCAACTTGCATATCTTGCAATGTATAGAATCCTTCAAAACCACCTTCAGGTACAGATACAATAAAAGCACCTCTTTCTTTATAGTTCAAGCCCATTTTATCTGAAGGAATCAAAGCTAAACTTTTACCCTCATTGATACTCTTTGCTTTACTTAATACTACATACTCTACACTAGGTTTACCTTCAGATGCTACACTATATACAAGTGAACCATGCTTCAAAGTTAATTCTTCAAATACAAATGATTCATTTCCACCAAAGCCTTCTTCCATTTTTACAAACAATTCTCTTGCTTCTTGAATGGTATCAAATAAATTAAATTTATCAGTGAACTTCTCTAGTATTTCAAGATCAACATCTTCTTTAGTTGTATTGTCTTTTATAATATACTTTGTTACACTACCGCCTTCTTCTCCAGCATTCACAGTTTCTTCAGAAACTATTGAGAATGTCTTACCTGCTTTGATAAGCGTTAGAGTAGAGCTTCCTTGAAATGGAGCATCTTCCTCTCCCATATTTTCAACTTGCCCTGTAACATCAGTTATATCAACATTAAGTTTTTCTAATATTTCATTAACCATATCATTCTCCATACCTTCTGTAGATAATAACCAATTGATAAATTTATTATCATTTAGTATTTCTTCTTCAGTAAGAGGTTTGTTTGGGTTAATTAATTTATCATTAGCCACCCAGATATTTCTAAGTGCATTGTATGCATTTCTAAAGTTTTCTGCATCATCAGTTTTAAGCCACTCAACAAATTTCAAAGGAACGTTTCCTAAGTTGGCTTGATTGGATGCATATTTTTCATATACTTTAGTTAGTAACTCATCATACTTCTTAGTTCTAGATGGCATAAGATTTTCATCTACACCCTCCATACCTTTAAGTATATCAGATACTTCATTTCTATTCTTTTGACTTACCTCACTTTCAGTTTCTGCTTTTGCTGCGTCAGCTTTATCAGCTTGAATTCCAGCATATGTTGCTTTCAAATTTTCAATAACCTCATGTAATGCAGGCATACTTTGAGCAGTAACTTCACCTATTTCAGCAATATAAAATCTAGTAAGGAATCTAATATCCCCGGTTGCTAAAAAGAATTTTGCTTGATCAGGATCAGGAATAACTTCATAACCTTCTATGTTAGCTATTTGATTTAACAACTCATTCATTTCTTGAGTCTTCAAATAGTTTTCAATTACTTCCTTATAGTCCTTTTCAATATTATTGAAAGCTGCATCATGTATTTTATATTGTCTTTGTAATACCTCATCAAATTTTTCAGGATTAGCTAAAAGCTCAATTGTTTTATCATACACTTTTGCTCTACCCTTTAGAGCTTTATAATCAACCATCTTTTTTAACACATCATTGATCACTTCTTCATCTACAAAAGAATCATTTGAATTAGCTAAGAATTTAACATAGTCTTTAAATACAGCTTTAAGAGCACCTATCTTTCTTCTATCATATATACCTTTATCAGATAGGTTCTTAGGATCAGTTAATACTTTTTGAACTGCTTTTAATTTAGCAATTTTTTCTTCTTTCTCAGCAATTACTTTTTTATTAACCTCTTTATCAAAAGCTAATGTTTTTACTTCAGAAGCTAATATTTCCAATTCATTGATAACACTATCTGGATCTAACAAAACAGTTAAATCACTAGCAGCCATCTTTTCAAACATAGGCTCAGAAGCTAATGCTTGGTAGATACCATTTGATCTTTCAACAGCTCTATCAAAACCATCTTTAGTAAACATGTAAAGATATCTTACATGTTCATATGAATATTGTTTTATAGCTTCTGCTTGATATTCTCTTGATCCTTTTGTATACTGTGAAGCATCATAAGGATTTTCAAACTTATCTTTAGTTTTATTAAACACATCTTCAGTCTTACTGATTTGTGTAATCATACTTTGGAAACGTTCTCTTAACTTTCCACTTTTAATATCTTTCTTATCAGAAGGAAATGCAGTAGCTAAATCCTCATCAGAAAGTTTCAAGTAATCACCAAGTTGACTTTCAAAAGCTCTTGCACCACCCGTACTTAATACTGTAAATATTTGTTGGAATTTTGCAAAGTCAGTTGCATCAATAAATCCAAATTGATCTCCAGCATAAGCAGATTTTGCTTTTTCACCTGCTGCTTCTTTTTGTGCTAAGAAGTTTAATTTATGAGGATCAAACATTGAGTTTGGATCTTCAGCTTGTTTGTTCCATGTTTCATTATAAGCTAATACAACTTTGGCAACTAAATCATCTCTATTAGTTTTGTATTCAGCCCATGCTTCATTCTGCTTCTTAGAACCAACACCAACACCTGCTTCATTTAAACCAAACTTATATACAGAAGGTATTCCCTGAAAGAATAGCTTTTGTGGACCGGATACTACACCACCCATTAAAAATCCAGACATGAATGTCTCAAATCCTTGAGCAGTAAACTGTGAACTAACAGCAGAAGATATTGAAGCTCTTTGCAATTCTATACCTCCTGATAATGGATCTTTGAATACAGCATCATAGTAATGATTTGTTCCATGTGATATAGCCTCTTGAGATATCTCTTGAATTCCTTCTGCAAAATTTGCTGAAAAGAATCTTGCACTTGCACCAAAAGCTGCTTTTGCATTACCCTTTACACCCAAACTCTTCATTCTTTTAAGACCACCTTTTATACCAGAACCTACATCTTCAAATACATCTCTGGCTAATTTACCATCTCCACCAAGAACTTTACTCCCTCTTACTATTCTTCTACCTATACCTTTAATATTATCGTTAGTCATTCTTGCAAATGACTTACTAAACCCACCAAATGCATTACCTAATACAATTTGATTACTTAAGAAAATCAAAGGTGCATTCATTGATAATGTACTGAAAGCTGCCCTACTTGCATTCTGTTCTATCTCTGCCATTTGTTCAGCAGTAACATTACCTCCGTTGTTTTTAGCAACTTGTGTTCTTATGTTTTCTGAAACTCTAGAATTATAAACCATTCCTGATTCAAGCTTAGACTCAGCTAATGCATAATTTAATGATCTAACATCTTTATAAAATCCACCAAACTTCTTAGCTCCTTTAGCCATATTACTCATATTCTGAACACCGTTCTGTGTAGATTTAAGAGCTTTAATTGCAGCAGTAGTTTCTGGAAAAAATATCTTACCAACAAATTTCTTACCGCTGTTAGCTGCATTAAAGAAATCTTTTGCTTTATCAACATTATTCATTTGCTTAAAAGCATTTCTTGTGTAGTTGGCCATTTTACCTATTCTACCCACAGCAAATGTATTTGCTACTGCATTACCAACTTTAGCAACATTTGTTGCAGTCTTAGCAGCTACAAGTGGAGTAGCACCTCCAAATGTCACAGCTTCTAAACCAAGTAATGCAACCTCTTCAAGAGCAACACTTGTAATAACACCAACTGTATATGCTGAGTTTAACAAAAGATTATTTGCAAATTGTGTAGCACCACCTCTGGTAGAACTACCAATTCTCATGGCATCCTCCATTTCAGTAGCTGAAGCCAAATCAGGACTCATTGCATTACCTGTAAATAAATCACCTATTGATCTATAACCTCCCATGAAACCTGTACCTAATAAACCAGTAAATTGACCCCACATTCTTGTACGGTCATCTCCTGCAGTAGAGTTATCATTATAAAATTGGTCACTATTTGCATATGGTGAGAACCCTAGATCAGCATATTTAGGATGCTCATAAAAATGCTCAAAGTTTGATTTTCTAATGTTTGAAACTACAGGTGCAATTTTAACATCAGCACCTTTCTTTGGCACATTGTATTGTTGTTTATTCTGATTTAGCGTTTGTCTTAAAGCATTAACGGCTGCATCTGGAGTTAATCCTTCCTCCATAGGAGTTTGTTGTGCCAAAGGATCAAATGTTGATGCTGCAATTGTTGGTCTAGCCACACCTAGATTAGCCATAGCAGTAGGACTATACTTATCCACATCTGCTTTAAAAGCATCAAGATGCTGCATTTGGGCAACATCTGCAGTATCTATATAAGCATCATATTCAGGAGTGTTAAACATTTCCTCAATAGGTATGTAGGGTAAATCCTTAGCAATAACTGCAGTGGGCACCTCACTATTTTTAATAGTTTGATCTAAACTTGTATTTTGTGCTTGCTCTTCCATCTATTGGTAACTTAATTTATGTTGTTGATTATTACTTCTTTCCATTCACAGCCTTATCTTTTGATTTGGCTAAGTCAGATGCTAGTGCTTTTTGTCTAAAGAATTCTTTTATAGCATTTTCTGAATTATTTAATTCTGAAAAGTCATTCCCTTTAATTCTATAAGTAGTAGGTTGCCAAGCTGATGTAGTATAACCACCACCTTTTCCATCTACAGATGGCTGGTATGTTCTATACTGGTAATTCATTACATATTCATTATTGCTTATTTTAGAATAACTATATGATCCAATACCATCACCTGCTTTATTATTTTCTTTATTAGTATAAACCCCTTTTGGTGATGACATAATTTTAGAAACAATTGGACTTCCCCAATTTGTACCTGTATTTATACTACGCGGATTCACATCCTCAGACTGATCAAATAAGATTGTAACACCTTTCATTAGTTCGGCTTTTGTAAATGGATAACCACCATAATTAGCATCTCCTTTACCACCTTTCATTTTTGAATTCACATACTCTTCTGTAGGTGTCCAAGTATATCCAGCAGTAGTTTTTGTTCCATCTTCAGGATCTCCAAGTACAGGTGAATACGTCCAAGTACCTCTAGGACTTCCTGGTAAAGAGTTTGTTGATTTTGGATTACCCAACATAGAACGTGTATCCTGCATTGTTTCATTCATAAACTGAGCAACTTTTGGATTTTCTGACATATCAGAACCTTCAGCATATGTCCCTGTGAACATTGTTGGTGTTATTCCTTTTGCGTTTAATGCAGCCATTTGATTTGCATATTGCATCATTATAACAGCACCTTGACCTTCAGGAACTTTAGGATCAAAGCTTCCTTGGTAAGTCACACCTGATTCTAAATCTTGTAGTGAACCTGACTTCCCATTTAACATACCGTCAAAGGTAGCTGTAGGAATTCCTTTTTCACCTTCAGTTATAGCACCTGTAAGACCACCATTTAATTTTTCATAAAGTGCCTTATATACTTGAGCCGTCTCATCTCTAAAAGCTCTTTCATCAAGAACCCATTTTTTTTCTGTTCTTTGTTTAGTAACATTACCATCCATTGTTCTTACTGTATATGTAGATCCTACAGGAACATCTTCCCAGTGCATATAATCTTCATTTGATGTACCTGTATCATCTGCCCATACTTGGTCATGATTGGTCATTTGCTTAGCCTTAAGTTTTGCAAGAGCTGCAGCATAGTATTCATCTTTGTCCATAACTCTTTGACCACCTGAAGGAAGATCCATCATTAATCCAGGCATACCTTTCTTCATCATGGCATCAACATGTTTGTCACTTGATCTTACAAGTGCTTCTGTAGTTTTTGAAGCATCTTCATAAACCTTAAGTGTTGCTTCATATGTTCTATCTGCAATATCTTGATTGACACCAATACCAATCATATCATTTACCAGACTTACAAAATCCGGGTGGCTAACTAAATTTGGATTAGTAGATTTCATTATAAGGTCTCCTGTTTCAGGATCTCTTGCTGTTATAATTGACTTATGATCATTGAAAATACTATTGATTCCTTTTGCATGAACATAACCTTCAGTTCCTTCCTTTTTTTCAGAAAGTTTACTTCTTATTTCACTAAGTGTACCAGTAAAATCACCTTCTTCAGCTTTAATAGTCCATGTATCAGTAAACTCACCTCCACCTAAATTGTTTCCTCTAGGGTTTTGAACTCTCAATGCTGTTAAAATACTTTCAATTTTATATGATTGTAATTTATTATTTCTATCAGCATATTGATTTTCACTTAACACAGGTACATCTGTGTTTGGATCTATATTGCCATCTTCATCTGTTGCAAACTGATTAGTTCCTGCTCCACCAATGGAATGATTATTTGCATCTAAGGCATTCATCATTGCTCTTGCAGCAGTCATTGTTTCACCTTTTAATTCTGCAAGTTCTATATCATCTTTTTTCTTTTGAGCTTGAAGATCAAATGCTAAACTTCTTCTATTGGTTGCATTGGCACTTATCTTGGCCATGTCCATTTTAAATTGTTTCTGTTGTTTTGCATATGGATTAACTCTCATTGTAGATTCCATATCTCTCATACTATAACTCTGTGCTGCAGCAACCATGTCAGCATCCATGTTGGTCATCATTAATAATTGATAAGCCCTATTTAATGTAGACTCTAAATCAGTAGAAGGTGTAGCAATAACTTTTGCAACCTCCATTTGATTTTCCATTGCAAGTTTAGTAGCTTCATAAGCACTTAACTGCTCTTTCATTAATTTATCTTCATCAGAATCAGGAATAACTCCTGTTTCTTTCTTATAGTTCTCCCATCTTACATTAGTTTCCTTCTGTATTATTAATTTTTTCTCTCCTTTAGCAAGTCTTGATTTATTATTTGCTTCAATATTACCAATAGTTGTTTGAGCCCAAGCTTCTTGACCTTCAGCCACAGTGGTAAAGTCACCACCCTGCATTCCTGCAGCAGCAAAATCTCTACCAGCTACATAGGCTTGTGTTTGATAAGCTTGTAAAACTCTTCCATCAGAAGATAAACGCTTTCTTATAATTTGTAAAGCAGGCCCAACTACAGGCTCACCATTTTGTTGAGTAACAATCCAGTCAGTATTAGCAGAACCATCAGGATTTACACCAAAATGATCTATCTTTATTTTCAAAGGTGGTTTCATACCACCTAATATTTCTTCTGATAATTTAAACATATCAGCTTTAGGAACATACTTGTATAAAGGTGCAGCTATTGCTGAATCAGCATCCATACCTATAAAGTCATCCATTCTATATTGTAAAGAAGTAACACCATCTCTCCAGTACTGACCATTTACAGCTGAATCAGGAGATGCCAACAAACGTTGTGCATGACTCATTTCTTTTCTATAGTTTGCAGTCTTAACCATATCCTTAACAATCAACTTATCTTCAAAGAATGGTGCAAAAACAGCCTTAGCTGATTGAGCATTTTGAGCTAAAGATAAATCCATACCTGAGATCTTCTCTAAAGAAGGTGCTAAGTTATTGACATATTGCTCTCTTTGTTCATTGGTATCTGTTCTTGATAAGTCCGCGAATACAACCTTGTTGTAAACGTCATTGGTTGCCTGCCAATTTGTATTATATTTATCTTGCCTAACATCAAGTACAGCAGACAAAAACTTATAGTCTGGTGTAAACGGTTTGATATCCGGTAAATATGTTTCTGATCCTGGTACGTATGTTGCCATAATGTAAAATTACTAAAATTTATTAAGTTTAACTAGTTATATGTTAACACTTTTGAAGTTTAACCTCCCATTTTTCCTGTATAGAATGGAACCACCATCCTTTTTATTTCTTTTCCTTTTGCTGCACCTGTTGGGTAACCTAGAGAAGCCTGCCTTGCAGCTAATTCTTCTTGACCTTGATTTCCATATGCACGTTGTGCAGAAGGCATCTGTCTATATTTTAAAAACATATCCATATCCTTTGCAGTACCGCTAGGATTTTCTCTTCTATATTCAGACATTGCTTTATATAAAGCTTGATCTCTTGATTCTTGAGTTTCAGGAGCACCTACTTTTTCAAAGGCTTTGGCATTTGTAAATCCTATTGGACCTCCCGTTGTAGGATCAATTGCAAAGTTATCAAAAGTACTATTCAAGTTATATGTATTAGCTCTATTAGTTAATGCAGCATTTTGTAATTTAACGTTTTCACCAACCTTCCAGTTTTTGAAGTTATCATGTTTTTGCAAAACATTTTGAGTATCATCATAAACCTTTGTTTGCCTTCTTGCATTTTCAGTATTTGCTCTATCAGTATACTGCGCTTGTAGTGCACCATACTGGTTAGCTATACCAACATTATTAGTATTAACTCTATTAATTGCTTTGGCATTTGCATCCATTGCTTGACCTTGTATTTGTGAATTTGCCACGGCTTGAGGTCCACCAACTGCTCCTAAAGCATTAGCCACAGTACTTGCAGATGCATTGTTGGAATTAACAGCAGATCTCCAATCATCAAATGTAGGCGCTAACTGAACTGTCTCAGCTGTAGGTGCCCATGGTAAATATAAATTATCATCTATCTGACTTAGAGCAGCCAAGTTGTTTTGATCTTGTAACCAAAATTCCATATCAGGCTGAACATACGCATCAGGATCTTTAACTCCTATATCAGGTCTACTTGGTTCTTCACCATATACAGCTTCATCAGAAAAAGAGTTGCTCTTGGTAAGCTTAGGTGCATTAAAAGTATGTAAACCATATTTACCATCATAACCCGTTCCTTCAGTACCTTTTTCTGTAAACCATGGTTCATAAGGAACTCCTGCTGCTAAAGCATCCGCTTTTCTTTCTACTTCTATATTTTTTTGAAAGGCTCTAGTTTGTTCTTTAGGCATGTCCCAACTCCAAGTTTTACCTGAATCTGCCTCATACTTTTTCATAGCAGATCCCCATCTTCTTTCTAAATCTAATCTTGCTTCTGGAGTTTGTATATCATTTGAACCATAAGTACCTGTTCCTGTAGAGTTTTGAAATGTAGGTCTATTTACATCAGCTCCTGAATACATTCCATTATCATTAAAGTATTCAGCATTTTCTCCAAACGCTTTATCTTGACCTTCAATAGCTTCATTATAAATTGGTCTTGAACCTTTACCTTTTAAATCTCCAGCTTGACTTCTGTCTACTTGATTATTTGATGTATTTGGTTTAGAGTTTATAGATGCTTTTGTTTTCCCATTAGGTAACGTTGTATATGTTATTGTAGCACCTTTCTTTAATTCAGGAAGCCATTTAGCCCATTGTGCATCAGATACACCTGGATTTTCAAATTCAACCTCATCATCTGTAGAACCTGTATTACCAGTTCCTGTTTGAGCTTTCCTTAATGTTCTTTCACCACCAAACCTTGCTAGAATAGCACTGTCCATTTCAACACCTTGCTCAGGCATTTGTTGTTGTTGACCTTCAGGTATTTGACCTTGTTCAGGTTGTTCCATTTGAGCCATCATCTGTTGCATTTGTAACATTTGCTCTAATTGCTCTGGTGGCATTGCAGCCATTGCTTTCATTTGTGCTTCTTGCATAGTTATTTCTTCCATCTTTGCTGTAAATTCAATTGGGTCTATTCCTTGCTGAACCAAATAAGGATGGGCAGCCAAAGGTACACCTTCTTCAAATTTCTTTTTTGATTCTTGTGTAAATGCAACTTTAGAAAGATTCATCATATTCTTCTTCAACATTAATTCTGCTGTAGTAGCTTGAATCTTATCTGCATAAGGAGATTCTAAATGTGCATAGTAATCATTTAACTGATACTTCTTTGATAACTTAGCAGGTGTCATTTTCTTTTTGGAGTTAATTCCAAATTCTGATAACTCATCACTAGTAAATTTCATTTTATCTGTATCAGAATAAATAAATGATTGTTCAGGTAAGAACATTGGAACTCCACCTTTAGAGTGTCTAGGCCCCTTAATGTCATATAAACCAAATGTACCATCATTAGTTAAATCTGTTAATACAGTTTCTCCACCTTCTGCTTCTATATTAGCATTGTCTTTAGGAACACTTGATAGACTGTATCTTACACTCTTGCTATCAGCGTCATTAAAGTTATTATTGCTATAGAAGTCTTGTGGAGTTGTCACCAAACCATAATCAGCTTGATCACCAGTTTGTAGATCACCACCGTTCTTCATAAATTTGTCTTCAACAACTTTGCCGTCAACTAATTTAAATCCTTCTGGTAATTTATTTATTTTAATTTTTGCCATGATTATAGTATTTCAATATCAGCTCCCGCTGCAATTAGTTTTGCTAATAATGTAGAGTCAACATCTATTGTTCCACTACCAACTTCTTTTCCGTACTTAGCTGTACCCATATTAGTTTGCACAGTCCTTTGACCTTCACTACCAAATGTTCCAGTGTTAGCATCCCAAGCACCTCTCTTTAGGAAAGGGTCTTCTTTTGTACCATATATAGCATCAGCTGTTAGATTTTTTCTATTATCTATTTTAGCATTTTCAACATTTTGATCTCTAAACCAATCATTAACAATACCAGCACCTTGTACTGCAGTATTTGATACGGCACCAAAAGCAGTCATTTCTTTACTATCCATCAATCTATCCACACCACCTTCAAATTTATTTGTTCTTTCAACTACAGGTTGGTTATATTCAAGAGGACGTGCAATGGGTGTTACAGGAGGTGTTATAGCATTTACTTGCGGTATTACTGGTGTAGCCATCATAGATGGTTGTGCCAGAGGTCCTGCGCTAAGACTATCAACATATGCTTGATATTCTTGTGGTGCATTAGCTCCCATTCTTGTCATTGGATCTTCCATTGACCAATCTTGCATGCTTAATACTGCGGAAGGTTGTCCCGCCATTTGATATTTCTTTAATGAACCACCATATTTAAATCCTTCAGTAGAGTTATAAATGTCTTTCATCTCAGTTCTTGACTTTCCTAGATGACTTGATTTATTTTTACCATACCAAGTTCTAAATGAATCACCCTCTACACGAGGTCCAACTTTAGGTTGAGATGTAGGAAACATTCCTTGCTGAGGTTGTCCGTTAGAATTTGTAGGTATCATGGTTGTTGCAGGTGGAGTTGTGTCTACACCGTATTTATTCATCCCCATCATTGTTTCATATTCATTAGGGTTGTATACTCCGGGATCCACATAACCTACAGAACCTCTTTCATCAATACTTAACGTTGTACCTTCAGGGGCACCATTTTCCATATCATTTTCATAATCACCTAATATTTCTTTTGTGGCATCATCTAAATTATTGAAGTAATCTACATTACGTCCATTTAAAGCATTGCTACCTTCTCTTGTAACTTTACCAAAAATGTTTTTCTTTTCACCATATATATCCTCACTTAGCTCTCTGCTAGATATTAAACCATCATAATCCCCTGTTTCAGTATTATAGTTGAATTTTGAGTTTTTATTAATATCTTCAGTATATGTTTTTAAATCTCTTAACTTTTCAGGATTAACACGCTTAGATGCATTAAATAAATCTAAATTGTCTGCTGCATAAGCGGTAGGATCTGTTGTACCTATTTTTACTTTATAGTTATAATAGTCTCCTTTTACATCTTCTTCAATGGCACCCTTTGTATTCCAATCTCTAAGTGCACCTTTCATTTCACCATTACTACCTAATTCTTTACTGAATAAATCATCATTGGCATCACCAAGAAATTTAGCTATAGAACCAACATTAAAATTATTACTTGATTCAAAAGCAACAGGATTAATATATTTTGGGGATGCTGTAAATTTATCTTTCTTTTTAACTACACCTGTTTGATTATAAAATGCTTTAGCTTCTTCCTTATCAACTTCACTACCTTCTTGAAATTGAGGTATGTTTCTTCTGCCAATAAATTCTCCTTGTAAATCTAACATTGGAGTACTCATGTCACCATTTAATTTTGAGTAAGCACCTGGCTGAGGATTAATATCAAAAGATATTGCATCTTGAGATGTAGCAATTCCTTGTTGAGACTGCATCCAATCAGCAAACTTATTTCCAGATTTAATTTCCACACCTTCCTGTGCTTGAAGCTGTTGTGCCATCTGGTCTTGTTGACCTGCCGTTGCTTGATCTTGTTGAGCGCTAGCTTCTTGAGCTTGAGCTTCCATTGCTTGTTTCCGTGCAATTTCTTGAGGATCCTCTGTTTGTTCTTCAGTTGAAGGAGGCCCTGCAGGTTGTGATTTCTCCTGAACTTGTTTAAATAAACTAACAACATCTTCTTCTTTATAACCTGCTGTCATAAATGCTTGAGCAATCACTTGTTCCTCAACCTGTTGTTCAACCAATTCTTGAACTATTTCAATAGGGTTTCCTCCTCCATTCAAAGAACTAGAGATAAACTCTGTAATCTGTTGAATTTGTGGATCAACAGCTTGTTGCTGTGATTGTCCTCCCATTTGTTTTAAACTTATTTTGTTTACTTTCACAACTATGATTTTATATTATTAATATACAAATAAATCAAGAGATTTACTAATTTTTAAGGTTTAACGTTGCCCAACAATGTGAGTAAGTATATAATTTGCTGGAGTCATATTCATTGCTTTAGCATCTTTATAATGCATTCTGTTTAGTTTATCATACACTTTACCAGCTGTAACTTCCATTTTATTACCATCATAAACTCCGTCAACATAATTTTTATACATAATGTGGTTTTCAGTTTCACCACCTTTTTTCATTACATCTTTTTGTTCAAAATTCAAATACTTAGAGTTGGCCTTTACCCTTTTAGAATAGTTTGGTCTGTTATTCCATTTAGTAGGTAATGTATTCCACATATCTTTTTTCTGATCAGCTGTAAGTTGCTCATTATATCTTACACCTAATATGGATGCAGTTGCTATTGCAGCTTTTGCTGGATCTAAAAGATCTTTGTTTGATGTAATATCAAAAGCATTTAATATAGATTTTTCTTTATCATTTAACTGACTCCAACGTATCTGAGTATAACCAACACTATTGTTATCTGACTGTGCTCCATCCCCCACATCAGTGAATGGTATATCAAACCCTTGGTATTTTCTTTGAACATCTGGTGATGAACCATCACTTCCAAACTTTTTATTAGCACCTCTTAAAGCATTACCCACAATACCGTGTGTATCTCCAAATTCTGATTCTGTTCCATATATTCCAAAAGCAATCTTGGCTATTTGATTATAAACATCTCCGGAAATTTGAGCAGCACTCATTATTTGTTGCTTGTTATTTTCAAGAGCATGAATGAAAGGGTATGTTGTATTATTTAATTCCTCAGTATCATCAAAGTCTAATACCGTAAATCTTTCTTCCATGAAAGTCTCTTCATCAAAGTTGGCTCTAATGGGTTTATATGATAAAGTATTTGTTGTATAATTACCACCTTGTTGATCTTGAAGTTTACCTGTTTGATCTTTATATTGAGAAATGTAATTTTCTCTGTTTTCTTTATTCATTCTCATGACAGCAACACCATCATTCAACTCAAAGTGATTACCTTCATCTTCAGGTAATATAAACACAGGAGTTCCTGTTGGTAAACCTAAGTTATATAATGCATCAAGATCACTACACTGTCCATTAATACAACCATTAGATGCTGAATTATTTGTTGCATCACCATCATTATAGAATTGCTTTCTATAATTTGTTGTACCATGTATTGCAGTACCTACTTGAATACCATTATCATTTAGTAAATTCCAACTAGGAGCATTTTGGTATTTCTTTTTTGATGTAGGACTTGATTGGTTAATTGTATATCTACCAGCACCTGTGGATTTATTACCTGCTGTCCAATCTGTTTTCCACTTACCATTTATTTTATCTTCATCTGTTATCTTACCGTCTTTGTTTAAATCTTTCATTTTGGTTACAGTCTGTGCATCACCACGGTTAGAACCAGTAAGAACTTCAAAACTTAAATCTTCATGATCACCTCTGTATACTTTTAATAAACCAGTCTTCTTGTCTATTACAACATAACTTTGATTTGGATTATTAAGCATTTGAGATTTTATAATAATATCACCATCACTTTGAGAATTAATATTATCATTATTCTTTTTAAGCTCATCTACATTGTACCAGTTTTCTTCAGGCATAGGAACATCTGCTCTATAAGTATCAGGTATTGCAATTTCTTGATTGACAGCAATTTTATTTACATCACTTATACCATTTAATTTAGCAAGTGTATTCACTGATGTTTTATATGCTTTTGCAATCTTACCTAATGTATCTCCTGATTTTACTTTATAAATTGGAGAGACAGCTGCTGTACTTGGTGCTTCAGGAATATTTAATTCTTGATTAACACTTATTGAATTTGGATCACTTATATTATTTAACTTTACTAACTCATCAACAGATGTATTGTATCTATTGGCAATCTTACCCAGGTTATCCCCGGAAGCAACAGTGTATTTTTTATTACCAGCTTTTGCCTCAATTGCATTAAACCCTTCATTAGAGTCAATTGAAAAAGTGGGTATTGTTGAACCATTTGTCTCAATAAGAGATTCATCATTCATTTGATACATATCAGGTCTTGCAACATATGTATTATCTTGAGGTTGCACATAAGTCTCATATGGATTATATACATTATCTCTCTCACCACCATATTGATAGTATTCTCTTAAAGTCTTCAGGTATTCTTCAGGTTTCTTATTTGATTGTTTTTTACCATTACCATATAAATGAGGGTAAACTGACTCTAAAGATTTACCATCTCTAACTACATTACCTAAATATTTTCTTGCACCACCTCTACCTAAGAAGTTAGATAAACCTATCAAATCTTCATATGAGTAATTCCACTTATCACCCAATTGAGATTTGTATTCCACAGTTAAGTCAAATGCATCTTTCAATAAAGGTGTAGTTTCAGTTGCATCAAAACCTTTGTTTAAACGTATATCAAAGATTTCATTTTGTGCATCTAGATCTTTTGCAAATTCAGCTCTTGTACCTTCATACAATTTTCCTTTTTCTACTTCAGAAAATCTCTGACCATATAAACCAGTGGCAGTAGATTCAGGATTCACCATAAGTACACCATTCACACTTTCCACTTGAGCAATTCCTCTTTTTATTCCTTCTAAATCTATGGTGGTTTCTTGCCAAGTTTTAGGTTTGGAAATTTCTTTCCCTTCCTGTGCCTTACGCAATGAACCTCCATATTTCTTATAAAAATCTAACATTTCTTGCATACCATCTTTGGTATTTACTATTGATGTATTAAACCAAGAAGCAGTCTGATCTTTTGCTTCTCTCATCATATTTACAAGTTCAGGTGGTAAGACAGCTTCATCAGGATGAAATGCTGCTCCGGATCCACCACTCATATCACGCGCTCTTTGAGGCATGTTTGATCCACTCATTGATTTAAAAGTTGCTTCATCAGTCATCATAGAGAAAAATCTACGCGGCTCATCAACATCTAACATTTGTGTAAGTGCTGGATCTGATGTATTAGCAGCTCTCTTTGTTGCATTTGCATAGAACTCTGAAGGCTTACTATTAAACCAATTTCCATCAGCATATTTAGTTACATCATCAAATGCTGTATTAGTAACATTGGCATCTTCAAATCTATTTAATCTTATTGCTTTTGATTTAGGTACTTTTTTAACTCCAGTATTAGTCCAGATGCTAACCATTTCTTCAGCTACATCATCAGCAATTTTTTTAATTGTAGGTGCAGCTTTTTTAATTGTAGGAACTGCATTCTTACCTTTTGATAAATAAGCAGGAACAATAGGTATTGCACCTAATGCATTAAAACCAGCATCTAAATATTCACCTTTATCATAACTTTTTTTTGCTTCTTGTCCATATTTAATCCAAGCAAATGGATTAATCATATCTGCTACATTATCAAAAGCATTTCTATCTGGATTATCTAATGGTAAATTATCAGGTATATCTTTATTTCTTGCACTATACCCAAAAGAAGTCATAGGGCTTGCTAACATATCTAATGTTCTTTGTCCCCATGAAGGTTCTTCATATGCTTTTATTGTACCTGTATCAGGTGCTTTAAAATCAGGATTATTCTTTTGATACTCAGCAATGTATTTAGAGTAATCAGTTTCACCATTTTCCAGTTTAGGTAATTCTTTACCATCCTGTGCTAAAGGTACTTCTAAGACACTATCTCCAGGAAAAGTATAGTTCATACCTGGCATCATAGTTTGTCTATTACCAAGGTTGTCTGTACCTACTACAGGAAAGTTTACACCTTCCATAGTTATATCTCCTGAAGGAATTATATTATAGGGGTTGTTTACATCAGGACTATCAGATTTATATCCATCTATAGATAGAAATTCATGTATATCCGTAATGTATTCATTTGGACCTCCAACTAACCCTATTGATTTTCTTTCTTTATGTGCCATTATCTAAGTGATGTAAGTAATTTACTATTATTCAATCTCAATAACATTTTTCTACTTCCAGAATCTACCTTACGTAATATTACATTAGTAAAGTAATGTCTAAACTTCTTATGTTGCAATGGAGATTTAAAATAGTTTAAATTAATTGAGTTTAAATTTTTAATATATCCATTAGGTGATGTATCCCAAATAGGTTGCTGTGTAACAACACCACCTACTCCAGGAAACTCTCCTCTATCATTTGTAATATCCCAAAATTGATTGAACCTAAACTTCTGCTCAACTTTAGAGCACAAGATATTAATATTATTTGTATTAATGATAGGATAAGTCAATTCTAAAATAGGATTGTTAAATGGAGTTGGAACTAATTCCAATAATCCAGACACTTGTTCATTGTTATAAACAACGGCTTGGTCAAAATTGAAATGTAAATCTTCCCACTTATCATCACCACATAAATAACCAGGATCATTTTTGTATACATAGGATTCTAATTGATATTCCATACTTCTCACAGTATTAACAGCCTGACCTGTATTGGCAACCAAATCAACTTCCCATGGAAATTGTTCACCATAGTAGTTAGCAAAAAGATCACATCTAGAATTATGTCTCCAGAAAGAACCAACTTTATAATTAGGTGGTGTTTCCGTAAGGTAAAAATAATCACATACTTGAGGTGTAGGATCAACCCAACTTGGATCACCTAATTGAAATATCTTAGGTGCAGAATCAGGACATACACCTGTAATTGTTGTTGTTGCTCCAGCAAATGGAGATGGTGGACAACTACATGAAACTTTTCTACATACAGGTTTTATTATATCATCACAAACACCTGTTGATTCCGTATATAAATTAGTTGTTGCATTTATAAACACCTTAGTATAACCTGCTGGACAATTACATTCAAAAGGAATAGCACATACAGCAGAAGCAATAGCAGATGCTACCACAGGAAATGTTGATGAATCAGATGCATTAATACCATACTGATAAGGGTCAACATTAACAGGTCCTGTTGTGCAACTTATAGCATTTAACACACCCGCTGCAGGAGGAACACTACTACCGGCACCACAATATAAAGCAAATACATTTTGATTTGCTGGTCCTGATGAAGTTGGTGAAACACCCACTGCTTGGTATTGACATCCTACACCTGCTGCGGGTGCTGTAGTTGTATCTGTAATAAATATTATAATCTGTTTAAAAAATGGTTGTGTTGATCTATCACCCAATTGAGAATTCACCTTAAGATTTATTCTATTTTGAGCTGCTGCCAATGCTTGAGGAATAACAGTACCCCCACCAATCCAATTTGTATTATACCAACTAGTTACTTGAGGTTCTGTAACGGTGTTACTCATAGTCCATGTACTACCTGATCCATTTGGAATATTATAATTAATATTACCACCTGCCCATGCTGTAAATCCCACCTGCATTGTACCTAATCCCATAGGACCTGATATATCTGCATCATTTAAAAAAGAAGTTAACCATGCTTGTTGAGCTTGTCTTCTACCATCAGTATTTGTACTACCTGATACATCCATTGCAACTATAATATCTATCAAACAATCCGCTGATCCACCAGTTACTGTTGCAACAAGCTCTTCAACATTAACTGTTGAAAGTTCCGTTGCTGTATTTGATATCTCACATAAACCAGTTGTTGGATTAAAATTGTATCCTGGAGGACATTGGGGTATTGTAGTCTCAATAGTCTTTGTTGTAAAGAAATGATTTATACTCGGCAATGCAAATTCAGGATGCCAATCATGGAAAGATATCCATGCTTTAGCTTTTGGATCATAACTTATAGTCCATGACGCATCATCAAAATAAATAGGGTCACCTAATGTGATTGGTACAATACCATTAAGCATGAAACCTTTTATTTCATTATATGAAATATTAAAGTTTGACTTTGCTCTATAATCCTTTTTCATAAAGTATACAATGTCATCATTAGGATCATATATAGTTTGGCATCCCACACCTACAACAGCATTATCAGATAATACTGAATATTCTAATTCCGGAAATTGTTTTACTAACTGAGATGGTAGATACTTATTAAACCACCATTTCATTCCTTTATTTGATATAGGATCTAAACCACTTCCAGCATAATGAAATATCTTCCCTTGTGCTTGAGAGATATAAAATAAACCCATTGGTGTATTCATAACACTTCTTAAACTTTCACATGAACCATATTCATTTGAAAGATCAGAATTGGTTATGTTTTGAAATGGTTGACTAAACAATCCACCATCACCTATTGTTATCTTAGTATCTAATCCGGTCTTTAAGGTGTCTAATCCCTGGAACATCTGCGGAGATAAATAAGGGAAGAACACTATTGCTCCACTTTTATTTATAGGTTTTATAACGCTTACTGCATTTTTAAAATCTTTATAATTAAAGTTTAAGAATACTCTCCAGAAATCTTTCTTAGATTCATGTTGTGCTTGCAAAGAATATATCAACCTTTTAGGTCTACTGACATAACAGTTCTCTGCTACATAAGGATCATAATATCTAGGTTGCATTTGACCCCATGAAGATAACTGACTTGGAAATCTTGATGGACTTAATGACTCATCATATTTGTAAAAGTTATCAATACCCTCTATCTGAGCATGAAATAATTCTGTTAAATCATTATATTCATATATGTCATAAATTCTTTTTGCCTTTGTATCTTCCCAATCTCTATTTGCTAAATTAACCTCTGACTCAACAAAGAAATCTAAAATACCATTTGAGTGAGTATACATATACCCATATCTCATTGCTAATACTGGATTGGGATCACTGTTGGATCCACCAAACACACTTGACAATGCACTTCCACCACAACTATCATCACCTCTATCTAGGTAAAATAAATCACCTGGAAAAAGAGCTGATAAACTACCACTACTTACTAAACCTAAAGTGGCAATTTTATTTGCTAATTTAGTCATGTCAAATTTTTGTGAATCTAACCAGTATCTTGGATAAGGAATATTTACATGATTTGAATAATCATAAGTAAATTCATCAGGTTGCCCTAATAAATATTGTGCAAAAATTGGCATTATTACTTTTTCAGTATACCTATTAATGAATACATCACCTTGAAAAATAGGAAGTGATGAGTACATAAATGCATCAGGTTTTTCTGAATCTAAATAATTTACACAACTTCTCATTGGTATTTGTTTTATACCATCAAGTTGTCCGTACTGATTATCAAAATTATATTTAAGAGCACCATAGTATGCTGATATATTACGTTTTTGAGGTACAGTTGGGTCAAGTAAATAATTATCTGAGTAAGGTATACCTGTACCTCCACTATTTATTTCACCTCCTATAACAAATCTTGATTTATCTTGCACACTTGGTATAGCAATTGGAGATTTCAATGAAACCACAACTGTACTTGGTCTGAATAAATTATTAATTTTATATTTACCACTATCAAATGATTGAAAAGACTGACCTATATAATTTGAATCAGTATTCTGAATTCTCCATAAACCTGTATTCCTCTTTGTAAATGTGTCAAATTGACCAAGAGAATTATACTTATATACAAAATCTGACTTATTAATTAAGTTATATATTAATTCAATAATCTCATTACCACCTATTGCAATATTTGTCCCCGTTGTTAAAATACTCAAAGGTATTCTTAGCGTAGGAGGTAAATTTGAAAGTGCTGTATTTTTTACATCACTTATATCATATGTTCCAGGAGTTCCTGCACCACCAATTCCAAATGCAGATGTAGTATATTGGTATGCTTGATTTGCAGCACTCATTAAAGTACCACCTAACCATAAATCACCTAGTGCAGCAGCACTTGCCCCATTGGCATAGAATGCAGTAGCAGCATTAACAGCTCCTAATTTTATACCAGCTGAAACATTATATATACCATATGCAACACCCGTATATGTATTACCAGTACCAACAGCGGCAGTCCAATCCACAGGGCTACCAACAACAGCGGAAGCACCTGTTCTTTTCATGCTTCTATCACCTTGAACTTTATTAACAGCATATCCAATACCTATAATTGCACTAATTACTGCAGCACCACTTCTCAATAATTTAAATTGAGGATGATCTTCTGATGCTTTAAAACTCCCTGTTTGTTTACCGCTTAAATCTCCATATATTCTTGTTTCATATGCATTTAAAAATGGTTTAGTAAACATTAAATCAGGTGAAGAAAAAGTAAATACACTTCTTGAATAACCTGACGGTTCCCCGTCTGAATCAACACCTACACCTAAAGGTTTAAATGAATTTACTGATTGTGGAAAATTATCACAACCATCCGTTCTATTTAAAACACCTGCATTTTTTCCATCATGAAAATATACATCAGGTCTTAAATCATTATAAGGATAATTAGGATATAAACCCTGAGTATTACCCAATAGATCTTCACCTGTTGGTACTTCATATTTCCTCATGTTTCTAAAAAGACCTTTACCTAGAATTGATTTTGCACCACCTCTTGATCCTTTTAATAACTCATAACCAACTACATTTGTTATATAACTTCCATCATTATTTTTTGGTCTACCAATATTTGTAAACTCAACACCCAGCACATTTATTAAATCACCACTTGTATCTGTCAAGTGCAGTGCATTATTACTAGAACCACCACCATCTTCTGATGGCATTTTATGATGTCTAATTGGTTTACCACATAAGTCTCCCCATATGTCAGGTCTATTAGAAGGATATCTTTCAGTAGACTCCCAATAACCCATATCACCTCTTGCAACTATCATACTACCATCAGATTGTATTTCAGCTGCAACACTTGTTATACCACCTGTATTCCAAATTTTAAATACAGGATCTCCACTTGGATCTAATGCATTAGCATTTGTACTAATCTGATCTTCATTTAATCCAGCAGGACCATAAAATACTGGCGCTCTACCTGGTATATGATATGAACTTGATCTTTCTCCTGTATTGTATATCCATCTTATAAAGAATGCATATTGCTCATCTCTTAAAAACCCTAATTTATTTCCTGCATTATGGTAGTAACTAGCAGGCAATGTGTTTATAACAAAATTACATTTAATATTATTTGCAATTGGTTGATAGTTAAAATCAAACTGTTCAGTTGGCCCTTGTCTTAAAAGCCAATCATTAACAACATACATTGCTTCTGATTTTTCATATGCAGGGCTACGCTGAGGAATCACTTTTAAATCAACAGATACTAAAGAATCATCTATATAATCAAGATTAATTGAAGTACGTTCAGTACTATATAAACCAATACGTTTAGCATAAGTTTGACCTTGATTTCTTACCAATAATGCAAGTTCAAAAAATTCAAAATCTTTATCTAAATTTGATAAATCTATATTTAGTGAACCATCTGTTCCTTTATGACTCCATAACGTTTGAACATTTGATATACCAATATAATCAGTTACTTTTTGTTCATTTTCTGTATAGGCAACAAATGCTTGGTAAGCACCATTTTGCAACATCCCACCATCAGTTGCTTTAGTTAATTCAATACAAGGTGTATCTACCAATGGAGCTAATCTGATTTTTTCACAGTTTAATTCTGGCGGTACAATATTACTATATGTTACACATACATCTCCTGTAGCAGATGTTACTTCTTGTTTCCAAGGTATATCATCAATATTTAAAGATCTAGATGGATTATTTGCATCATCCCAATATACTTGCCATGTACAGTCAAAATTTTCTTTTGAAGCTCCCGTTATAAGAAACATTCTATTAAATGCAAGACATGGGTCATTAACAAGTGTAGTGTATTTACACTCACTATCATCAAACCTTCCTATTTCAGAATTGATATCATCCGTAGAAAATACTATCCACTCATCACCGTATCTATGTACTGCACCAATGATAGTATAAGGTATTACCCCACATTGTAAATTTGCTGGTTCATTACCTATAACACCCATGTCACCATCATTGGAGTTATTAGCTGCATTACGCGCATGCCACCAACTTTGAGCTGGCTCCATTGATTGTGTAATGTCCTTATTCATCCCTTTAATGAATGAATTGGTAACTACAGATGTTGTACCCTTTCCCTGGTTACTTGGTGTATTTTGTTTTGCCATAGTAGTTTACTTCTTTATTAAGCTAGTTGGTTGGTGCATGGCTTAAAAACATATTATAATAATTATGATATTGAGCTCTTCTGTTAACTTCCCATAACTTTCTCATTTCTGCAAAGTCAGGAGTATTAACAAAACTTAAAGCATTGTTTCTTGCAGCTCTCAGTCTAGTTTCAACTAAGTTCATTTGTTGAGAAACATTTTCACCTTGCCATATCATGTTTTCTAGAATTCTTTGTTTTAGTGCATATTCATAATATTCATTACAATATGGTTGATCTAAAACTAAAAGGTCTCCATCAGGAGTTTCCATAGCACCTTGATAACTCAAGTATACTTTACCTGTTCTAAAAGTGGTTATTAAAAAACCATCTTTAATTTGTGCAATATCCTTTGCTTGTGCACCTAACTCAGGGCAAAAACAAGTTGGACTATTTACATCTTGTATGCGTAATTGCACAAACGTGCTAAAAGTTCTAAATTGCTCTGGTCCAATTTTTTGTACTATTTGATGGCTGTTTTTTCCATCACATGTGTCTATTACACAAACATCTTTACATGCAACACCATCTGTACAAGATGCAACCTCTCCTGGAGCTGGCACATAAGGAACATCATTAAATGTTTCTACATGTGTTCCTGAAGGCATTGTTGTATTTATCTTATATTCACCACAGAGAAATGCATAATTAAGATATGCAAAGTCCATTGGTAGTTGACCCCTTCCATGTTCAATATCAATGACAACTTCTTTAGTTCTATGTATTTTCATACCCAGATCATAATTCACTCTAGTTGCAACTTTGATAAGCTGTTGAGGTTCAATCATACCTTCTAATGCATATGTAGAAAAATCAATGGAAACATCTTCCATTAATTGAGTGAACGTTCTATATTTTTGTGATACTCCCATTATCTATGTATGTTTTGTTTGTTATCAGAGTCTTCTGCTGGAACCTTCAGTGTATTCATCATTGTGTTAATTACTTGACTTTCAATTTCTGCAAATAAAGCTTCCGGAATGTATATTGGTTGTTCATATCTAGGTGTACAATCATCAGCTGGATCACAATTCCATTTTGTAATATCTGAATTAAATACCCCTTCAAGCTTCAACGCTTCCCATTCTATATTAGGAGAATAAATGTAACCATCCAACCACCAGAAATATCTTGTTGTATTATACTTGAATGACGTTGTTTTAGTCATAGAGGTGTATGTACCCGGTTGAGTTGCTTGGAGCTCTTGTGAGCCGTCTATGGAGCTTACAGTACGGATAAGCGGTCCCCAATATCCTTCCATCATAGAAGGTAATCTTACCTTGCTTCTTTTTATGGTACACCCGCTAGTAATTCCTGAACAATGTGCTTCCACTTTATCCACATCTATTAGTTCAATGTAAGGTAAGGATTTCCAGACTGAGTTAAATTTCATTAGCTTATTAGCATAATCTTGCCTACGCATTAATACTTGGGCAAACTTTTCTATTAAACTGTATATATATCTATCTGTAACATAGGCATCTTGTACCTCTGCTTTAACCTGTCCTCTTATTCTTGATATTGCTTCTGCTATTGTTGACATGTTATTTATATTTCAAATTCATTATAATTCTTTAGAGCTTCTTTTGTTTGTTCTACATCTTGATCATAAAGGTGAGCAACTCTATATTTGTTTTTCATGACTAAATACTTTGTCCAATTTAATGGGTATGTCTTAGCCACTGCTCTTTTAAAATCCCTACATGCAACAAATCTCCAAAGCTCTCTATTTTTGTATCTGTATTTTGTAGACCAGTTAGTATAAAAAATCTTTGCAACATTACCATCAGTTTCCCAATTCTTATTTTGCAAGACCTTACCATATTCATGGGATAAAGCGTAATTTGGATTAACTGTTTTAGATGAAGGACATGTTCCAATAAATAAATACCCAAGTGAATCCGGTAGCTCTACACCATCTCTATGATTAATAACTGCATTCCATAGTTTTACATTATATAGTTTAATTATTTTCTTTAATTTATCATTATCAATATTGGAATACAAAGGTTTCTTATCCTTGAATTCTTTTATTGTCTCCTTATTCAATATACCCAACCTTTTCTCTCTATATCTAGATGCATTCAGGTCTGGTTTTTTAAAATTGTTAATCATACAGTTATATTTATAATTTACAAAAAAAACCCCACTTAATGAAATTTAATTGGGGTCATTATATAGCTTGATGAGTTAATTCACATAAAACACCTGTAATTTCATCTTGTAACTCTAGTTTACCAGCTCTTCTATTACCTGTGAACTTATTAGAATAATGATAATAGTCAGTCTTACCTAAACTAGGTAAAGTCTTTTCTATAAATCCTGCAGTTTCATTAGATGTCATATACTCAACTTTCCTATCCGTATGGATATGACCTTTAAATAATGTTCTATTTGTTGTACGTCCCCATTCTTCATGATATTCTGAAGCATAAATTAAAGGATTGTTTTTACTACGTTTATCTCCATGCTCAAATCCATTGAAGTTATTACCCCACACATGAACTTTTCTTTCAGCATATGTCACATCCCATGTTATCTCATCACTCACTATTGATTTAGATAAAGCATGTGCTAGATGAAATGAAGAAAGCCTGTCATGATTACCTGGAACATATACAATGACTAAATTATTACAGAAAGCTTTTATGTAATTAATACCCCAGTGCATTGCATCAAAGGCTTGCGTATATGCGTCTGTTGCACTTACACAATTATCTACGGGTGTCCCACCTGTAGTTGTACCATGAAATGTGTCCATGTTTATTAAATCTCCACCTACAACAAAATATAATGTCTCTACATAATATTTTGGATGTATGCTTTCTACAAGATCAATTATTGTTTCTTCAAAGTCTTTATCAATTGTCTCATTGCCTTCTTTACCAAAGTGAATATCTTGTAATGACATTATACCGCAAACTTTTTTGCTTCCTTTTGGTTTAACAAGGTTTGTTTTTGGTATTCTATATGTTTTAGGTTTCCAATTTGCAATTAATTCTTCAAGATTATCTAAACTTGTTTCTTTAATCCTAGATACTAATGCTGATACTCTCCAATGGTCTCCCATTTGTTTATTCCAATATTGAGATAATTTCCAAATGGATGTATCAATATTAAGTAATTTTATAATTTCTTCTGGAGATTTAGGTTCATGTGAAAATGTTCCTGATATTTTACCTGTACCTTTTTCTAGATCTATTGCTTCTGCAATTTCTGCATTCTTGGATGCATTTGAAAAAAACCTCTGCTTTTGCTTTGCTTCTTTTCTCTCTAATTTAAGTTCTTTTTTGATTTCTAAATACTTTGATTCAGTAATACCCAACCGGGCTGCGCAGTATGTAACATTCTTTTTCCACTTTAATGTTTCTGCAACCTTATTTTTAATATTTGACATACATAAAATTTTTTGATTAACCAAAGATATGTAAAATTTATTACAACCTTATGTTTATAAAACAAAAAAGAGACTGAGTTGCCCCAGTCCCTTCCAACTTGTGTAGTAGAAAACCAACAAACTACCACTCTGTTGTCTTTTAAAGTACTATACGGCTAATGTAGAAAATAGTATTTCTATTGGCTTACAACTTGCGCTGTTACCATTATCCACAACCTTAACTTTATATGCTGTACTAGCAATTAAGTTAGTTATTGTATAGTCTGAAATTGTTGTTACAATTGGAACTGTATTAGCCAGTGTCCAACCTGTTGATGCAATTTGTGTATCATAATATATATTGATACCTGTACTTGAACTCCACGTTCCATTCCAAAGAACAGAAGCTGTTGAGCCGGTAATGATACCAGCATAAACATTATACGGATCATGTTGTGTATCATTTGATGTACACGTACCTAATCCATTACTTATCATCATAGCAAATTTTTGAATGATTGAATCTAATCTTTCACCTTTAGATACTTGCAATAAAGAACCTACATCCCCAATTTGAAAAGTGGTGCCACAATAGCTTACACACTCAGCACATTGGATATCATCACATCTTTCACTACCCACACTACAATCAGTATAGGTACATGCGTTAGTTAGAGCTGTATCAGAACAACCACACTTACTACTACATTTTGTACAATTACATGCCATTTTTATTTTGTTTTAAAATCCACCTCTACAGCTAATGTATAGAGGGAGATTGTTTTTTATTTTAATTAAGGTGTAACACCTGTACAACCATTTGTTATTTCAGACATAACTGCTGACGTATTATAACTTGCATTCCAATTACCGCTTGTTGCAGTAGCAAAAGTTTGCCATGGGTAAGTTGTTACTCCACCTGATGTATACGGTTTATTAACACCTGCACCTAACACAAAACATTTAATTCCCTGTGTTGCACATGTTATAGCTAATGTATTCATTCTAGAAACATCTGTTGCAGTGAATGCATCATCAGAACCACTTGGTAACTCATCTGTATATATCAATAGGTATTTAGCTACACCAGATCTAAATGATCCTAAAAAAGCATTTGCTTCTACAACTAATCCAATTGCCATATCTGTTGGCTCAGCAGCTCCATAACCATTTCCAATAGGCCAACCTGCTGTTGCAGGACCTGTATTAATTTTATTTAATTGAGTTGTAAAACTCGCGCTATTATTTGTTTGAAACATTTCCACAGCGGTAATAAACTGATATGCAGATGTACCTGTATTAATTATTTTTTGTGATGCTGGTAATGCTACATAATCTACAGATGTATTATATGAAGGTGTTCTACCAACAGCCTCATCAGCTAATGCTAAACCTAGTCTATAATCACTTGGAGAAGATTCTAATTGTATTGTTGTAATGATGCTTGCAATACCAGCTTTAATTGTATTAACAACTGTACCCATGCTTGCTGTATAGTCAATTATAAAAGCAACATCCATTCCTTGATCACAAGCGGCTCCTGCCCCTTCTGTTGTGAAAGGTGTAGTAATTGGACAAATATCCTCAGCACCATTTAAAGTAACTGTTACTTGAATATAAAAACTTGTACTTGGTGTTAAACCACCAAATGATTGACTAACATTAGTAATAGGATTATTTACAACAGCTGATGCTACAAGTGTAGAAGTAAGTGAATCATATATTTCAATAAGATATGAAGCAGTTATACCTATCAGATTTGTGAATGTAACAACTACTCCTGTTTCAGTAACACTTCCCACGGCTACATTGCTAGGACAAGGTATAATACCATCCACAGATTTAGTCTGTGTTTCTTGACATGTATCAACACCATCAGTTACACAAAATGCTACTGAAGTTGTTAAAGATTGTTGTGTATTTAATGTTGGTAAAGCTATGCTTATACCTGAAGGGTTACTTTGTAATGTTGAAACGCTTACCTGATTTGATACAGCCAAGCCATTTACATCTGTAATTGTTATTATACTACTTCCTGAGCAATCATTAAATGTTGCAGGAATACTAGAAGTCATAAAGTTAAACGTAAGCCCTGTTATTTCTCCAGTTGTACCTATATCAGTAGTAGTGTTATAATTGAATATTACAGAATCACATCCTCCAGGACAACAGTTAAGTTGTATTGCAGTTATTGCTGTATACATATCATCTATTACCACCCATGCATTTTGCACAGATTGTGCAAGATTGATAGGAGAACCATTCCACCCACCAATACTACCATAGTTACTACCAGGGTTAGTTAGGGTTGCAGATGTGTTTGTTATAAATGATTGTTGAATTGTTCCTAAAATTGCAGAAGGTAAACCTACAGCATTTTCCAATGAACAAAATCTTGCTTCTAATGCCAATACTAAAACTGATACATTAGTTAATACAGAAGGTAATATACAAGTTGGTATAACTTGGGATTCAGCTGTAGCTGAAGAACAAGGTAATACACAATTTTCTAAAATTGTAAGTCTTCCTGTAATAGATGAAAGCGTTGAATTAATTATATTTATACTAGTTAAATTAGTACATACTTGATTTGCAATAAGTGTAGCAAATAAATCTAAACGCAATTGTGTTACAGGATTACCACTTTCATCATCATACTGCAAACAAGCAGGTAATGTCATTATTGGTAAGTCATCTGTTATACCTCTAGGTTTACCTGTTGTAGCATTTGCACAGATACTAACCACCATTGCATTTAATACATCCACCAATTCAGTTGGAGTAACTCCAGGAATCTTTAAGCATGTTAAATCTAAACCGGTAAGTACAGGATTTGATTTAACACCGTCAGTGATTAATGAGCATACCTCTGTTGCAAGTTTAGCCACCACTTCTGTGATAGTATCACCATTACATAAATTAATACATGCAATATCTGGCCCTTGCCATATTACACAATTAGATGAGATATTATCACATCCATTTGTTGAACTGCTTGAGTTAGTTGGAATCATAAATATTTTTTTTACTATAATGTAATGTGATCTTACACGCTATACACTTATAATATACAAAATTTTTTAAAACCAAACAAGTAATGTCTGATTTTAAAAAATTTTATAAAATAGATATGAGGGTTGATTATACTTTGGTAAGCGTGTCTTTGGTTTTTTCTTGAGGTGAAAGTGTACCATCTTCAAGACTAATATTTACTGCTCCGTACTTTTCTTCCAATTTAACAGTTAACACAGTCCACTTTGCTTGCATTTCTGTATGGCTTGTTACTAGTTGATTCTTAACTAATTCAGCATTACCAATATTCAGTAACAAATTATTAATTTCAGATTGAAGATGTTTAACTTCAGTAAGTTCCGCAACTGTAAGTTTTTTTGATTTTGATTTTGCCATTACTATAAGGTTTTTAAATTATTTATCTGGTGTAAAGATAA